TAACGCCGTTACGGTTTATAAGACCATTCTGATTATTATGATCGAGGTGCCGCAACATAATATTTGAAGTTTCATCAACGAGATCGCCGCGTGTAACAAACGGACTTGAGAATGTCAGGCGAACTCCAAGACCAAGTTCATTATACTTATCTGCTCTGGATAAGACTTCTGACACAGGAAGATTTTGCTGAGGGATACGACCACCCTGCAAGACTGTGGAAATGCTGCCAAACACATATCTGATGCCATTTTTCTCACAAGCCATTTTACAAGCTTTGTCAATATCAAACATCATTTCATCATGGCCGCAAAACGCGCCGATATTCCAATCGATTTCACCGCCGTAATCTTTTACAAGCATCGAACTCTCCTTTCTTTAAAATCCAAGTTCTTTCATCGATGTTCTCCTTTATATTCGCTGCTACTATACAGAATATTTCGTAGCTGATTGATAAAATCATTCACAACGCATTCACTGCAATCTAAATTAGCCGTACACATGCCACAGCTATCAGTATAATGGTGCAGTAGATCTTCGATTGATCTTTTGTAATATTCTGTTTGGTCTTTATAAAACCCTAATTCTTCCATAAAAATCACCTCGTTACTGTACTAACTCCATTATTTTTAATCTGTCCTTTTTGAACATGAATTATTACAGAATCAGCATTAACAGTATTGGTTGACTTATATTCGATATATGGAGCGTTGCTATCATATACAATTTTTACATGTCCTTTGATATTCATATAAGTGCCATTACAAAGAACCGTAAGCATCTCATAATTTTCTGCTGGGACATTAGATACCATAGCAGATGTATATCCGTAGATGCCAGATTCCAGTTCTTCAATAGTGGCAGTCCACTCAATCGGATTATAATGACGATAGATACTGTCGCCAATTACCCATACAAAATATCCAATGAAGAGAGTTGCGAATATAACAATGATTGATAACAAGATTTTCTCGCCAAGAGAAAGCTTTATATCTTTACCATCCAAGTTCAACACCACTTTCGTTTACAATATAGATGCCGTTGTCTTTCAAATACTCAATAAACTCTTCATGTGGTAATTTATGGGCGAGCTCACAAATAGTGTAGTTACTTCTGCCTTTCACCCACTTTGTTTCTTTTCTCAAGTTAGACCACTGATGTACACGAAATTCCTTACAACGCCATTTTAAATGAAAGGTATCCGCACATGAATCGCAAATTGGTATCTCTACATAAAAGTCACCCGGATAGCGTTTTCGTCTCCACCACTCCATATCATAGAATACAATACCATAGAGTTCAGGATAATCTTCAAATCCATGTTCTCTAAGGTAAGCAAAACCCAGTCCGTTGATTGTCCATTCTGGCGACCTTGGAACTGTATATCGAAGCTGCGATTCTGTATGCGAGATACAGGCATTGTTATATTTTCCATCAATGCCCATAATGTACCAGTCGGATTTATAATAGCCTATTTGTTTAGTCACAACTAATCACCTCCCACGTATCATCACCCAACGGCCACGTGCATCCATAAAATGTTCCCAAATTTTCGATTTTAAAATAGTACCATTTTTTCGTCACGTAGTCATAAATACTGTAGCAAGTGCAACGGCCATCCGGCCAATGGTTCTTTTTAATGGCTTCAATATCAAGTTCTAAAAATCGTTTGATCTCGGATAATTTATATGAAGCAAAAATATAATCCCATGGGCCACGCCAATGGATAAACCACATGTGCTCTACGAAGTTCGGCCATTCTACAGAAAATCGTTCAACTGGTTTACTTCTGCTAAAATTCTTATATTGAAGAAAATAGTTGCTGATACCGTGTACACCAGTCCAATAATGGTCTTTAGTGCAGATGAAATGAGAATAGCTTTCCCATTCTGGATTTTGTATTTCCCAGTGATTCTTTTCGATTGAAAATCTATCGTCCATTCAATCTACCTCATAAAAGTCTAGTTCTTAATATATTATTCTTCTTTGCGAGCCACCAATCGTTGTTCATATTCTTTGCTCGCGATTCGTTCTTGCTCATGCAATTCAAGTCCTTTCAACCAGTAAGATGGGCATTCGTAAATTTTTTTAAGTGTGTTTGCATCGCAAAAGTGTTCTTGATCTCTCTTATTGTAATCGTAATATCCAATAAACGACAGACCGCAATCGCTTATTACAACATTGTCTTTTAAAGGGATCGGACGTTCATCACAGACCTTGACCCAACCTAGGAAGTCTTCGCAAGATTCTGTGCAACTATCTCTTGTTTGCTTTCTATAAGCGCATACTTCTTTATGTAGACATTTACTGCAAATAGCCATTTTTTCTCGCTTTCCAGCAGAAATTCTCTGCCCAATCATAAAATAGTTTTGGAATGTCTCGTATACGAGAAACAACTTCCTGAAGTAAGGTGTCACTAGACTTATCTTCATGAGGTTCTTTATAAATACATTCCCATTTATACTCCCAGAGTTCAACTGTATTATCGTCTTGTGTGCTAATCTTCACTAAAATAGAATGAAGCTTGTCGTTTATACTTACGGAAGCATGACAATTTTCTTGTTTGAGAGGCCACTCATTTATTTTTGCAAATAAGTCAAATGCCCTATCGATCGCCATTTCAAATAGTGGTTGCTCGTCAGAGCACATACATATTCGTTCTATATCCCCATCATGCAGAAGATTTAGTTCCCAAACTTCCATTACGTTCACCACACTTTAAAACATACATTTCAATCATCAAAAATCTTTTCTCTCGGCACAGGACTTTCTCTACTTTGGACGAGTCGTTTACACTCCGGGCAATACGCATTCCAACAAAGATGTTGTGATACGATATCATTTCCCATGCAATAATCGAAAGCCTCTTTATCGTCTGCCCAGAACTCGCATCCACAGCAGCATTTGAAGTGCAGAGCGAATCTTACAGACTTCTTTTTATGTTGAATAATTTTAATCGCCATTATTCTTCTCCTTCGCTCAGGCTCTTCAAGATTTTTTGAATCCTATAATACCTACCGAGTGGTGTCTCAAAAATAGCTCTTAGCCACTCAAAAAATGTTGGTTTACCGAATACCTCATTGTAATCTGCAATATCGATTTGTTTAGCGGTTTTTCCACATTCAGGGCAAGCGTATCGCAACTCGAAATTAGCAGCTGTGGTATAATAGTCTTTGTAGATTGAATCAAATGTGTCGTCGGCATAAAAATCACAATGACAATAAGGACATTTAAACTCGATAGCAAATTTCTGAGGTTCTGGCTCATGGCCGTGTTTGACAATCTTAGTCGCCATATTTCACCTCAATCTACAAAAATCTTTTCTCTTGGAACTGCCGGGAAACAAGATGAAACTTCTGTGTTGCATTCTGGGCAAATCGCCTGTTTGACCGGTGAGTATTCAGTCCAATCAAATTCTTTTGGGATTTTCGTATCTTCGTCATCAGCCCAAAATACGCATCCACATTTACAAAGGAATTTAACGGCATATCTTATTTTCTTTCGCTCATGTTTGTGTTCAATAATCTTAATTGCCATACCATACTCCTTACTGAATACTCACACGACCATATACTGACCCATTCTTATCAGCCAGCAAACACTGCTCCAGATATTCTTGTTTTTTCATAAGTTCGTATTTGGCAGCGAAAATCATACTATTATATTCGGTTGCGGCTTCTTCATAAGTGTCTGCAAATCGATAATAATCAGGATTTGCCCCAACGCTAAAAGTCTTTGATCTCGTTTTGTTACTCAAGGTATGAAACTTAGAATAGCAACTTCTTTCTTCAAAAGTACCAAAGACAGGCTCACATTTGATGCCAGCCTTTGTATCGTCAAATCTAAATCCAGTACACCATAGAAGGGTATCTTCTGGGACTGTTTTAATGTCGTAAACCATATTTTATTCCTCAAATATTATTCGCTGCAAACACAAACGACCTATTAAAAATATCTTGGAGATTTCTTTCTTGAATCATATTCTCTTCGGATAGAGCAACCTTGATAACTTCATCGTCAGTATGCGTCTCGTCATATTCTGCCGTGTCGCAAATCTTATACAGTTTGCCGTCTTTATTTTGAAATAGAGTTCCTTTACCAAGTTTTAATGGAGTTGTTTTCTCTTCTTCTCGAATATGTGCTTTCATACTATCACCTACAATATGCGTGTAAAAAGGCAGATTCTCTTGCAAGCAATCTCATTCTAATTCCACAAGTGCATTTGCACTCAGGACATTGTATTTCTGCCGGACGTCCTGTATTATCATAATTTTTTACCGTTTCGCTAACAGGTCGTGCCGGTAAAGGCCATACATGAAATTCAGATCTTTTAGCTTCAAATATACACCCGCAAGAGTCACAAGTTACTTTATATAGTTTTTCAGAATCTTTTGCCCGATGCATTCCATGCTTTATAACATTCATATATTTATTCCTCCCACCCACCCGTTAAACTCAATTAACAATTACGAATGGTCCCAAGTCGAACCATAGTCAAATTCATCCAGAATTACCGTGAGGTCATATCGACCACGACCAATTTCATAAAAACCACTAAAGCCCTTTGCATCTTCTTTGAGCTTTGCAATATCTTCATCGTAATGATTCAGAGCACGCTGCCATGCACGATAATCTTTTTCGAGTTCTGTTTCTAAATATCTTTCGTGAAGCCGTTCAAGCCACTCTTCTTTAATATCTGGAGCTGGGTAGATCACAAAAACATATTCGTAATCACTCTTCAAAAGCTGTCTACGAACTGCATCATGTGAAGATACGAACACAACATGTCCCTGTCTCGATAAATCAATAGCAACGTTGCAATACGATTTTACCCAATTATCATCCTTTACAAAATTACTACTTTCAAGGTCGATTGCACGATACGGATGACCAACTGCGTATGTACTTTTACCAATACATGGATATCCAATAACAATCATAAAAACCTCCGTAAAATTCACCTTTTATTCAGTAGGCCAACAGCAAGTCAATTCAAACCATGACTCGATAATGCTTATATCTTCATCAGTGAAGGTTTTCTTGCACTTATCAATTAGCCATTCAACGCCATCATAATTACGTATTTCCTCGTACCCAAGATCTTCAAGACATTTACAATATCCTTTTATTTGATCGTAATGAATGTGCTCGTGTATAGCAATCAAATCATTTCCTGAATACAGCTTAACCCTACTTGACACTCCAAAAGGTGCGCCTTTATCATAATAGTGCTCTACAAATAATACTTCATTACACAATACCAAACTTGGCGTTTACCTTTTTCAGATTATCGGCAGCCTCAGCATATGCGTCGCGTGCGGCATGATAATCGGCCATCTTAGCTGCCAGAATTCGTTTTGCTTCCTGTTCGGCAGTATCAGCATTTGCGAGTTCCTGATTCAGCTGAAAACCTGCCGCCTTGATACCACTGGTAAAGCCCTGCAGATCACTAGATGCAACCTTTTTCTCAGCGATATAAGTACTCTTCTTGCCATTGACAACAGAGTCTGTGTTGAACATCTTTACGATGCAATCAGTGGTGCCATCATTAACGTGATAAACATAAAAATACTTAGCCATAATCATTTTCTCCTTTACTCTGTAATATTATATCTTTCTTTATGTTTCTCGAACTCATTACTAGCTTCTAAAAATTTTTGCGTTGCATAGAATAATCTTTTCTGAAAGCTCTCACGCTCTTTACAAATTTTCTCAAGATCTTCTCTTGCCAACTTTTCTTTGTTCCACGCACATAGAAAGATCGCGTCTACTTCTTTATATCCAAGGTCTTCCAATGCCATACAATACATTAAAGTCTCTTTTTCCGAGGAAAACCGTTTTTCGATAAAATTCTCCCCATCAACAACACAGGCAAAACCAACCGTATTCCCATCACATTCTTTGTGAAATACTTTCATAGTATCCTCACTTTCCAGAACTCCCAAACCCACCGGCTCCGCGCTCAGTTTCGTCCAATTCGGAAACTTCTTCAAAATCAGCCTGCCAGAACGGAACAACTGCCATCTGAGCAATGCGATCACCGTGAGTAATCATTTGAGGGATATTAGAATGATTATGTAGTGCTACAATATACTCTCCACGGTAATCCTGATCGCAAATCCCTGTTTTGTTCGCAGGAGCAAGTCCCTGCTTGGTTGCCAAACCGCTGCGAGCATAGATAGCGACATACCAACCTTCCGGCGGAGCCATCCGCAGACCAGTATGAACCTTAACGGTTTCGCCAGGCTGAATCATAATACAACGGTCACCGTTCTTATTCACCATCGTTGCATCATCAAAACCAATATAAGCGTACAGGTCTGCACAAGCAGCGTTTCTTGAGCCATAAGTCGGCAGATAAGCATCTTCGTACAGTTTATTGATTTTAATGTTAGGGCGATAAGCACGAGAACAAGCCTCAATAGTTCCGTTACGTCCAAAATACTTAGTTGCGTTTCCTAAATCCATATTATTTTCCTTTCTTATCTTCTGGAGTCCACCAAAGGACTGGTCTTCGTAAAGCAAAACTCTTATTACAGCCGATTACACGTTGATTGGAACTCCCCATGTACGGCAAAGAGATATCTCGTTTGGATTCGATATATGGGCCATCGACTAGCACGTTTATATTTCGAATAATTGTTACCGTTGTCGGAATAGTTTGATATTTCAATTCTTCTGCCGCTTGTTGAATCAATTCTTCCCATGTATATCCAGTCCACATCCAAATGTCTTTGCTTCCTTCAAACTCGTGTCTGACTCTTATTAGAATTTTGCAAATCATCTCCCTGTTCTCTGGATACAGTGGGTCTCCACCAGTAAGCGTAAGCCCCTGAATATAATCAGGTCGAAGTAAATCTACAATTTTATCAAGCGTTTCATCTGTGAATGGCTGACCACCATTCGGGTCCCATGTAGTAGGATTCTGACAGCCGGGACAGTAATGCGTACACCCCTGCACAAACAATGTGACGCGCACTCCTTCGCCGTTCGCTATATCACATGGAACGATTTTAGCGTAGTTCATTTTGTATCACCCATCGATTTTAAGATTTTATTTCGTTCTTCATAAAGATCTACTAATTCTTCTCCAACAATAGAAATCGGTTGACGCATCCTCATGAGTTCGCGCATATCGTGTCTTACAATTTCAATATCTCGGTCTACTTGTTCTAACGTTCTCATTCATACACCTTCTCTTCCATTTTTGCGCCACAATAAGGGCAATATTTAAAAGGCTTATATTTTTCAGAAACCAAACAAGGCGTTTCACGCGGATAGAAAAAATCTTCGTAAAACTGTTCGCCACAATTAGAGCAGTGATATACAAAGTCTTCTTCGTCATCGCATGGCCAGTGATCCCAGTGTGCGATAGCGCGAACCGTATTAGATTCTGCTTTCGGAAGCCTCAGTAGGTCTTCGCGTTCTTCTGCTAGAAAATCGGAATAATCATCTTGTTCGTCATAAAAGCGCATGTGTTTCAAGCCACTGTCGATCTCATTAAGTAAAGGTGTAATGTCCACCCATCGAGCATTTTCAGGAATATATTTTGCCATCTTAAACCACCTCAATGCTTAAACGTCTGTAATGCTGCAAACACGACAATAGCAACGTTCACAACTCCACAAAAGAACTTCTGTGTGCTTTCGTCATCAAAACTTGCCTTGGACACTTCAACGATAAGCTGCTCACATCGGATGCAACAGCCCATCATAATTAGAGTTGCTAAGACAGCAATCGTAAAATCAATCCACATCGATTGGCACCTCCTCGACAGGAATAATCTGACCATCAACATAGTAGCACATCTGACCATGCTCATTATAATAAGGGGACATATAGCCGTAGCCTTTATAGCCTGCACCTTTTCTGAATAAGTAATACATGATGTGTGTATCCTTGTCGTACACCATAGGAGTGTCACCGATACGATAGAACCAGCCATTCTCTACTGAGTCTTTCACACTTGTACTGCATCCAGTCAGTATAATAGCTGCTAGAAATACGCATACGGCAGTATTTTTAAAAGTCTTAAACATACCTTTCCTTTCTGTTAAAAGCGGAATTTTAGAAAGCGCATCCGGTTTTGTGTTCTTTAAGCCCCATTCTTCTCTTCCTCAATCATGTATCGCCAATAATCCGGCTCTTTGAGAGTATTAAGTACGCCTTCAGTATGCCATCCAACACAAGAACTTAAAACAGCCGTATCCTCTCGACCATCTTTATATTTAATCTTGCACAGCACTCCATATTTCGGCAGGTCAGTATTTGTATTCTTCCAACCGTCTTTATCTTCCGGCCAGTCGATTCTAGCTCCGCAGTTACCACAGTAACCATTACGGTTACCATCTTCATTAAAGAGATATTCACCACTGTCACAGCACTGGCAGGAAATGATGCCATCTTCTGCAAAAGGATTGTTAATCATTTTTAGCCTCAATTTCTTTCCATCCAATGAAATCACAAATACAAAGTTTCTCTGGATCACACCTGTGGAGCAGGAATTTATTCTGTCCAGAAAGCCTAGAACCGCCAGACACTTCAGCGTATTCATAACCATCTTTAAACATTTCGGAAAGACTCCATTCCTCAACAGCAGATAAATCAACATCATTTTTAATGATATTGCGATCGCATCCACGGCATTTAAAAATTTTTACGTATTTCTTTTCCATATCAATCTACCTCAGTACCTTTATCATCGCCAGAGTCGTTTTTTATATCATCAAAGAAAGATCCATAATCAAACCACTTATCCTCAAGAATATTGCCAATGATTTTTACTGTACTGCCCCAACCTTTAGTTGCAACACGGACGTATTTCCCCTTCATACCCTCATACGTACTACAGCCAACTGTATCCATAATCCGCATGATGGCCTCAATGCCGGAAGCATAACCTTTAAAGTTTTTTGCTCCTACATATCCTTTACCAAGAACATATCCTCCATAGCAAACACCCCATCCATGACCATCTAACGTCAAATCAGAGGTAAAAACTCCATGATCGGCCATGCCAAGGCTAACATTCTTGATTTGCGCATTTCGGATTTCGTATCCTTCGGCTTCAAGCAGCTTTTCTGTCCACTTCTTCATTTTGCCTCCTGTTATTTAACGCATCTACGTTATAATTTTGATGAAATTTTACGATAAAACGGCACTTTTATTGAATATTAAATTCTTCCGCTAGAATTCGTTTGAGCTCATTTATTCCAACTGCTTTCATATAAGTATGAGGCTCTTTTACAGTTGATACTCTAATAGCGCTTTGGCTGATTCTAGCCAGTAGTCGATTGTACAAATCTGTCTGGTTATTTTGATCGTTTTCGTGTTCAATGTTTTCAATCATTCTTACTCTTTCTCCACAATCCGTGCTTTTTCATAATCTCGAAGAAATCTTCCATAAGAGTATCGGCCATCTTACCAGAGATTTCAGGAAGGTCTAAACCAAAATCTCTAAAAGCACAATATAAACAACCCCATGGAGTTAAAGCAAATTTTTCATAAAAATCATCATTAGGATTATTTTCTTTTGAGTCCAACGTATTCGTCTCGTACTCAAACTGTCTCACTTCATCCTTGGTGAGCCATTTCTGCCACTTACCACAAACAGAGCAATACAGACCAATCTGGCTACCTTTGCTCTGGATAAAGAAAGATTTACTGCCACATTTACATTTGAAGTCCATCTCAGCCACCTGCCTTTTCTACATTTTGAACCATGCAGCTCATACCGGGATGAGATTTTTCAAAACGATGATGTGCTTTGTTCATGGCATCATTTTGATCCTGCGCTTTGACCATATATGTATTGGACACCTGATGTCCATCATCGTAGTACATTACTTCAACAGACCAATAATCCATATAATTCCTTTCATGCCACCACACCCACCCTACTAATTTATTTATTGACTCTTGTTAGTTTTAAAACCTCCAAACACAAGTAGAATTAACCAGATTCCACTTGCAACCCACAGTCTAAAATTTGGCCCAAGCATTTTCCAAACACCGTAGAGAATAAGGACTGTGATAAACCAGGATAAAATAAATCCTAAGATATTTGCGAAAATTTTCATTTTTAAAGCCTCATTTACTCACCCTTGGTGACGACTGTATCTGCACCCTGAACGGTGACCCAACCATGCTTCAGACGAGCTTCTGCTTCCTTCATCTGAATCAGTTCAGGAGTAATAGACTCCGAGAGTACCTTGTTTGCATCAGCCTCGGCCTGTGCTTCGATCATCTTAACGTCAGCTTCCGTCCGTGCCTTAACCTTATCAGTCTCTGCCTGAGCCAGAGCGGTCTGCTTATTCAGCTCTGCAATTTCTGCATCCTGCTTTGCCTGCTCCTTGGCACGAATCTTCTGCATCAGGGTATCATCAGGCTGTGCATCAACAATCAGTGCGGAAGAAACATTGATACCATATTCTGCGGTCAGCTTCTCATTCAGATAGTTGGTGATTGCGGTATTAACGCCTGCACGGTCATCGGAATAAATCTGCATGACACTAAACTGAGGAGTAACTTCCTTGACGTAAGCAATAATATCGTTCTGAATCTTGCTCTCCATCAGGCTCTCACCGTCCATACCACCAAACTTGGTGTACAGTTCAACAACATGCTCCGGCAGGAAGTTATAATTGACAGTCAGGTTGATTGCAATCGTACCGCCATTAGCAGGAGCGTCAATGTGCCAATCTGCGTGTTCCTTTGCGCCATAGTCGGACGGAGCATTAGAAAAGACTACTCGCTGCTGAGTAATCGGAAACTCAGACACATGCTTCAACGGACTCATAAAATGCCAGCCCTGAGAAATAGTTTGCTGCTCAACACCCTTTGCAGAATAAACAACACCAACATAGCCAGTATGTACTCGCTCTGTACAAAGCACCGTACCAACTGCAATAAGGAATGCAACAAAAATTGCCATAAATTTCTTCATAAGTATCTCCTCAATCTTTGTAGTCATCTTTTAAAATGTAATAGGCGATAACCCATACAATCACAAAGAAAACAATAATTTCTTTCATATGTAATCCCACCAACCCACCACTTATACGTTAATGAATCACTCGATTGTGCTTAACACGAAGCTCAACTTCTTGCTGCTTACCAAGATTGAAAGCTGTAGTGTAATCGCCCGTGAGATAGCCAGTCACACGACGAAGACGCCGAATATTATGGCTTCCACACTCAGGGCAAGTATCACCAATCTCATCACAATAACCGCATTCCATACAGGTATCATTTGGAACATTCACCGCAAAATACGGAATGTCATGATCCATTGCATAGTTCACAATTGTTTCCAGCGCACCGAGATTATTCTTTACAGTCGAGTCGAGCTCTACATATGCGATGCAACCTGCGCTTGAATATCCGTCAAGCTGAGACTCAATATCGATCTTTTCAAACGGTGTCACTTCTCGCCATACCGGAACATGAACACTGTTAGTGAAGAACTCTTTATCTGAAACATTTTTGATATCACCATATTTTGCCTTAAATCTCTGCATGGCAGTAAAACAAAGGTTTTCTGCGGGCGTAAAGTACACGCCAAAATTTAGAGAATACTTGTGCTTGAATTCGTCGCAGCGATCTTTGTAGAGCTGACAAATTCTCTTTGCAAGCTCAAGGCCATTATCACAAGTTTGATCTTCTCCAATCAAAATCTGAAGAGTTTCAGCCATGCCGAGCAAACCAACAGCCAACGTGCCATGTTTCAGAGCAGAACGAATATCTTTTCCGTCATATCCGGCCATTGTTCCATTCTCCCACATGAATTTTGCAGACTCAGGAGACTGAGAGCAAATCCACTCGAAGCGTTCAATCAGCATATCTTTTGCTTCATGCAACTTCTGGTCAAGAATGGACATAAACTTGGCTACAGTCTGTCCTTCAAGGTCTTCTCCAGTAGTGTTTTTAATGGTATATTCCTTCGCTTCCATTGCAAGAGTAGGAAGAATAATCGTAACAGGACAGATATTCCCTCGGCCATCCTTCAACTGCTCAAAGCCGTTGACATCCCAACCATTTGCAGTCCTACAGCCCATCGTCGAAAAATACGTTTTTACGTTATTTTTATCGTATCCTTCGTTGCCGCTCCAATCGACATTGGCATAATTTGGATAAAGGCGCTGTGCAGTGGAACGCAGTGCCAGCTGATACATATCGTAATTAGGGTCTCCGGGAGCACGATTGATTCCCTTAGCCATCTGGAAAATTCCACAAGGGAAAATACTAGTTCTATGTAATTTGCCGATACCCTTAATGGAAGCGTTTAGCAGTGCTTCGATAACCATTCGGCCTTCAGGCAACGTACATGTGCCATAGTTGATAGACGTGAACGGAAGCTGATTTCCGCTACGTGATTGGAGTGTATTCAGATTATGGTACATTCCTTCGACTGCCTGATTCAACTCACGTTTGGTCATATCCATTGCATACTGATACACTTTTGCATTCCTTGGATCATTAGCCTCTAGGTCGTTAAAAGATAATTCTTTGGGTACTCTGCTGTGGTCATCTTCAGGCTGAAGGTATTTAATCCCATCTATAAAATGCTTCGAAAAGCTCTTCCGTACATAAGGAACCATAGTCCAGTCTAGGTGTGTTGCGCTCACGCCGCCGAACTGCTGAAGACTCTGAATCTGGAAGATGACTGCGACAAGCTGGAATGCCGTACTGATGGATTGTGCAGGGCGAACATCAGTCTGTCGAGTGTTAAAACCATTCGCAAGCAGATCATCAAACGGAATACTCAAGCAATTGTGCATACCAACTGCGTAGCTATCGAGATCGTGGATATAAATCTCGTTGTTCTCGTGATTTTCACGAGCCATCTTAGACATGCAGTAGTCAAGGGCATATCGCTTTGAAACCACCCGGCTCATCTCGCCAATACGACCGCCAAAAGATGCTTCATCAACATTGGCATTCTGGTTATCAATCTTTTTGCCGAGAAGTTTCTCTTCGACTGCATCCATCAGCTCTTTATAATTGCTGCGAGCAATACCATGCAGATATCGGTAATTCATATAAGAACGAGTCGTCTCGTAATAGCCACTCTGCATAAGACGATTCTCAACTGCATTCTGAATCGCTTCTACATCCATAGTAGAGTCAATGGCTGCGATTTCCGATGCAATACTATCACTCAGCTTGTGGTCAACAGGATCTGAAGAATCATTCATCGCCTTCTCAATCGCATTTACAATCTTACTCTTATCAAAAGGAACTTTCGTTCCATCGCGTTTAATCACATATTCCATGCAATCACTCCTTAATCTTCCAACCAACGATTTTCTGCCACATAGAAAGCTCCAACCGCAACTACCATCAATACGACCCAGAATACCCAAAACCAAATCACTCGTGTACCAGCTGCAGAAATCATATAATCTCGTGCTTCTTCGATGTTTTTATCCTTAATGAATTGTGCATTATGTATACTTTCGTCGCTCAAATTTGCAAACAACGTACCATCATAATGAACTTCTTTGACATAAAACTCGAATTTCACATGAGGACTGACTTGTACAGTTGTCAGGTACTTGCTTGATGGCATCTTGATGTCACCATACTCAAATTCTTTGCCAAGAAACGTAATATTCTTAGAATTGTGTTCTTCTGAACTGTAATAATCCCAAGTCCAGTACGTTTCGACTCTTGTTTTTGTATGGCCTTTGCTATCCGTAGTAGTGATAGTTCGTGTATGCATCGTGTAATGCTTTTCTTCGCAATAGATATACATCCACTGACCGTCGATACGTGAATCGCTTACGGTATCTACTGCTTCTAGTGCGCCTTGGCAAAACGCATTGCCTACGTTGGTTCTCATTCCATAATCGAACATATTTTCGGACTCAATCGAAATTGCTGTATTATATTCTTTTTTCTGCTCAAGTGAATCTCTGGTGATATTTCCAGCGATAACGCTACCAAGTATCAGCATAATAAACACAATACCAACACTGACGATCAATTCACGATAAGTAATTTCGGCATTACCGATTTCCAAAAAGGTCACCGACTGCCGGTGCCGCCTCATTCCCCTCATAGGACAGATACTCATAATTCTGAACCTCATATCCAGTCAGACCCAGCAGAAAGGAGTTCGGAAACTTACGAACGCTCTGCTTATATTCTTTCACGACACGATTGTAATCGCCACGATAGTTTGCAATCAAATTTTCAGTGACGGATAGCTCATTCATAAGCTCCTTGTAGTTATCACTTGACTTCAGTTCAGGATATGCTTCCGCAATAGCTGCAATCTGAGTCGTAATTTCTTGAGCGGTCTGGCCGGAAGTGCCACGAGCATTCACAACGTCCATCAAAGTCTGATACTCATGTTGATCATAAGCCTTGACGGTTTCAACCAGATTTGGAATCAGATCAGCTCTGCGCTTCTCCTGATTTCCAATGCCAGACTTAGCTTCCTGAATCTGCTCTTCATAAGAGATGGCCGTGTTCTTAGGCCCCTGCACCATAAAGGTCATGCCAAGAATGGAAATCAACACGACACAAATAACGATAATAGGTAACTTCCAGTTGTATCTCATTTATGTAAACCTCTTAAAACTTGACCTCATCGGCACAATCAGGAACTACGGCAGTTTCGATGTTGCACATCGGCTCTGCTTCTGCCAGCTTTTCTTTGAATGAATCATCAGGGCGACAAACCAAATTAGGAAGATAATCGTTAATGTCCTTCTTTGGAATCGTAGCCAGCTTATCATTAACCTTATCAGGAATCTTCTTGAGCGTATCTGCGACACTTTCAGCAACCTTCTGCTGTTCCTCTAAAAGCCGGATTTTATAGTCCAAATACCAACGTGCCTTCGTCAAATCTTGAAGCTGAGAATTGCCATCTTTGTGTCCTGCCCTACTCAGATACTTGCCAACATTCCAAAGATAAGCATCCTTGTCCAGCTGCCATTCTCGCAACACTTTAATTGCTTCGTAGGGATTGTCTGCACCGCCGTAGTGAGACGGATGGTCTACGTTCTTCTTAATTTCATCAAGTGTTTCCATCAATAACCTCCTTATTTTTTTCAATAGGCTTATAAACATCTGCCAACCGAGGGTAACGACCACAACAACCACGACCCTCTGGGCAGAACGGATACTTCGGATTAGCCTCACAGCTCGGAACCATCCATGCGGCAAGTTCAGGACAAATTGTGGCGACAGCTTTCTTCATCATGGTAAACATGGATCGGATTTCTGCTTGGGCGCGAGTACAAAGTCGCAGGTGACTCATTTCAATCAGCGACCGAGCATTGATGGTGACATAGAACTCAGTGCAGCAGGCATTCGGCAGAACAGCACGAGCGTCTTCATTGGCAGCACCGAGATTTTTAAGCAGCTTGTAATCATTAGCAATATCGCTCATCATATCGTCAAATACGTCGCCGCCATGTTGCTCACCAAACGGATTGACATAATTAAAATTATCCTCCGAGCAGTAACGCTGGCTGCGCACGCTCAGACTGATATGCCGATGACGACTCAACTGAGCTAGAAGTGCTCGGCTTACACCAGTCACACAGAATGTAAATGAGATATGTTCAAGTACACTCTGATGCCCGGTTGCTTTACATCCCTTAGCGATCCGGAAAGTCTCTGTTGGCTGCGAATCATAACAGATACTCGCCGCTTCCTCTACGATACTCAGCGGGTTCTGGTCCTCTTGAAATCCCGGCCGCCGGGAATATGCAATCAAATCAACAGTCATATTTATTCTCCTTAATCTTCATCACACCAGTTTTCAGGAATGTCATTCTCACCAATTACAATGCAATTTTTTGGTGCGACATTTAAAGTGTACTGACCATCTTGAACTTTAATCATTACGTTCATAATGGCGACAACTTTATGAATACTCCAAAGAACTCCTCGACTTTTTTGAGTTCTAGCTCTAAGAACTGTGTCGCCAACATGAATTTCTCTGTTAAGAATATCGGTTACCATTTAATCCTCCATTACTTTAGAAGTGCAAACTTAAACCAATCTGGAAAACTGGATACTGAAATCCCATATTTGATAAGGCAAGACAGCAGCCACAACGCAATCATGATTCCGACCGCAATAAGATAATCTTTAAAAATCTTAATGAAAGCGATCCACATCTTAATCCTGTCTCTCACTTACCTCACCTCTTCCAATCAATTCATCAACAGTAACCTCTCCACAAAGAACCTGTTTAAGCTGCTCTTCTGACAACTGATATGTAATCGGATCTCCACACTCAGTAGGATATCTAGCCAAGGTTCTGTAATATTCTGCAAGGGCTCGTTCCTTACGACCCTGCTCACGATGGTCAATACCAATCATATCGCCCCACCTCCTTCCTTAAGTTTTTCGCTCTTACCAGTCACGACATATACATCATCTTCAAGGTCTTCTTTGGGAATCATGACAATGTTTAGCATTTTTCTGAATGATTCATTATCAGTTACGATAAAATAAAAAAATTCAGTTTCTGAAACCACTTCGTATGTAATTCCTCTTTGAAGCCGAACGACTTCATCTATGCCAACATCGGCATAATAGTCCGTCCTGAAGTACATCTTCATTAGGGCTCCTTGTAGGGTTCCATATCACCCTTCCAAATCTGAAAATAAGGATGTGCGTCAATGCCGTAAACCTGACCCTTCATGCCGGTACTGGTGATTTTGTAAGGTTTTCCGTCCTCAAGGCTATTGATAAAGTCCTGATATTGAGGACTCATCTTAAAGAAATCCTTCTTTCCTTGAATTCTCTTTACCTTGATAGTGACTTCATCACCAATCTTTGGCTCCCATTCCTCTGCTGGCATTCCGACCAGAAAGTCGGGACCACCGGCCTTCTTGATTCGCCGGGCAAGGATTCGTGCCTTACGCTGTTCTCTGCGTCGGTCTTCTCGATTCATCGAATTACTCATATTCTGTTCCTTTCAGCTTATCAAAGTAGGGATCGCCGTCTCGCTTCTCTAATAAGTTGAGCTCCCCGGCGGAGCCTACAGAATACAAACGAAAATTTTTAAAAATCTCAGCACCTTTAATAGTGGCTAGAGATGTAATTATGTACAATATATTGTGTTCTTCTGTGCCATCGGTAAGTTGAACTTCGAGTCGTTCTTTCTTTGGGATGGAGATTTTCTGAAAATCATTCATCGTTAATCCTTCGGCATGGAATACATATCCTGTCCATGTGCATATTCGTCATAAATTTCTGCAATAACGTCATAGCATCTACTCTCGGAGTTATAACTACCAAGAATAATTCCACGCTCACCCATGCCCTGTCTTGCATAAACATTAAGGCTTGCGGTATCAATGATTGCCATACGGTCAAGATTTATAATTTCTCCCCCTTGCGTTAAAAGTAGCATTTTAGTCCTCCGGCATATCGAAACTAACACGGTTCTCACAAAGAGCAACGTTAATCTCTTGAATTACTTCTTTTGCTCGTTTTCTTGTTTCGTAGAAACCAAGCATTATCCAATCATTTGTATTATTACCATACGCTCTAATAACTGCCGAATCTTCTACAATACAAATTCCAAAACATTTACTAGTATCAACAACTTCGGTTCGATGCTGCGTTAAAATAAACATTATAAAACCTCACAAATCAGCAAGCTGTGCAGGAGACCAGATATCTGGAATGTCCCAATCTTCTTCAGATTTTCCGTTATAAATTCCGTAGAAATATCCTTCGGACGGCACATAAACGATTCGTTGCCAGCCATTCATTCCGTGTGACACCTTTGGTTCAAAATCACGAGTCAAAATTCTACGTCCACCATTGCTATAAGCAGATGTCTTTGTAGGAACTTCAACACATTTGTTATCCAGAATCCGAAGAATATGTTTAATCGTTTTCTTTGAAAGATTCATCTTTACTCTCCATTTTAATCCATCCGCAGTCAGGATAATAATCGGCTTCCCAATAATCTCTCATAACAAAGATTGAGCGTTCTCCCTTTTCGTTTACTACTCCAATAACAAGTGATTCTTTGCCAGCAATAAAGCAAAATTCTCCTTTACCCTTCTGGGTCTTCTTGAGATTATTTTTAGCTTTATTGATATAACGGCTTACACGCTCGGATAACAAATCCACATTGCATTCTTGCCCATTTTTGCCCATCCAATAAAAGGAATCTTTTAGCTTATTTTTAGGCAAATTTACCTCATTTTTGCTCCGCAATTTAGACAGTATTTTGAACATAGGGCTATGACTGGTCCTACAGCATTCCCACAGATTGAGCAACTCCATGCCCCATCGTATCGATCTTTACGCCGAATCCAATATCCTCTAGGCCGCAGAGATTCCGCGTCAATTGTCGGAGCGTTTTCAATATTTTTCTTCATGAGAGCAATACCGTCTCGCCAAGCATCGGCTTCTTTTTCACTGTATTGCTTGATTGTCCAATTATTTCGGTCAAGCAAAGCATTTGCGTCAATCAACCTAACATCAGCCATAAGACACCTCGTTCTTGTCATCTCTAAATCTTACAAACGTCGGGAATTGCAGAGACTCAGCGCCAGTCTTTTTATCGCAGCTGACCTCTTTATACTTGCACTCGACAATCTTGCCAATGTAATCATCAGGATTTTCCCACACAGTAGCTCTCGTAGCGTCATCAAAACCGGAACCAACACGAAGCTCGTTACCCTTGTAATCAACAACCAGAGCGCCCATCGTACCAGCCAGACGGTTCTGACCCTCTTCAATTGCAGTAATACGAAGATCAACAGTGTAGAATCGCTTGATTTTGAGACATCCGTTGTGACGAGCCCGGCGATAAGGGACGTCCGTGTTCAACATAAGACCTTCCCAATCATGTTCGACAGCATAATCAAGCCACTTCGGGATCACACTCTGGTCAGTACCTTCATATACCATTGGAACAATTTCGATGTTTTCAAGGTTCTTGCGAGTAATCTCTGCGCGAAGACAATTTAACCCAATACGGCGAATTTTATATGGGATAGTACACTTTCCACGGTCGAACTCTACAACAGGAATCACATCAAAAATCACAAATTTGATTCCAGTCTTGTCCTTGTTGTCAGAATTAAGTAGGCCAGTGCCATAACGAAAAGCCTCTCCGTCCAACATTCTTTCTGGGTTCTTATAGATCAGCTCACCATCAAACACCCACGCATCTCGCCTTGAGGCGTCTTCATCGTATAGAGCGAGCAGGTCATTCTTTATATGGTCGAGTCCCTTAAACTTCTGAGCCTGCCGAGAGATGAGCTCGCCTTTATACATGGTGCCCCTATTTCCATTCATCTTCTGGCTTAAACTGAACCAAATACCATCCTTCAGCTTAACCTTATCAATCGGGTATCCCTGTTGAACCTCCCAGACAGGAATAATTTCTTCGCCGTACACTTTATTGATGGTCGCTGCCTCGACTCCAATCGGCAAGTTCTTAGTGAATAGTCGCTTCAGAAACTCTTCATATTCAGGATTTTTATGTAAATAATTTTGGATTGTTGCTATTGATGTATCAGAGCCGGTATTGTGACCAGCACCCATAATATAAAGGTATCCGCAACTGAGATACTGAATATCGATATCAGGCTTTGCCGTTACCTTCTTATTGATCTTTGCATCAGACAGACCAGTAACAATTGCCGGGTCGAGCAGGAATCGGAAAAACGCCATCAGTTCATCAGCTTCATCTCCAAAATCCTTACGTGCATCCAGCAAAATGCAGGTCTTGTCCGTCTTCTTCTTTGCTTTCTGCAATGCATTAACCATTGCATCAAGCTTACCTATGAGCTCTTTATCTGTCATAAAGCCTCCTTTTAGTATCCTGTGTTACTTAGCTACACCTAATAAAGAAAGGCTTGTCGTTATGAGCAAGCCGTTCTTTCATTGTGTCCTGTGTCACGTAGCTATAGGGAAAATTTTAAGCCTCTGGGATAGAGACTTCTTATAGCTACATTATACAGGATACCAATATGATTGTCAATGCTTTTCTGAAAATTCTTTCCGTAAAAATTCCTTCAGAAACGTCCGCTTATATGGCACTCTCGAAGTCTTTACAGCCCGATCAAGAGCATGAGTTTCGGCGCAAATCACACAATACTTCTTGGCACGAGTGATGGCCGTATAGAGCCATTCTCTCGTCAACATCAGGTACGCAGAGTTGTCCATACCAACGATCACATACGGTGCCTCACTGCCCTGCAGTTTATGACAACTTAAAGCATAAGCAAGTTCAAGCGTTGCCCAAATGTTATTCCCACCAAAGTAATGAGGAATGAAGATTGTACCCCACTGGTCAAAATCAACCAGAATAAAACTATTCTCAATCTTTCGGATAATGCCACGGTTTCCGTTGAACACTGGACACTTCTCTTCTTTTTTCTTTGTCTTGAGATTGTATGTGTGAAGCTCATAGTTGTTCTTGTTGATAATGACTTGATCGCCTTCACGCAGAGTATACACCCTATCCTTGCCATCACCATAGATTGTGACCCTTGCTTCTGCTTGACCACGACTCGGATTCACAATTTCCTGAATAGCATTATTGACTTCATAAGTACAGATACTACCACGCAACTTCTGTGGAAGTACAATTTGGATCTTCGCACTATCATTCCCTACCTTATTATATAAGGTACGGTACTGATTGATGATGTGGTTGAATGACTCACTTGCGTCTTTGTAGATATCAAGCTCCAAATCACGAAGTTCACCACGAATCTCACTACCAGCCCAGCCATAAGGCACCAATTGCATAGCATTACGAACCTTGATGCTCTCCGTGATAATTGCAGACTTAGCTGCCTGACGATGAATCTTAGTCAAACGAGCCACAGGAACAACCTTAGATGCAAGCATATCCTTGAAAATGTTGCACATACCAATGCTCTCAAGCTGACCGTCATCACCAATCATGATGAATCGCTTTCCGGTCTCGATAGCCTGAATCAAGTCATAGAACAACTGAGCTCCAACCATAGAGGTCTCATCCAGAATGATAATGTCTTCTTCAAGAGGATTGTCCTTGTTATGGATGAAACCACCATTCTCAATATCATAACCAAGAAGACGATGAATGGTCTTACCGTCCTGACCAGTAATCTCCTGCATACGAGCTGCGGCACGACCAGAAAGCGCAGTCTGAGCGAAGGACTTACCACGAAGAACCTTTAAGACACCAGCGACGACGGTACTTTTACCGCATCCACCAAGACCTGTGACGATAGCGATATTGTTAGAGCATACCTTTTTAATAGCATCTCTCTGCTCCTCAGTATACTCGATACCAAGCGCATCTTCGGCTTCATTGATAGCTACATCCATGTTTCGGCCAATCGGCTCAATAGGTGCATCCGCCAGTCGCTTGATCTCTTTTGCAATTTCATCTTCAAGATTCCACACTCTAGTTAAAGCAAATTCCTGACGGTCATCACTCCACCAAAGTGTTTTACGGACATCATGCAGATGGAAAAGTGCCATTTTGATGACTTCTTGGTCACCCTCGTTCAAATCAAGTTCCTTAATACAGCTATTGATTGTCTGGTTTGCCGGGATAATAGAGTTACCTTCTTCGGCACGGGCGGCAAGAAAATGCATGACATAAGCTTCGATTCTGAATTGCGAATTGTGCTTTAAGCCCATATTCAAAGCAAGAGCGTCAGCTTTTTTCCAGCCGATGCCATACGCATCATCGATCAGAACATAAGGATTCTCTTCAATCTTTCTCACTAGAGTGTCTGCACCATGATATTGACGGACAAGCTTTTCAATAGCACTAGAAGTCAAGCCATACTCAATCAGCTTTGTGTATGCTTCACTGTTATCAATGTTGTTTTCATAGGTATCAATGATTTTCTTGGCTCGACCTTCCGTAATACCACTAACAGTACAAAGAGACTTGATATCACCATTCTTGATAATCTCATACGGATTGTCGAATGCTTCATAGAGCATCTCAAACTGATGGTCGGTCAAAATAAAACGGAGAAAGCTTTTTTGTTCTTCCGGGTCAATGATCTCTTGAAACTCATTCATGTAGATAATTTTATACTGATCACCAAACTTTTCATGATGAACATATTCACCACAGAACGAATAAGTTTTATTCATATCGAGGCTAGGAACGTTTCCTTTTAACCGGAGGTCACTGTACCGACTCATAACAGGGTTCCCCTGCTTGACTTTTACCACCTCGGCAGAGAAAGTGGCGAAGCCACCGGGCTCCACCCCCCTCCCATCTTTCGGATAAAAGACTCGTTTTATCCTGATGTAGCAACGGATCATATTTTCATTAAATTTCTTATCTGCCACTTTACAACCCTCTTATTATGCACCTAATCTAAATTCTGTCAGTCCTCCGCACACTCTGCAATAAAACCATTTTGTGGTACGCTCGCATTGTTCTGCGCAGTCAAACTTCCACTTCTGAACTTTTCTAACGACGCAACAATTCGTACAATGTATCTTAATTACAGTTTTATCTTTGTACCAATCAATTTTAAACATAGGAAGCTCACAAAGAACCTCTCCGTCAATAGTATATAAAATACCATTCATTACTTTATCTCTCTATCATGCAGCCACTGTTTGTAAGGCTTCATCTTCTCAACAATGTACGAATTTTCTTTTCTCTTGCAAAGGATTGCAAGATCGCTGCCCTTTGAAATTAGACTTGAATATCGTGCATACTGAGATGCCCAACAAATCATTTCAACAATACCACCTGTCGTGTAAACATGTAAGTATGCAAACTGGTTACCACGTTTATCCTTCTTTTTTTGGATGTCTACGATGACACAAATAGCAGTTGCCTCACCGCCATCCTCTACAGTATCAAGACCAGCATCAATATAGGTACAAGCATCCTTAATGGGATTGCTAGTCAAGAACATTGAAAGGGTTTCAAATTCCCACATGTGCTCGTCTTGCATATACTTTTCAGCAAACGCCTGCATAAAGGCATTCCGCTTTTTGTCTTTTTCTTTCTTTCGATTCCATGTGTCCGCTTCCCAGCGCTCCTTTCTTACCTTATTATATAAGGCGAGTCTGGTAGGTTTGTCTTTAATAGAATCTGTGTCAATTCCGTATTCGTCTTTGAGAATAGAGATCTTGGGGAGAGATGCCATTTCGTGGAAACTCTTCTCTTTATACTCGTTCTCAAAAACCATATTTGCAAAAGTGATTAAGATTTTTCTCTTGTCCTTTGTTGGAATAGCTCCAGCCTTAATCAACTTGACAACATTTGAAGTGCCAATCTTGCCACCATTTGCTCTCTGAACAAAGTCTGCCAATCCAGAATATGGACGGTCTGCAATCACCCCTGATACGACACTCTCGCCCATTCCCTTAATGGCTTTCAAGCCAAACAAAATTGTGTGCTTCTCCGCATCGGCCTTAAATTCCATATCAGACCTGTTAACACTTGGAGGAAGGACCCGAATATGTAGACGGTCACATTCATTGATGAACACACCCATTTTGCCAGAATCATCTTCTTTAGTAATCATACACGCAGCCATGAAATACTCAGTATAATGAGTCTTCAGGTATGCTGTCAGGTAAGAAAGAAGCCCATAAGCAACTGCGTGGCCCCGGTTGAAGGAATAAGAAGCCTGTTTCAAGATCAATGCCCACATCTCAGAAATCTGATAATCGTTCCATCCTTTCTTGTGAAGACCATCTCTAAACTGGACCTCCAAGGATGCCATAACATCTTTCTTTTTCTTGCCAATGGCACGACGAGCATTGTCAACCTCAGTTTCAGGGAATCCTGCATAACGAAATACTGCCAGAGCCTGTTCCTGATAAAGAAGAATGTACTGAGTCTTGGCAAAAAGCTGTTTGATGTCAGGATGAAGTAGTTTGATAGTCTCTGGATGAAGCTTATTGGAGCAATACGTCGGGAAGCTGTCCTTAGTGCCAGGGCGGTTTGCTGCATTCACAACAATGATATCCTCGGCGTTGTCACATTTTGCTTCAACACACATCTTTCGAGCTTCAGCAGACTCCATCTGAAAAATACCAATTGTGTGTCCAGACTTATAAACTGCGTCGTAGACTGCCTTGTCATTCAGATCAAGATGGTTGATATCGACATCTTTCCAAGTAAGATGGGCCATCTTTAATGTGTCGTCAATCGTGTCCAAATTTTCAAGACCAAGAAAATCCATCTTAACTAGAGACAGGTCATCCATAGCATTGTGCATTTCAAGCTGACACATCTGATTACCTTCTCTATCCATACAGAGAGGACAATATTCAATAACAGGCTTAGGTGTAATCAAAGTTCCTGCAGCATGGCGACCCATACTCTTCGGTAAACCTTCAAGCCGCATAACGTACTTAAACCACAGAGGGAACTTATCATACACATTAGAAAGCTGCTCGCTCTTTCCAAGAATGTCCTTCAATAGAACTTCCTTCTCAACTTCTTCTCCGAGATCATCCAATGTTTTCACGGTCGGAATCAACTTAGCAACTTCATTTCGCAATTCATACGGAATCTGCATATAATATGGGCTTTCTGGATCTTCGTTCAGTACCTTGCCAATATCTTTGATAGCAACTTTAGTAGACAGAGAATTAAAAGTTGCAATAGGAGCAACACTCTCTTTTCCAAAAAGCTCTTCTGCAATAGAAACAAGTTCTTTGCGACGACGACGGCTAATATCAAAGTCGAAGTCTGCGAGACTCTTACGACCTTTATTTGCAAAACGAGAGAAGTCAAGATCCCAACGAACAGAATCAATCTGCGTAACGTTTAGCATAAATAGACATAGACAGTTTGCACCAGAACCACGAGAATAGCCACGAGGGATACCTCGTTCATCGGCCACCTTACAAAGCATATACAGCATGATGAAATAGTCGATGTAGTCAACATATTCCAAAACGTCAAGCTCCATCTCAATTCTGTCCCGCCGGGTTTGCTGTTCTTCTTTACTCATCCATCCGAATTTTTCATCGAAAGTAGAATAAACAAGGTAGCGTAGATAATCCAGATGCGAATCAAATTTACCTTCAATTTTCACTTCTGGCATCTGGTTTGGCTGACCAAGACCAATATCAATATCGTCAACCATATCTGCAATTTTCACAGACATTGAGCAGCCTTCTCGGATGAAGTCTTCATCAAACTGCTTTGAAAGTGTTCTCAGCACATCGTCTTCGGTCTGAAGATAACAGTCAACATAACTTTCTCCAACTTCTCGTCCTTCTCCAATTTCTACAAAAACTGAATGTGCATCAACATCTTCCTTGGAAAGCATATGAGCATCGGTTGTAATGGTATACGGAAGATTGTACTTTTTAATAAAAGCTGCAATTTTTGCATTAGCTTCAGCCTGATCTGGCGTATCATGAGACTGAACTTCCATAAACACGTCATCAAAGATCCATTTCAGTTTGTTCCATAACTGCCATGCCTCAGTCTCGTTTCCATCAACAAGCAATCTACTCATTCGACCAACTTGACAGGCCGTAAGACAGATGATACCTTTACCCCACTCGTTCTGTTCAATGATATTCAAAGAAGTTCGAGGCTTTTTATACATGCCATCAACGCAAGCATTTGAAACAACCTTAAATAGATTTTTTAAACCGGTCTCGTTCTTCGCTAATAAAACAAGATGGTAACGAGGTTGTTTATAGTCTTTTGTGTCAGCTTTTTCGCTTTGATTATCTACTTCGTAGACTTCACAGCCGATGATAGGCTTAATACCTTCTGCTTTACAAACCTTAACTTGGTCAACAAAAGAGTGCATCTTACCATGGTCTGTAACAGCGATAGCCTTCTGACCATTCTCTTTAGCAAAGTTTACAAGTTCCTTGACTGTAAGAATAGAGTCAAGTAACGAACCCTGCGCTGTATGTACATGAAGATTCACAAAATTATCTGGCATCTATTCTCCTTCCACCATTAAAACTGGTCGCGTTCCTTTAGACGCTTAATCCAGCGCTTGCGCTTCTCGTTAGCAATCTCATTCGCTTTCGATGTAAACGCCAAGATGCAATCCTCGTCATCATCATAGTATGCGTAGATACAGTTCAGCACATCACCGAATTCTTCTACGAGGTTTTCATAAGCCTCGTTAATGCTTACAGGTGTTGGATTCTTCATATCGATTGCACGATAAAACTTTATCGCAGCTTTCGACAGCTCAGAACCTTCCTCACCCATTTGAATGAGGATTTCCTTGCCATCAATATAATCAAGCACTCGTAAATTTTTATCTTTAATCATCTGTCTGCTCCTTATCTTCGATGGACACTCTCAAAGTTACAGTCTTACCGTCCTTTGTTGTCCATGTGTATCCACCAAAAGTTCTATTGTTGAACTGAGCTTCAGAAAGAAGCCAATCACGAACTGCCTCGATAGCTTCATCTGTGACACGAGTTTTATCTTTCCACTCTGTTCCATTCTTTTTAACAGTTCCTGCGTAAATACCAAACATACCACAGCTCACATGATATTCACTCATCACTCTTCACTCTTCACCTTATCTCCAAATTTAATAACGTCATCAAAAAGCATCACATAGTCATCGGTATACTTGTTGCCATGAAAATGGCCGAAGTACCAGAATGGTTTGCAATCGTTAGGATAGCATTCGTATATATTATCAAAGAATATTTCAGTTGACTGGTCTACTGTGCTTTGATCAATACCACCGATAAACAATCCAGTTGGAATGAACCGGAATGGACAGGTATGCGTGAGCATAACATCAACATCATCGATTTGATGGTCATGTGTAATATTCCAAATCTTTTTCTTAATCTTTTCACTCGGCTGTTCATCCGGCCACCAGTTCCATCCACGCTCCAACCGATAACATTTATCTACGGAATAAGCTCCTCCACAAACAAGGCAGTTCAGAATTTCCCTATCAGCAAGAATCTGGTAAACTTCGCCATCAATTGCAAAATACTGATTTGGATAATGTGGGTCATGCCACACTTTGCCGCAAATATCTCCACTGATTTTCTTTGTCTTATAGCCATCCTTACGAGACGGGCGGCGTTCGTGATTTCCATGAATACAGAATAAATTCGCAGGGATGTCCGCAGCAATGGTTTTAACTCTCCATTCGTTGATGTTATCCTTACCATAATAGTTTAGACCAACATCACCAAGGCAGATAATCCAGTCGTTCTTTCCAAGCCTATGTTTAATGCAAAATTTATTTATCTTTAAGAGACGATTAAAGTCACCATGAATATCGCCTGTAATGTAAACCATATACTCACCTCACTCAAAATCTTCTTTATCAATCACATAAGTTCGTGGATAAAACCTATCGTTTCTATCACCGAAAATATCAACAAAGTAGACTTTAACAATCTCAAACTCACGATTACACTCTTTGCTTTTTAGCATTTTAACTGCATCTCTTGCATTTTCAGCGTAGATTTCTCTGTGTAAGTTGTGATATTTCTTGAGCGTATAATTATATGTACGGTAATCAATTTTGTAATATCTATATCGTCGTTTTTCCATTTTTCATTCAAAATCAAGAACAATCATGTCTCCCATACCTTCATAGAAAACATGATCCATCTTAAATTTCTCACTAACCGATCCGTGGTCAGTTTCGATACAAATCTCCCAATCTGGATGCTGCTCTGCAAATTTATCAAGAATATGAGTCAATTCATCCGGTTCAATAATATGAGCACCATCATTTAAAATCTGATTAAATGCTGTACCTTCCCGAAGTAGTTCTAAATCTGCAATAGTATGTGCAAGTGATTGATGCGCTTTGTCAAGCAAATTTAATGACAAATCGTAATTATTCGTATTAGTCATTATCAACCAACTCTCCATTCTTTACTTTTACAGCCTTATCATCCCAATATTCATCAGCTCCAACCTTTCTAGGAGCAGTGCCAAAATGTTCCTTCCACTCTGGCAGGCTATTATTGATGGCATCAAACTGAAGGCCCCAATCGAAGCAAGCTTCCATTGCGTCATACAGGAGCTTTCCTTCCCGGCAAGTCCATAGAATCAAACCCGCACCATGCTTCTGTTCCTGAATTGCTTCATAAATTACATTCCAGTTTGGCTCACCGATATCGGGATAATTATTCTCACAGAGAGTGCCATCAAAATCGATGGCGATAGCACGTTTCCAATTTCCCATATCAAATCACCTCAAAATCAACAATCTGTGCCTGCGGAGCCACCTTATTTCCATACTGATTCAAAGACAACCGGCATACAGCATTGATGTATTTTTCTTCTTGACCACCATAGAAATCATTGTTGATCCAGCCAATCATCCGACCATTATCAGCAAAGCACACAAAATCAATGCCTTTTTCTTCATCAGAATACTTCCACATATTGCCGTTCTTGCCCATCGGAGCACACCCACTATGAATCAGCGGAATGTTTTTAATGTAGAAATATGGCTCGGAGATTCCCTGTGCCCAGATTTTATGCATTTCATACATGGTCTTCGGCAATGCAACAGTCAGCCTACTATAGTCAAAATCAAAGTCAACCACGATTGCTTTGCTCATCGTGACATCTTTAAGCAGCTCATTGCAATCCGCAATCGCCTTTGGCACATTTTCTTTCTTGATTTTCACACCAGCAGCGTTATCATGACCAAGAACCGACTCAAAATCTCCGGTACTCATCAAGAACTCCTTTAAACTTTCAATCGGAGAACCGTCAGGATTTCTCATTGAACCACCGTAATAATCCGGTTCATCAGCGAAGGTACGAAGCAATACGCACGGTTTTGCATACATTTCAGCCAGCTTGATTGCCACAACACCAGTCAGAGTGTTATCAAGAATACCAGTAGAGTTGCAGAAGAGAATCTTATTCTGGTCTGCACTGTGCTTCTCAATCAGTTCCTGAAGCTCTGCGACAGCCTTGTCCTTGGTCTTGTTTTGCTGATACTTACAAGAGGAGCACTCACGAGCTACATGCTGTGCCAGAGTCTCATCAATCGTGATACCGGCATTCTTGCCACGAGTCGGAGTATACTGGAAAGTCTGTTCTTCACCGACCATCGCACGAAACATCCTCTTCTTTTGCTCGGATGAGCCAACACGAATCAGTGCATTCATCATCGGAACGATGTAGAACTGAATATCATTGATAGTCGGGTCACCCTTAATGTTGAAGCTATTCGCCTCAATCAACGCACAAATCATCGGATTTACAATTCGTGCCAGACCTTTTGTACAAAGGCGCTTTGTCTCATGCGAGTGCATATCCATAACGTCACCGATGTTTCCGACGGCCACCAGATCAAGATACCGGTCTGCAACATCAGTCCAATTATATTCATCAACAGCCTGAAGGAACTTATACACCACGCCAGCGCCAGACAATTCCTTATTAGGATATGTACCATTCTGGTTATTGACGATTTCTGCGTAAGGATTCTCTCTGTCGCAGATGTGATGGTCAAGAATCAGAATATCGATGCCCTTTTCGCGGAGTTCCTTACACTGCTCAACATCGTTGCTGCCAGCATCAGGAATAATCAGCAAGGTAGTTTCAGGTGGAACTTCAATTTCTTTAGAGAGTCCATGTTCCTTTCCACTATGATGCAGAACATTGATTTTTCCAAAATAACCAATCGTCTTCAAATACTGAAACATCATTGAAGCGCTTGTGAATCCATCTACATCACAGTCTACAATGATAGAGATAACAGACTTATTCCAGATATGTTTGTTCAACAGCCTGACAGCATCTTCCATGTTGTCCAGTTCCCACGGAGAATTCAGACAAGAATCATCTAGGTTCATGTAGGTCTTATAATCCTCAACCCCTCTGTTCTCCATAATCGTTCCAATCGGGTCTGATAGGTCGTTCCTACTCCCCTTCCAGAGTTTTACATTCATTTAATTCTCCTAACACAGTTCTCAATCAATGCCTTAAATTTTTCAGGATTATCAGTCGGGGCTTCCTTTTCATCCAGAATCCCTTTATCATCTACTACAGCATACACACTTACTCCATCGACAAATCGATTGGCGAGAACCATAAGCTCACTAAGCTGAACGTCTTTATCAAAGACGAAACAAATATCAACGCAAAGACGTGTTAAAACTTCAATTTGATTCTGTGAAACCTTCTTACCGCCAGTCGCCACACAGTTGCAAACATCCATATTCCACATCTGCATGACAGACTTTTCAGCTTCACCAACATATACCAGACCTTTATTCTTAATGTATGGCTCTGTCTTATACAGGCCATACAGAATACGGTTTCTGGCACACGGCTCAAGATACAGATACTTTAATTCACCTTCAGGCGGCTTACCAAAGTATCTTCCCTTTACACCAACCAGAGTACCAATTTCATCTCTGATTGGAATCGTGATTCTATTTGTCAGTTCATCAAAGCCAATCTCAAACTCCTGCTGCGTCTCATAAGATATCCCATCGTCAGCAAAAATCTGGTTCACATAAGGTTTATAATAACCGAGGATGGCTTCGGAGATGGGGACTATCGGACGGTCATCCTCGTGTTCTTCACCTTCATTTTGCATGGCAATGAGTTCTTTTAGAATCAGCATACTTTTAGGAAGGTCTTCCTCGAAGTTGTGATAGTAGTCAAGACCAACCCATTCGCAGATTTGCTTAATGGCTTTTGGGAAAGACAGTTCCAGAAAGAACTGGACGACAGAAATCAAATCATAACTGGTCTTTCCATTGGCAATATCTCGTGTGTAATCTACCGCAGTAAGATTTTCATTCTCGTAAACGCAGAGTGCCGTTCTATTGTCACCATCTGGATTTGCGCACTGGTAATAACCAGTCTTATGACTGATGTGATGACAGCCAAGTTCCTCCAGAATCGGCTCAATCTGTTGTTCTTCAAGAATGTAATTTTTCAGATCTGCGATATTTACCATTGTAGTTCCTTACTTTCTGGTGCAGACACCGACCTCTTTCCAGATATTCTGGTTCAAATTCACTTCAAACATGATTTTCTTTTTCTCACCAAAACGGTTTTTATCGATGTTTCCAACGTAATACCGCTTATCTGGATTCAACCGATGGGCACAGTCACCGCCCCACTCAGGATCATGAGAGATGTATTGATACTTCGCGAACTTATCTTTTGGAATCTCCTTGAACAGAACCATCGTCCAAGCAACATGCTTAATCATTTTTGACTCAGCAATGTTGTTTGAATTCAGCTCATCAGGAAGATACTCATGAGCGTTTTCGGCCAACTGGATACTACCATAGATAAAGATCTTTAGATTTTTCGCAATCTCTTCAAGCTCGGTGGCCGTGACCTTGAACGCTGCCCATTCACCAATAGATGCAATATCGTTCTTTAGAGTATCGTAGAACACATACTTAACTCCTTGAGTGAGAGCTGCCTTCTGGATTTCAAATCGTAGGGACTTGTCACTATAATCAGCAGAAACATCCTTTGCGATAATCAAGCCTTGTGATTCGCTCTCGATCCACTGGCAAACATCAAGCACATTACGATACTCTTCGCTTTCTTCATAGACACGGGCGGTAAACTCATCAATGCTTTCTATGTATTCTCCATCTTCGTTCTGCTTTCGGAAGATGAAGTTTCCATTTGCATCACGGTACATTCCAAGAGTGATTTCTCGCTCATCCTTGTGGAAGCGATGACCATGCAACTCTTGAAATTCAGGATTGTTGATGGCGGTAACCAGTAAGCAATACCGGACTGACTCAAGATCCATCTCATTCAGCAGCAAAAGAGCTTTTTGCTTTTGAACCAATGTGACGTAGGCAACAATCGCCATCATGTATCTAGTCTTACCAGCGTTAGATGGCATACCATTGAACATCACAGTGCCCAGCTTCAATCCTCGGAACAAATCATTCATGATAGGATACTGGAACGGCAAGCCCATATCAGGAACGCTCAGACGTTCATTGACCATTGGCAACAGACCATTATTCAAAATCTCAGCATCATCGTTTGTGATGATAACCGTATTGATCTTGTCGGCCTTGCCACGAATCAATTTGTAAATGTCCTGAGCACCAAACATTTCAAACTGTCGATGCTTCAAGATTCCTTCAATGTTAAATCCGTTTCTCTGGTACTCACGAAGTAACGAATATTTCTTCAGGATATTGAAGTATCCCTTGATATCATCGTCATTCGCAAGACTCATATAGTATTCAATGGTTGACCAGCCCTTCAGCCGCTTGTATTGTGACAATCTGGACTCGTCTTCAGCCATAAACGTTAAAACAGACGTTTTATTAAATTCTTGAGTCCGAGTTTCGTAAATAATCAACGCTGAATCGTAGAAAAATTTTGTTGCTTCATCAGCAAAATCGTACTTGCTCTTGACATAATGCCCATACTCGACCAAATAGTCAGGATGCTTGTAAATTGCGCCAACAAATAGAATTTCGTTCGGGATATTTGAAATGAGTTCCACTCATCCACCTCCCTCTTTTATATCTCATCGAGAATTGCACTTATATCAATTTCATTCTCGTTTTTACTCTGTTTTGGTGCTGTTTTCATCCGTTTCAGTACCGTTTCAGTCAGGTTTTCCTTCGTTTTATTTTCGCTTTCACTGCGAATCGAAGCTAGTCTTTCTTTCCGTTCAAGATAACTAGGATATTGCGCCAGCAAAACAGCCAAATCGTAATTCCATCGCTGGCTCATATCGCAACCCTTAGCTTCTTTCTCGGCAATTATCTTATCTAGTCGGGGTTTCGCTAGAACCCACATATCGTAAAGTTCTAGCGGAGGGATCGAACCTCTATATTTGTAATAATTACCGGAAATCAACTGCGTAAGTTTCGAGTAGAAGCTACCCGGAACAACCGCCGGGGCGTATGTATCTCGAATATGGTCGAAAAGAATCTTTTTTTCTTCCTGTTTGATATGCGCAAGCTCACGATTGTGGTCTTGCTCTCTCTTTTTGGAAAGAAGATCATCGACCTTTTTGTCCGTAGTGTCATTCACTTTGTCAAAAAATGCCCTTAGCAGGTCATCTGTCCAAGGGCGTTTTTGATTTTTCTTTTTTTCTACAAAACAATCCTTATGGTAAAACCCAGTCTTGTCGTAGAAAAAAGTGCTACGGTCTCGCTCGATGAAAATGTTCTTCCCGCAAATCTTGCATTTACGGGTTAGTTCCATTAAGCCAGTTCCTTCTCCATGATTGCGGCAACCTTCTTCAGTTCCTCGATGTCAGTCATGGAACGGAATGCGGTAGACAGGCCAGCCGCCTTAACAGCCTTCTGTGCTGCGCTCTTCTTCACAGGAGAAGCAGAAGCAATCAGGTCGTTCAGCTTTGCTTTGATATCGTCCAGAGAAGGCTCTTTGGATTCGGAGGCATTCTCTGCGGGAGCATCATCACTGATATCATTGTCATCAAGACCAAGCTCACGAGCACGCAGCTTCATCTCGGTCTTAACTGCATCATTCAGACCATTCTTGATAATGACCTCACGGTTCTTTGCAGAGCGGTCGAGATATTCCTGATACTCAAGCAAAGTCAGGTCTTCGACAACCTCGCCGCCATTATGAACACCGGTACGATCCTTATCAAAATAAGCAAAGTTGATAGACTTATCATCGCTTGGATGATACATACGGAACTCGGTGCCGACGTTGTACTCCTGACCCTTGAAGCCATCAGGAATTTTGCGACCGGTAGAAACACTCACAGAAGAACCATTCACCAGCTTGGTTTCAGTCTCATCCTTCTCACGGCAAATGACGATGTAGCTCACGCCAGTCGCATTCAGATCAAGAATCAGGGACTGACCCTTAAAGTTCAGCTGCTGATAATCCTTCAACTCCATACCAGCACCCTCAATCTTCACCGACTTCTCATCACCGGTCAGACCCTGCGCTGCAGCCTTAACCTTTGCACGCTTCTGCGAGAAATTCGTTAAACCCTGTTTTGTAGTTAGATTAAGAATGGTTGCAGAGTCAACAACGATAGCATCGGCACGGAAAGGCTTACCATCAGCGTCCAGCCAAACATTACCATCCTCATCCTCGAAGTCCTCATTGTCAGCAACGGTATGAATGAAATCCTGTACCTCTGCGAGAGACTGAGTGTAAACGATACGAAGATTCATCGGGTCGAGACCGTTATCCATCAGTTCCTCACGATAATCGTCGATAGAACCAGACTCAGTATCTAGATACAGAACACGGAACGGACGACCTTCAGGAGTCTTCATGTAGCAGAACTGCATAGCAAATCGAGACTTACCAGTTCCCTGCTCGCCATACACAAGCATACGAAGCTTCTTACGAATAGCAGATGCATCACAAACAATAGCCATATATGTAAATTCCTCTCTAAATCTTTTCTTTTATTAAACTTTCAAACATTCATACCACGGATCACCCGTTTCAACTGCATGAGCAACATAATCCAACTGACGAGTAATGCTATCCACGCTATCAACCAGAAGGTCTTTACACCCTACTGGCACGGCATCGTCATTACATTCCGCATAAGCTTTGGCTCCTGCAATAATCTCAGGATGCGTAGTAAACACAATAGACATCATCGGAGAATCTTCTTCAGGCTCCTTTTCAAGAGCTTCGATGTAGACAATGTAAAATTTCATGCCATTATAGGCGGTATACTCAAGAGTATTCTGCATAACTAAACTCCTTGTGTATCCTGTATTACGTAGCTAAGGCTAAAATAAATTAACCCCAGTCAACCTCTTCCTCATCTGCAGGAGTTGCAGTGGACTTATTAGAACCACCCCACCAAGAAGTGTCGTTCTCAGCAGCCTTGCCGTCGAAGTCCTTCTTAGCCTGAGTATTGGCGGCAATCTTTGCCCGTGCCTCGGAAATATTGTCCTCAGTGTAAGTAGGCTCCGCATCCTTGTCGCCGGGATTCGGATCAAAGGAATCAGGATTAACACCCTCGATATACAGCTTACGAACTGCCGGAGTGCTCTGGCGCTTCATCTTATTAGGACCACCCCAGATATTCTCAGTCTCAACTTCCTCAACCTTCTGCTGATTGACGATGGGACCAAAACACTCGAAGCTAGTATAAGGCTTCAGACGCTTACGAATAGAATCAGCCAGGACCTTATTCTGAGTGTTTGCCTTATAATCAATGAAGAACTCTGCATCCTCGATGGTGTTATAGTTCACGATCTTTGCATCGACAACTACCTCATCGCACTCATCGCTCTTGCGGCAACCAGTGTAAACAATGGTCTGAGTAAACAGAGCCAGCTCCTCGAAACCCTCTGCATCGAAGTCGATTTCCTTAGAACTCAGAGAAACCTGAGTAGGAACAAAGCGAATCTGATGCTTGCCATTATAAGTGCTGTACTCGATGTTACCACGGACATACACGTTATCACCGTCATGCAGGTTCTCAGAGATCTCCTTGGCTGCATCGAAATCGGTCAGAGTCTTGTTATCATTGATAACCTTACCAGACTCATTCGTCTTCTTGGTAACACCGACCTTAACGCCAATCATATCATAGCCTTCCGGTGCAACATAAGTCAGACGATCCTTCCAAGCAACTTCCTTCTTATCCTTCTCGATACCCTTGTCCTTATCGGCACGGCGGAAAAAGTAAACCTTATCACGAGGCATACCAGCCAGATCAACATAGAAAGTGTTTTCATTGGAAGTCTGAATGCCAAAGCTCAGGACACGGCGCATAACACCACTCTTAGTCTCCTTCTCGTTATAGAAGTTGCTACGCTGGGTGCCGGTGACCTTACCAGTCATCTCAAAAGAACCACGGGTCTGAGGAAGATTAAAAATTCTATCTGCCATATCAAGTCTCCTTTATGTAATTTTGTTTCATTGATAATCACTTATGTTTCCTGCTGTCGTCTTAAATCAATTCATGCACTATTCATTCTATATGTTATCCTCCGTCTGGCTTATTGATGGCTTATATTTCATACGGCACTCGCCGTTAGAAATCGTCCTTTAAGGGATTATGTACAAACATTGCGCCGAGCACTACTGGGAGCCGTTCTGAACACTCAGGACACAAATCAAAACTCAAAAGCGAGCCATCAAGTTGGCTACCATAAGAGTATTGATGCTCAAAACTGATTCCCTGCTCGCTACCTATCGGCTTGATTTCACGACCACACCAGTTACATATTTTTTTACATGTGTTCATACGGCATCACCCCATTTTTAATATTCTCTATCACGGAACATCTTAGATTGAACACGAGTCAGTCTATTGTTCCGGCCATACTTAGGTTTAAATGCGGACTGTAGCTTATTGTTTGCATATTCGAGGTCACTCTCCAGAATCTTAGCAGCTTCTTCAATGTAATCCCGAATGGCACAATATTGGTCGCTGTTGATACAATGTGTCTTTAGATAATCAAGCATATCGACTGCCTGATTTTTCAAAAGAAGCGTATCTTCAAGCTGTGTCTTTCGCCGTTGGAAGAAATCTATGTTCAACTCTGCACCTCCTCCTTCTGCAGTCTTTCAAGCGTGGGACGAATCGTTCTCTCCCAATGCCTTATAAATCGCCAATCAAATAATTGTCCGCAACGTGGACAGAAGTTATCAAGATTTGATAGTGTGTAATAACAAACCGGGCACTCATAACGTTTATAAACGTCATCGAAAAGAGGCTCTTTGTAATCTGTTCTAAACTCATAAAGTTCAGCTTTTGAAAGAATAATTTCGAGAGCCTTTACTAAATGCTCACGAGGGCACCACTGGCCTCCTTCTTTACCAAGACGAATTTGTTTCTCTACAATTTCCTTCGCTTGGTCAAAAGTCATGTTCTCAATCTCTTTTTCCTTTGCGTGCATCCAATCTTTCATAACACACCACTTTCAGCAAATGCATAATTGTGCTTTGCATTCTTATCCATCCACGCACTCCAATCCATCTTGTGATGACACTCTGGACATTTCGGTTTAAGCTTCTCTAGCTTCGTTACACAGAACGGACAGAGATATGTGCTCTTTTCCTTCTGGAAGATAGGACTTGCCGGAAGGCTCAAGGAACCGGAATCAATGGTTACATTGATAGGAATTTTACTGTTCATCGTGCCACTCCTCAACTAATTGGTATGGTAATCGTACAACGGTTTTATCACATAACCACGGCTTTTCTTTTGTTCCAAAATTTCCAGTTTCAGAACTAATTAAAACATCTCCTAATATAACAGCCTTGTTTTCATCATAGGCTAAAGAAAGTGTATTCAGAATAACGTCTCTAATAGCTCCGTAAGTAAAATAAAGTGTTCCATCAGAAATGACCTCACTAGAAAGCATCAGTTCGGAATTAAAACCATTTTTATAATGAACAAAAATAGTCTTGTATGGCATTCCTTTCCTTGCGATTCTAACAGAATACTTATCTTCCCCATTCTTTGCCTTAAACTGTCCGTTACTAAGAAATTCAACCGGATTCATTGATTTATCACTTTCTTTCCGCAATATTTTAACGTATCCACGTTATAATTTTTCGTTATTTTCTTGCTAAAATTAGCCTTTTATGAGATTTTCTTATTACGGAATATGAGTTGCTTTGTCAACGGGCTTTTCCATTTCCTTCATAATCCGCTTGTGTTCTTCGATTGTCATGTTGTTCGGGAAGAAACACCTGTCAACCATTTCAAACGGCTTAATATAATGGTCAAGAACATCTCGTGCTTCTTTTCGTGCCTTTTCAGCACACATCTCGATATATTCTTCTTCGGTCATGTTGTAATCGGTGACACAATCGACCACCGAAGAAAACCGACACAGCAAACCGTTAGGCTGTCTTGCAATAAAAGCTCCCATTTTTATCCTCTTTGCTTTTCTGGAAAATGCTTCTTAGTTACTGCAACGCAAAAGCTATCAATTTCTGACCCCCAAATGGCAGTACCTTCACCATATGTGCTTTGAAATACTAACGGAAAGCCGCCGATCCCATCAAAAAGACTGCCAAGCGTAGGATTCTCACCGATATACGGCTTCATTTTCTGGAAAATCCAATACCACTGAGGCAATGCGATTGAATTACCGAGCGCCTTATAACGAGCTGCGTCAGAAGTTTTGTGCTTCTTCCCATTCTCATCGATCCAGTCACCGATATCGGTCCATCCATCATGGAAACCCTGTAACCGTTCATCCTCCAAAGGAGTCAAGCGGCGAACAATCCATCGTAGATTCTTCGTTTCCTTCTCTGCAATCAGGTCAGTAGCGTCCTTATAATCACGAGATTTCATCGTGCTGGCGTGTTCACTTTCCTTGTACTCACCAATGCGCTGCATTGCAAAGGCTTTCTTTTCAACGACCAGCGGCATATTATTACCGCCCGTTCCCCACTGAGCAGTACAAGTCGGACTTGTATCACCCTGCCGAGTGTATCGAGCATCCTGACTGTGACTCTCAAATACCACCGGTGAAATCTTTTGTTTTGAATTATGTAATGAGGGATTTTCTACCAAGCAAATTAGCGTCTGGTCTTGCAACGTAGAAATCGTTGCACTCAATTCAGTTTGAACCAGAGCACCTTTACCACCACCTTCACATCCAGAACGGATTTTTAGAGTGTAGGCTGCAGGTTCTGTGCATCGAGTCGAAGTCTCTCGATGGTCTGACTCCAATACTCGTCCAATTCCTTCTCTTCCAGACCTTCTTGTTCCTTCACTTTCTGCACCACCTGTGACAGAGTTCCTGGATTCCACCATTCGATCATATCCAGCAACGCTTGCTTCAGGAGTTTGGGCAAAGGTTTTCCACGCCGGGATGCTCTCACAAGAATCCCCTGACATGCTCGTGCGCTCAAATAGAATTTCTGAGGCACGTTGTCCTCCAAAATCCATGACAAGCGCGATTCTCTGGCGACGCTGGGCGACTCCCCAGTATTTAGCGTCGAACAATCTCCATGCAAGAGACCATCCATTACCGGAAATCGCTCCAGATTTTGCCCACTTTCCGTTCTTTCCTGAAGGTCGAGGAATTGAAACGTCTGGCTCGACAATGCGTGCAAATCTTTCCAACACACATCTGAAGTCTTCGCCTTTGCTTGAGCTGAAAGCTCCTCTGACATTTTCCCAGATTGCAAATTTTGGATATTCTCCATTGGTGGCCTCCCTCATTTCTGTAATCACACGAATCATTTCAAGGAACAATCCAGAGCGTTCACCAGCCAAACCTTCACGTTTACCGGCCTGACTCAAATCTTGGCAGGGACTGCCTCCTGTGATACAGGACACCGGCTCAATCTGCCATCCATGGAGTTGTGTGATATCTCCGTAATGCTTCAGTTTTCATTCCTCCTTTTCGTATCCTGTATTATATAGCTAAAACTCAGAAAATGAGCGAAAAAATAATAGACGTATCAACGTCATATTATTTCGTCGCCTATAAAACAAAAGTTCTAGCAGTTTTATGTATACCCTATTGGGCTGGTGGGACAGGAGAGATTTGAACTCCCGACCAAGCGGTTATGAGCCGCCAGCTCTGACCAGCTGAGCTACTATCCCATAAAAACCAGTTAAACAGCTGCAACTATTCAACTGGGCACCTTCCTTATAAAACACTATTGCATCTATATCATATAGACGAGGAAGGAATAACAGCGATGCACATTTCCTATATCTCGCCCCTTTCGGGGTGGTATTTCGCACAGGCGCGGCCGGGACTGACCGCTTAAAATCCCTACCCATACGAAATTGGAGCAGCGAAAGGTAGTCGAAACCTCATCCTCAGCTTGGAAGGCTGATGTACTAACCGTTATACGACCGCTGCATGTAAACCCAGCTTACAAAGCACTACTGCACTCTTACGAGCGAGCTGGGAATAATAGTAAAGGAGATCAACAAACGGTACGCAACCATTCTATGACCGTGGTGCGGATAGTGGGCATCGAACCCACACGCCGAAGCACCAGATCCTAAATCTGGCGTGTCTGCCATTCCACCATATCCGCATATTGCGCCAGCAGGGGTCGAACCTGCGATGGAGGAGTCAAAGTCCTCTGCCTTACCGCTTGGCGATGGCGCATCATATACCCAGCTTACTACGTCACACTGCTCCGTTTCCAGAGAGCCGGGAATAATGTGAGGACAATTTTTCCTTGCCCTTTCGGGCTGGTCTGAGCGACAAGGTTTGAACTTGCGGTCCCCTGTTCCCAAAACAGGTGCGATACCAACTTCGCTACGCCCAGATACAAATGCGCCCGGCGGGACTTGAACCCGCACGCCATCTCTGGCAGAAGATCTTAAGTCTCCTGTGTCTGCGATTCCACCACGGGCGCATATAAAAGAAGATCAGAAACAGCCAACCATTCGTTTTACATTCTAGTTTTCTGGCGAATCGAAGAGTATTTATCCGATAGCTAGTCGGCTTACACCTTATTTCTCTTCTTGTCTGGCTTGACGTCCTTTACCGGTATGACGTCTTTCCGGTCGCCAATGTACGGCCAATCCCCGAACGAGCTAGAACAACTGATCTTCATGGTAGGGATAATCGGATTTGAACCGATACGTCTTTCGACACTTGAGTTTGAATCAAGCGTGGCTGCCAATTTCACCATATCCCCATATTGCCGGTCTTTCCCGGCTGTCAGCCCCGCGCAGAGTATTTTCGGAGGAAGAAATGTCACGATACTTCGTTAATTATTTTAACGAAAATCACGATAAAATGTCTATTTTAGTTCAACTCTTCCAGCTTCTTCATCAGCTGGTCTACGTCCATATCTTCCAGCTCCTTGTCCTTCTTCTTTGCCACAATCTTCATAATCTTATCGCGCTGCGCCTTCTTCTCGGCTGCATCCACACGAGCCTCAGATTCAGCCAGCTTGACAGACACGATATACTTGACCAGCTCAATCTTGTTTGCCAGTTCGGTATCTTCGGCACTCTTAACAGCCAGCAAGGAGTCTTCGTCTGCGGTCTTCTTCTGACGATTCAGGGTCTTAAAAATCGCATCTAGTGCCTCGACACTCAGATCCCACAGATCTTCAACAGTCATAATACCCTTATAGTTGAAGCGATAGCGATTACGGGTTGCAATTTCAAACAGATTCTTTTCCATAATAATTTCTCCTCTTAAATAACAACTTTCAGAACCCGCTCAGTAGCGCCCTGAACCTTGACAACAAAGGAATCATGTTTCGTCTCAGAGAACCCAACGCCGGACAGCTGGTCATCTACCGACTGAACTGCCATCTGAGAACCAAGAGCCTCAAATACTCGCTTATGCTGTAACAGTTCCGCCTTCAGGAATTCATTGTAGAAGCCATTGGGCTTTTCAGGGTTAACACAATCCTTGAGCATGAAGAAGTAGTGACGGTTGCCATTACCAGTCTGTTCATCCCAGTAGTTCGGAGAGTACATCACAACAGACACAGGCACGAACTGATTGGAATTTACACCCCAGATCTCGCGGGTGCTAGTAGAACTGGGCAGCAGCTCCTTGATAGAGAATTTGCCATCCTTCAGCGTGACTTTTGCCACGGCGACATTCTGACCCTGATGCAGCGGCTTATCATAGTTAAACGAGTAGATGTTGCCATCAAATTCGATTTCAGCACGGAAACCAGTTTTACCACCACGATTAGCGTAGCAGTTTACATAGAAGCTGTACTCGCCCTCCTTCATCTTTTTGATGTCAGGCCAGGTGATATTCTCGACCGCAGCTTTCCCCTGATTAGGACAACGGATATCAACATCTAGGCGGCCATCAGTACGAGGATTCCACTTATCGCCATAATAGATATGATTCTTATCAGGTTCAATGCAATGAGCATCCTCATCGTTTTCATCCCATTCACCCGACACATCGTTCCACTGGATCGAGAAACGCAGCACACCATCCACCTTGCCGCCAGCAGCCTTAACGTTTTCGCGAATATCGCTGTCTGTCATATTACCTGTATACGCCCAACTGAAACCATTAGGCCACTTGAACATGCTCGGCGCACTCTTATCCTGCGGTGCAATCAAAGACATCATATTCTTCTCAAAACGATTCTCCATGAACAGTTCTAAGCCAGTCGCAGTCGGAAGAACATCCCTGATGAATTTATCGATACCGATTTCTTCTGCACGGCCAAACTTCTTCGGATCAATCGCAACAGTCTTAGCCATTGCCTCAAACGGATTCACAGCGCCCATCACACGAGGGGCAGCATCACGGTTGCAGAACATGATGTTGTTGATAGTAACATCATCCAGAGTGGCGAACCGACGACCCAGACTGCTCATATAGCCAAGTTCGGTGACAGTCTTCTTTGCATCTTCCAACATCTTCTTGGTAAAAATCGCCTTGGGACGCTTATAGTTTGCAGGAGCAACAACTTTCTCGAAAGCAGTAACGGCTGCATCCACGTTCATACCCTCACTCAGATTTACCAGCAAAGTACCGATAGCGGTGTTACGGATACGAAGCTGTCCTATATCGCTCCACGCCGGTGCCAACCAAACATATGCGGCCTTGTTCTCAGTCGGAGTATTGTCGTATTCGATTTTGTTAGTCTTGAATACCTTGACGGCGTTTTCAAATTCCTTACCACGATACAGACTATTCTGTGCAATCAGCTCCAGAACAGTATCAACAGCATCCATGGTCAGTTCTTCCAGAGAACGCTTATATACGTTTGCGGAATCACGCCACTGAGCCATCTTGGTAGCAACGTCATCAGGCCGCACAATGAAACGCTGCGGAATCTTGACTGCGAAATGGTCCCAAGTATGCACATCCTTGTGATTTTCATCGTACTCGTAGTTCATCTCGGTGCCGAACATATCGCCAGAACCAATCATATTGCGACTGACAAAGTACGGATTCACAATAGTGCGGCTCTTCACATAAGCATCCATGGCGTCCACAACAGGCTGATACTTGACAGACTTTGCATCAAAATCCCACACAGTAATCATTTTTCCATCATCAAACGCTACTAGCTTGCCGATATTCTTCACGAAACGGCGGCAGCAGGAACAGTCATACTCGCGCCGTTTACGGAACAACTCATTCGTGCCAGCCGGGAAGCTGTCGAGATACAGATTGTACAGTTCATCCTCGTCTGCATCGGTGATAAACAGAGGGTTTTCGCCCTTCACCATCTCATTGAAGTGGTCTTGCAGCAGTGCACGAAATTTCTTGAAATCAGACATTGTTATCATTCTCCATTCAAATAGTATTTTATGTATCCTGTGTTATATAGTTACAATGTTAAAATCAAGGGGCCGAAGCCCCCTGTTTTTAATTTTTGTGGAAGTATTCGATCCAGCCCTTGTATCCTTGCCGGAAACTAATGTAGGCAACCTTGCTGCACTTTCTTCCGATAATGTCCGCAAGAGGATCTTTACCATTTCCGAAACTAAGTTCTGCAAGATTAAATTCTGGATGAGTTTTACAGTAGTTATAAACCTTGACATACTCGCCGTTTCTGGTCAGATGTCTTCGATCTAAAGCCTTTGAATGATATCTTCTTTCGAGAATATCATTCAAGCGCGTGAAATAACTATGAATTGTGTTTGTAGACATTCTTGAATCACTGTCTGCACCAGTTCTATCCTCTGTTTTGCGAAGGATGTAATCACCATTTATGACATAAAACGTTCTGTATCCACCCATATTTGGAGCATCGTATTGTTTCATTTCATAACACTGCTTGATGATATTCATCAATCTCGCGTCAACACCGGTCTTATTCAAAACAGTACGTGATTCAAAGTCAACATCGTTAATCGTCAGATTAGAAACTTCTTCAGAAGTAAGGCCAATCCAGTACAGCGCAGCAATCACATTCATACGAATCTGATATGGTTCTTCATACTTATCCAAGAAATCAACAAACTCATCAACTGACGCAAAATACTTGTCCTCGTACATATTGTCTGAACTCACATCGCTTTCCGAGAATTCAGCTAAGTCATACATGCTCGCTCGATCCTCACTTTTGATGTACCCTGTAATTATCGACTTTACATTTCTGAACGACCGACTTGAGTTCACCCAATTGTATTTAGCAAACATCTTTACAAAATCATCTTTTGTAAAGTCAAACAACTCATACCCATGTTCAGCCTCATAGTCCATAACGTGACGCAGTGTCGATATAACAAACTCACCGCTTCTATCAGAATACTTTTCGGCAAAAGCTTTGATTTTTTCTTCAGTAAGCATAGTGGCACACTCCTTCTTATTATGTAGTGTACCATTAAACCTGAGAACAAATCAAGCAAATGCGGCAAAATTCTGAAAATCTATAGTATGTTGTACGCCACTCAGGAACGCTGCGAGCAAAAACGGTTCATCCTTGCATCTTGCCATTGCGATCATATTCATCTGACACTCCGACAAGACACCAAGTTTCTTGATGAACTGTCCTTTGTTAAGTGTATCAGTCTCTTCGCAGAGAACGATACTATCAACCTCTAGGAACTCACAGTCTTCCTTTGAGAGTAGAACATGAACCGGAGAACGCTTATACGTTCTTGAAGATAACGGATTCCCCTTGATTGTTGGGCTGAAGAGGTTACGCTTGTTGTTACTTGTCACAACGAACGGTCGAATGCCGCGCTGCTGATGACCTGTCGCATTGGATAGATCAACCAACCAAACCTCTCCGACCTTTGGGTCAATATTGTTATCCATAGTCATTCTCCTCTACAATGATGTAGCTCCGTTCCATAGCTACATTATACAGGATACAATTACAGAAGTCAAGAGGTTTTTGAAAATATTTTTAGTGCCCGTACAACTCAGGATTCTCTGATACGAACACACTGGTATTATCGAAGATCATCTCATACGCTTTCTCTGCACAGCCAGACCTAAGTTCAATTCTCCTTACTTCATGGCATTTTTGTCGCAACTCGATGTGACTCTCATTTCCGAAGAACCCCACGCCATTAACAATCCCACCCGTCTCTACGCCAATGTCGTCAATCTTTTTGCAGATCATGTGAATATCCACACCATTACAAACAAAGCAGACCCACACTCGCTTTTTTCTTATGTACTTTAAAAAATCATCAACCCGTATAACTTTCAAAACCTTTCTATCGCTCATCAAGAATAACCGCCTTCCGCTCACACAAACAACTTTCAAGATATATTATACACAGCCTTTTGTTTTAGTCAATATATTACACATCTTTTTGTTGTATTATTTATCAAAATTTTAGATGATGCCATTCACTCAGCATCATCCACAACCAACTTCGAATCATAATAGAACCTATGTGCGCCAAATTGTCCAGCAAAGGTTGCTCCACGCTCGTGCCAACTGCCGGGAGCTGCAGTCGGGGTTACAAACCATTGAATAGGTTTGTTTGAAATTTTAGCACCATAGTCAAACACCATAGAGACAGCCAGCTCATTCTCTGCCGTAACCTTCCTATTATATAAGGAACTATAACCATACTTCTTAAAGACCTGCTGGATGGTTAGACCATCAAGTACAGCGGAATCATAAAGACATTGAGCAACGGCCATCTGGCCTTCCAAACTGTCAGCACCTGCTTCACAAGCAACAATCTGCTCTGCAAGAGCACGCTCATCATCAGTGAGTTCATGTTTACCCTGGCTAAAGTTCACCACCTTCGTCTCAACGATTTCCTTTACAAAAATTGTAGGTTCATCGTTCTCATCTTCTTTTGTTGCCTGCGTAACATTATGAACTGATTGATCATTATAATATGTATATGTGCCTCCAACTTCAGTATTCGGTAACGCTTTTATTACTAAATTCCCTGCCAGCAGGCACATTATACACACAATAGCAACGCTTTGCTCACGATTTGTTAACAACTTATTAGTGATAAATAAAACCTCCTCTCAACTTTCAATCTCCCAATCGCCTGCATTAAACTCAGTTGATGGATATACACAACGATCCGACATGAAGCACATGATATTCTGCCCTGTCCCATAAAAATCATAATCAATAACTTTCATTGTGTCCCCGTCTTCGGCCATAATAGTCTGTCCAACTTTTAAAACATCAAAAGTTTTCATAATATCACTCCTAAAATATTGGTTTTATCAATTACGGTACAAACAATCCGCATCATAATCCAGATATTCCGTCACATTGTCTTCCAGCAGCATAAACACCATTTTTCCAAACATCTTGTGTGCAGAGTCCATGATTGCTGCGGCCACAGAGTCTGTTTCATCCCACATTCCAAGAACATCCAGAGTCTTATTAAATGGACCACTCGGCTTATTATTTACGCCATGCTCAAAATCATACAAGTCATAACACAAAGCCAAAAATTCAGTTTGACCCAGATTATTGTCAATGTACTGTTTTGCACGCTTAAACTTATCTCTTTTTACCCTTCGCTTCGTTGTAGCCATCTCCTTTTAGTTAGCTTTTCACCAATCGGCCTTCGCCATCCATTTCGATCTTGCGAATCGATGTCATATCAATCACATCGGGGTTGCACACTACCCAGCTCTCGCAATCATACGAGTATAAATTGGACACAGTAAACACTTCGCCATTATCTAATCGTTCCTCATTCATTATAAAACGACAAGACATAACCGTTTCTCGACTAAAATGAACTGCGTCATAAAGCTTAACAATCTTGTCCCAATCTATAAATCGTTTGTTTTGACTGCAAATTAAAGCACATCCAGGAAGCGAAAGGCACCCAAAGTTCTTCAACAGTTTGACGAAATCATAACGAGTATCAATATCTAAAACTCTGGCGTTAGAATTTAGCTCGTATGCGATTCCATTGCAGTATATAGAAGTGGCAAAATCGTTTTCAAAAACAAACATCGCCCAATCACTTACATAATTGTAATTTGGAGTAAAAGTTGAACCCCACAAACCTCCTACCGGCTTATTCAAGAACTGTGATTTTTCTGAATTATGAGGAATTTCAAATTTGTCTTTATCAAAATTGTCGATACCTAATGTTAGTATCACCGAAGTCATCTCCTATAAAAGATTAGTTTTATCTGTTAAGCAGTTCTTTGATGTAAAGCGTCTCAAAACTTTTCAGATGAGGATACTCGTTTCGAGCCATCTTCTCTGCCTGTTCTTCAACACTCAAAATGCTTTCAAAGTCATCATCCACATCAATAACATAGCACATACATTCATGGTCGTGTTTATCATTCCAACCTTCAAAAAGAGCAACGAACTTTTTCATAATGTATTTCCTCCGTAGAACTTGGTTTTACAAGCTTCTTAAATGTTTGTATAGTTCAACTTTTCCTTGGAGCCAGACTGCTTCGTCAGACGATTTGAGATATACAGAGTAAATTTCGTTTGGATGTTCAAAGATTCTTTCGACTTTCTTTGCCGTTTCCCGGTCTACTAATACGCCCATTATTATCTCCTTCTAAATCTTAGTTTTTATCGTTTTTTTTAATTTCTTCTTCAACCACAATGTACGGAATGTTCTCCAAAGATGATCTAAGTAACGCAATCACCGCTCTGCTAGATTTTCCGTCTGCCAATTTTGATACATCTTTTAGCTTTTTTAAGACATCTTCTCGCTTCACATACTTACCCATTATGATTCTCCTTAAATCTCAGCTTTTATCAAAAATCAGAATGCAGCACAACCGGGGAACGACTGTCTACATCACAGAACACGCACTCCCATTTTGGAGATTCCTCGTAATATTTATAGTTTCCTTGCGGTTTCCATGTTAAAACTAAAACATTTTTTTGACTGCTATAATAAGCAGCATTCACCTCTGTTGCATCACATTCCCAGCCGCTATCCGTTTCGATAAAAACATCACTTGGTAGCTTTTCCAGAATCTTAATTAACTCTGTAGCAATCATATAAAACTCTCCTAGAACTTAACTTTTATCAGATGTCTTTCCACCATTCCGAAATATCTCTCGAATCAATTTCCAGCTTTGTTGTGGACTCACGAAAACAACCGCATGAATTATCCCAAGATACAATGGCAATATCCGTTTCTTTCTTGATCTCATACCCATAACGTTTATGAAAATATAAACTCAAAAGATACGTCCTCCCGTTTTTGAAGTATTCTGGAATTGGTTCATCAATAATACTGACCCACATATTTTCTCCTAAATTCTTAACTTTTATTATCTCTGTGTTCCATCACCCGCTGCTCACTCTGAGCGTCAGCAATAGAAGCTACTTTCATCATCTATACACAAGCATAATGTCAGCTCCCATAAGCAAAATTATCATAATCCACATTATATTAACCTCACATTTCTTTTGGTTTGTCCATTTCGCGTTGAGGTTGTCTCAAGCATACACCACACGAAGATATTATTCAACACAATTATCAAAATTACCAAAATTTTACTAATAATCCTACGTCATCAATAGTTATATCATCGATTTACACATCCTTTTGTTAAGTATCCACAAGAACCCGGATTTTATCGACCATTGTGTATTGCATTTTCGATCTTGCCATTGATAGAATCGATTTCACGCATCAGCCTACAGCGATAGTTTCCGTTCTTATTAAGTCTGAAACACAAATCCTCATCGTCACTCTTGTAACCAATATAGCATCCAGACCGACACAAGCTCGTCGCATCAAGCGCATCTTGTATAACTCGTGCTTCATTGAGAGTCAAATCAATCTTCATTGTTGTTCACCACCTTTATTCTTCTGCCTTTCCACCAACTCCGGCGATAAACACCCGATGCTTTCCATTCTCGTCACGCTGCCAATCACCACCAAGCATCTCAATCGTATTCAAGACTGTATGGTAAATCTCAACGAAATCCATTGCCTTTTCTTCATCTCCAAAATCATTGGTATGAATCCAACGCCAATTATTATCCAACCAGCTGACAACTTTCATAACACCAGCCCGCAGTTCTTTTTCTTTCGTGTTTGTCATTTTTTCACTTCTTTGTTTTACATATCCTGGTTCACAGCATTCCATACCTCAGTCGAAATCATGTCGTTCTCATCGGATAGGCGATTGATCCAAGCATTGAGCACTTCACGGTACACTGTCATATTTGGACAAAAATGACTGTTGGTGAATACCGGCATATCGTCATTACACAGAATTCTCATGATGGCAGCGCACACCGCTGCGGATCTCGATACGCCAGCAGCACAATTCACACAGAACCAATCGGTCTTATCTGCTTCGTGGTCATCCAAGACAAATTTCACAATATTCCTAGCTTGAACATCCGTAATACATGTACCTTCTAAATCAGTAGTGCAATCATCAAACTTTAACGGCAGAAAAGTAATATTACCCTCACACTTATGGAAATCAATATGATGACCATTAGCTTCAGTGATTGAGATAAACCGAATCCGTTCAAAATGTGGCTGTCGGATAAAGTCTTCTGCATCTTCTGCACTCATCACCGAGAATTTCCATTTTCTTCGATACATAGTAACAATCATTTAATTTTCCCTCCAAAGAATTTAGGTTTTATTGGTAATTTTCTCTCGAATACCATTCATATCAAGAATAGTCCTCGTAAACTTCGTATCGTTATACAACTGTGCCTTTACATCATCTCTTTTTAGTTCAAGAAAACTTAGGATTTCCGCACCAGTAAAGCCATCGTTATTCGCATCACATCTAAGACTTCCATCACTAAGTTCTGTCCAAACTACTTCGTACTTCTTCATAAAATTAACCTCCCTTTCATCAAAACACAAACGGATTACTATTCACTGTTATTATAAGTGCCACATTCAAAACAAACATCATAAATGCGGTCATTTTTATCACCTCAATCTCTAAATTCAATATCTACAACAATGTTTTCTGGCGCTGTCATATACATTCGTGCAAGCCGTTCTATCATTAGTTCCTTATCTCCTAATTTACTTTCTCGTAAAATATACGAAGCAACTCGCTTACCTCTGTACAAGAATACAGCCCAAGCACTCCTTCTTAGCGGATTTGAAACACAAATCACTCCATTGCCTCCTCCAGAGAAGTAGTCACATCACCAAAATCAAAGTCCAGAGCATCAATCATATCATTCAGAGCATCCACGGCATCAGACAGATTTGTGCAAGCGTTATCTGCTTTGTCGTATCGCTCACTGCCCTGCAGGTTCTCCGGCATATTGTCACGATACTCTTCTTCTTCCCACTGGATATCCTCAACATCGGACTTTACACTTTCGACCTCAGACACAAGCTCGTCCAGCTTCTTACGGATGGAATCAAAACGGTCAATGGTCTGCTTAATAGCTTTTCTACGAACGTTATTCATTTTCAAATCTCCTCTCAATCCACGATACCAAGCTTGCAAATATTTTTCGGATCAGTGATATAACCAAAAGTCAATGTATTACGCAGATACCCCTTGTACTCAAATCCACGGTCACGAGCTGCCAAACGACACACATCTCGAATCGCAGATTCTCTTGGCCAAGAGATACCAGCCAGCTGATACTTCCACTGAAGATCTCTCAGCTTCTGCCACTCAATCACAGGCTTCTTTTCGTTCTCAAAACATAAACCGTTCTGCACGGCATACTTCAGAGCATCACACCGCTTACTCTCTTCCGATGTACAAGTTCCCCACTCATTTTCCAAACGACGATACGCCCTATCAAACGGCGCTTGCTTCACTGCATCAATACCAAATGCTGCACCAAGCAAACCTAAACCAAGTAACAGTCCCATAATTTAAACCTCAATTCACGCTGTTTCCAGCTCTCTTTTAACCAGCGGACGACGCTTTGTTGCATTTTTTAGCCAATCGTTTCCACTAGGAACTTGTCTATCCACTCTTGTATTACGACCACCACCTATCGGACACACTCGACGGTAATCATCAACAGTCTTGCAGCCAAGAGATTCGGCTTCATCCAGTGCTTTTCGCACATAAGCCCATGTGCTACCGCCTAGATCAGAGCACTTTCCAATCACGGCAAGAACAAGTTCATCGCCCATGCGCTCAACATACCCATTCAAAGCCTTCTTTCCTGTGGCACCAAGTTTCCCGATATTCTCTCTAAATACATTCTCGATAGATTTCGTCGTTGTCGTCTCATCACAAGACGAAGACGATATCTTATCTTTTTCTTTCTCTTTTTCTTTTTCTAGCTTGCTTTTGCTTACACTTGTTTCACTTTGCTTGCGTTTGCTTTCGCCACCAGCTTTTCCAGAAATACGCTTACCTTCGATGTATTCAGCATCTTTAATTAAATCTCTCTTTATAGCAGGCCACACATACCGCTCATTTCCGTTGAGTTCAGGCTCCGTTCCAGACGATTTATATTTCATCATCGCCAGTACCAAACGCCCCACCTCAGCAGCACTAAGTGGTTCAAAGTAGCTCTCATAGGTATCCCAGATTTTAATATAAGTATCAGCCATCATACACCTCAAGAATTCTCACTATGAGTATTCACACCATAATTGATTCCAGAGTAATATCTCTCATCCACTTCTGAATCAAGACCAATATAATGAAGAGTGATTGCCTGACTACTATGATTCAAAGCGTGCTGAAGCCATGCCAGAGCCATAACATCATCACGGTGCTGTACCATAAACTGATAACCGAATGTCTTACGGCAACTATGTGTTCCAAGATTATATGGAAGAGCCATATCCTTTTGAACCTTTTTCATAATTCGTCCAAAACTATCCACATCAAGCGGCTCCCCGGCTACCTTTGGATTTGCCTCGTGTGTATACATAATTCCAGTCTTTTTACTAATTGATGTCCCGCCTGTGCTCCTCAATGAATTGCGAGAGCTTCCTTTACATGACGGGAAAAGCCAATCGTCATAATGGAGTCTTGCTTTATCAATATAAGTAGAAATCACTTCCAAAGCAGATTCTGGAAGAAAAACAATACGGTATTTTCCAGTCTTCTTTTCCTTCATTCGTATCTTTGCATTTGCATTTACTTGCAACTTTCCATTTACCCTCTGTGTTGTAACATCTGAAACCTTAAAACGAAGCAAATCGCTTGCACGAAAACCAGTACATACACCAACATTAAACAAACACCAATCACGGTACATCCCACGATTCCAAAAATATTCCGAAATTCGTTTAATATCCTCTACATCTTTAATAGGTTGCACCGTTCCATTACAAGCTTCCTTGCGTTTGATATTATAGTTTTTCACCTGGTTATGCTTCACTTTTGGGGTAGGATCAACCTTTGGCAGATTAAACTCAACTGCGTTATTTTCGTTTTTCTCAGGTACTGCGTTCATATTTGCATCTCCTTTAAATTCCATATTTTAAACAATATTTACCATAGGACAATCCTTCTGCGTCTGCCATTTTTGCAATTTCAATAAATGTCGGCTTATGTTTCTTTTTATTTTTACATCTAATATCCTTTTCTCTATCCACAATCTTTCTGCAATTATCGCAATAAAGCTTTCCACACTTTGGCCCATACCACGTGACACCACATCGTTTGCACGTTATATTTCCATATTTCATCATGTTCTTATACCTCAAATTCATCAATCTTCCAGTGGTGACGATAATAATTTTCACCACTACAAACAACAGATGCTTCCGCAGCTTCGCACCATGTTTCATCATCACTCACCGGTTGTAAATCATTCTTGCTTTCATTAAACAGGAATACCATTTTATCAATTGCTTTGATTCTATCCTTTGTGACCATAATCACATTATCTTCAGCGTAAAAATCGCTAGAATCAATACATTCATGTAAAATATAGACCTTCATTTTTATGTACCTCAGTTCTTTTCGAATAGATCATTACGAACTTTGGAAGTAAACTGACGAGTGTCAAGTTACTCAATAACAGTCTCTTACTCATTCTCCTGTTCTTTCATCAGCTGCTTTACAGCCTTTTTAAACAGTGCAAGATTCTTTTCGTTTTCGATAAACACCTTCGTCTTCGGATTTGGTGCTTTACTATGAGCTTTCTCATAAGCAATAAACAAATTATTCATCTTCTTATAACCAATACACTCATAGATTAGTGTATAAGTGTGCTTATATTGTGGCTTGTCACCAAGTTTTTCCGCCAGAGGCATCATGATCGGGAAAAGAATCTTCGCCGTCTCACTCTGTTTCTTAGGCTTCTCATTAACAACTTCCTTGGCTTCCACCTCAACCACGGGAGCATCGTTCACATTTACCTCAGGAACTGCTTCAATGGTCTTCAAAACAGGACGAAGTTCACTCTGGTTCTGATGCAGACGTTCAATAGATGCCGCGTACATATCTGCAACAACAGCGCCCATAACGGATTTCCAAGTGGAGTCCTCTTCGATAATATCAATCGTAGAGATTTTCCCACTACGATTCGTTCTCTTAATATACTTTGCCCGAGCATCTTCCAAAACGAAACCATAATTACGATTCAGATATTCATAAACCTTGTGAAGCGTTTCCTTATTTGTGTAACCTTTGGTATTTGCAATCACACCAATCTTGCTATACAAATCTTTACGCCATTCACTCATTTCGTCCTGAAAAACATTGCGAGGAGTATAATTCTTAGCGCGAATCGCGTTATCCATCTGCTTGTCCTTAATCTGATGGACACACTGAGATACGCTGCTAATCACATTCAGTGCTTCATTGCTAGTGGCACGAGCTTCCTCAATCTGTTCACTAAGATCTTTGCGAGTGGAGTTGAGTTCACTCTGAAGGCTTTTCATGCTATCAAACAGAGCGTGAAGTCTTACATCAATAAATTCTTTACTCAGTGCAGCATCCATCTTAGGAGTAGCCAGAACAGAATCACCACGCATCAAAGATTCCATAATGTCCCAGCAGAAGTCCATGAACGCATCAGCCTTCGGCTGACGAGAGAAGCGGCAGATTTCCATAACACCACGCAAACTGTAACAAATAATTTCACGCTCTTTCGCGATTCCACCTTCAACTGTCGTCAAATTGACGACAGTTGATAAGGAGTCAAGACGGTCTGCATTACGCTCATGAATCTTTGCAATGTACTTCCGAGGTTCTTTACATTCCAGTGCTCGCCCAATCTGTTCACGGGTCATGTAATACTGGTGTTTATCATTCTGGTACACGTCCACATTCAGTGCGCCGAAGGGCTTAGAGATTATTTTGGTCATAGAATTGTTAGTGGTCATTTTGTTTTACTCCTTTGTATTTCATTTTTTTTAGAAGATTAGAAGAACTGTTTTATCAAATCGTGACATAATACCATCCAGTATACTTATCTACACATCCCATTCTCTTATCTTCTTCTGGATCATAAAAACCGGTAGCAGATATTGCTCGTCCAGCCTTTTCATCAATATAATCAGCAACCTTCTGTGCATCTTCATATGTTTTGCATAGAATATTCTCACCATCACACCAACGATCACAACCATCTTCTGGACAACAAGGCATATTTCTTACAAAACGATTCCAAACATCGAAAACATGATTTTCAAATTCACTCATAATCGTCACCTCAAAACTGATACTTCCAAAACAACTTTGCATTGCCGGTAATGCTCTGCAAATAACCAATATATTCATTAAAGGAGCACACACCCTTCATTTTCATCTTGCGTGCTTCCACAGCTCGTGCAGCAACCTTTGAATCATAATCAACGGCATCAATAAATGCGCTATCAACCATCATCTGCTCAAACATCTTAATATCATTGACATCCATATCTATTACTCCTCACACAGATTCTCAATTTTACGGCTCTCCTGAAATCCACGCCACGTCCAACTCATCTCAGAGTTTCCAACCGTTGCGCACAGACCTTCCTCGTCAAAGAACACGTCGAAATCAGGATAATCGGAATATGTAGCACGGCATTCTTCAGCATCTTGCCTTATGTAATTCATTACTTCTTCCTCACTCTTGAAAAATTCCGGCTCAAAAACTTCACCTACGTCACTGCATTCAATAACACACCAAATCTCGTTACACAATTCCATTTTAATATCCTCCTTATTTAATATCCCACCAAGCACAAATAGATGTATCAGGAACATAAACTTTAGCGATATGAAAACCGCCATAAATAAGCTTTGGCTCGTAACCTTCGCAGAGTAAGTCAAACATTGTTACTTCGATATCCGCATCAACAAGATTCAAAGCACTTGTCATAGTTTTACATATTATACACTCTTGTCCTTTACCCCATGTATCGCAATAAATAACAGTTATATCTTTTCCCATTTCTTAAGACCTCGATTTTATTTAATTTCAATATTCATTTTGCTAAATAAAAATTTAACAGATTCTTCAATTGCATCAATAGACCAAACATTAGGATTACACACACCAAGAATTTTATCGCCAGAAGCATTATCACGTGCATCACAAAAATGCCACCAACTATTATCGCCAGCATCATATTCATAATAAACATCCACATCAATTTCGGAGTGACCATCTACATGATATTTAATCTGATCTTTATCATTAAATGTATCCGGTTTGTATCCACGTCCATTCCATCTACATGGGTTCATCTTGCGAATAAAATCTCTTGCAATTTCATGTGCAGTCATAACTCTCACCTCATGTCGTCATAATTGAAATCTGCCATACGCTCGTCCTCGTTATCAAAAACCTTAATCAAATCCCACGGATGAAAAGTTTTTCCATCGACTGAGCTAAATGCAAATGCAGTCATGTGCCCATTTTTATCCGTTGAAGTCAAAATAATAATGTACCCAGACCTTGTTTTAAATTTGAAGAAATTTCTATTGAAGCAACTTTTCATCATAACGTTCACTCTATCAATTCTCCATCTTCGTAATCAAAAACATAGCAACAATCTTCGCGGCCTTTCTTATATAGATCAGTCCGAATCTTATCATTTTCTGCATCCTGTTCAACAATTGTAATCAAATCGTTCCATGAAAATGTTTCCCCGTCTTTCGAGTAAAAAATTCCCATTCCTGGATAGCTTTCTTTATCTGCCGATTCCGTAGCAATCAGCCAGCCATCATGAATTTTGACTTTGAAATCATGTTCATCAACATTATACATATATCTTTCTCCTTTATATTATTATCTTATCTTCACCAAGCGTTTCGGTTTCATACGTTGCATAGACAAGCTCGGTCAGTCTGCTGTAACACGTTTTCATCCAGTCAATCTCTGCATCACGCAGTTCTTTTGTTGGATATATTTCATGTCCTCTATATGTATCGCCGTACATAAAGTGTCTGACAGAGTATTCAAGATGATAATACATTATCGTTTTTCCAACTCCTCACACACTTTTACAATGATAGCCAAACCTGTACGCCGAAAATCTGCATTGTAAGGATTTTGTGCTTGAATATCTAAATGGTATAGCAATTTTTCCAAATCAGAGCTATATTCAACGCCTGCTGTTTTACAAAGGACCTCAGCCATCGCTTGAGTGTCGTATTTCATAATAAAACTCTCCTTTTACATCAGTTTGTCAGAAATATCAAACGCTTTCCAAACCCAGCTGTATTCATCTGTATTTACAGAAGCAGATAGGCCATCATTTCTAATATTAATATTTGCTTCTGGCAGATCACAAATATTTCTATAGCATTCAGTTGCATCATCCTTAATAAATTCTGCTGCTTCTTCTTTGCTATCGAAAAAATCAGGCTCAAAAATTTCACCATCACAACTACACTCAATAACGCACCACATAATATTCTTCCTTTTACACACTCACATTCTCGTAAATCCAGCCAACGCCTTTACTATGGAACTCATCTACCCAATGAAACCATTCATCCTGTGTGAAATTGTCAACGGGAAAGCCTCTCCACTTCTGATCAAGAACTAATTCTCCACGTTCGTTTTCAACCCATGCAAAATCAGTGTTCTCCTTCCAAAGACGTTCAACAAATTTGTCACAATCATCTTTATTTTCTCTTAGTTTTAACATCCATTGTGCAGTAAGATATGTGCTATCAAAAGACTCTGCGACAGCACATGGACAGTTCTTACAAGACTTCTCAATGCATGACCAACAAGGCCCACCGTTGTAACTCATACTTTAAACCTCATAACTTTCTTCCAGACAATCAATCAAATCTGCTACATACTCACCGATCTGATCACAATTTACATTTTTGTATTCCGCACCAGAATTTCCATTATCGCTGATATAGACGTTAAATAAACCCTTTCCAACACGTTCAATATCAATGTCAATATTCATCTTCATGCTTTTACACCTCATTGAGAATATTTTCATCCGAAAATTTAAACGATATTATACTTTACAAACCAAATATTCAACTCATCTTCCGACATCGAATCGATTGCAATATCCACTCGGCGTTCAATAACATCATCATCCTCGTCTTCATTCAGTTTATAACCAACAAAGTTTTCAATTGTATCAAATCCATCCATAAAAAGCTCACGCTTCAGAAGTTTAATTTTTTCCATCATATTTTTATCCATTTCCTCTCATAAAATAAAATTATTATAGGTTTTCCAAAATTTTAAGATATTCAGGGTAAAGATCATCAATAATAACTTTCTTTTCCATATCATCCAGCTCACCGTTCATAAACGCCTTGCTCTGTTCTTCATTTTCAAGTTCTAGGTACGTCCAGATACTTTCGATTCCGATTCCATTTCCATGGACTACTTCGCCATTTTCATTGATATGCGCATAGATTTCCCAGACCTCGCAACCGCGATCCTTAGAAGAACATTCACTGTAATCAATTTCAGTGCCGTTCTCCATAACCTTTTCGGCAAACTCTTCCGCTGTAAGTTTCTTCATGATCCATGCCTCCTTAAATGTTATCAAAGTTATAAGTAACAGTAACAACTTTCTCTGCTTCACCGATATTACACCGATCTTCCTTTAATGCTGTTTCGAGACCACATCCAGCGCTGTATGCAATACCATTTTCAAACACATCAGTACCGATAAATCCAAATGCCCTATCGATTTCTTTCCACTCTCCGTGTTCTTCTCGATAAAGTGTATAGCCGTAGTTTTCACCAGAAAGATAATCGCTGTAAATCTCAACTTCATCACGCATGATTCGTTCCGCTTCGTTTTTGGTCTCATCAGAACCATCTATAATAGCGATTACAATCCAGCCAACATTGCTATCGTCCCATGAACCTCTAAACCGTGTGTCGCAATCCATAGACAAGCCAGAGTGGTCATGTAACCAGAGTGGAAGCCATGCAATATGTTTTTCGAGAAGGATCTGACAATCTTTAATAGAAAAATCTCCACGAACATATGTAATGATTTCGTTATATTTCAATCCAACACACATCGGATTTTCCGAAACTTTTTTATCAGATAGAATTCCAATATCACAGATTGCATAGCGTTTTTCATCGATATAATTTTCATCGACAACAACACAAGTATCTTCCAACTTCATATTTAGAAGTGCATCCAGAATTTCTTCATCAGAACAATACTTGTAAACCAGGTCATTCCAAAACTCTTCCGGTGTTTTTTCATCAATCTTATCACCCAGATTGTATCGAGAATGGAAACAGGCCATTGTGGAATCATGGTCATCCCACCAACGAGGATTATTATCTGCTTCATCATCGTGCTGGATATGCAAGCAATACAGATTATCACCGTAGATCCACTTTATGATTTCATTGTCGTAGCAATACAGGTTTTTCATATCTAAAATCTCCCTTTTACAAAATGATTCCGTAATTCTTCATTTTTTCGATTATTTCAATAGACTTTTTAATTCCGTTTGCTTTGCCATAATACCATGTCATTCTCTCTTCATCGCTTTCTTTTAGTGCAGTGTAAGCAATATCTTGGCAATAAGAATATTCGTCCTTCAAGGCATTGATAATCTTTTCAACATCATTCATAGACATTCACCTCTTATGCACTAGCCTTTTCTTCAAAAGCGTACCAATCAGACCAAATCTTATCGACCTCTCCGTTCTTAAAACCGTTCTTATAATCGGTGAACTCAACATAATAGTTACTGGTCCACTCATTCAGAGCGTGTTCATAGATAGCTGCAACACCACGCTTTGTTTCAACAACAAAACTATCAACCAAAACACCTTCGACATAAGCACCAGTGTGTTGTGCTTTATTCTGGTGCATCCAACAGCCAAGAGCACCCGCATTAAGATAAAAACGAGTCATAATTTATTCCACCTCCATAAGTCTATTAGCTAATTCTTTCAACATTTCTTTAATAGCATCAGCGTCGTCAATAAGTTCTCTGACACTAGAAGGACAACCGCCTTTACCACGATGCCCCACCCACATCTCTGCGTGCTCATCAGCATCAAAATCACAGGCATACTCATAAACTGATTCAGGAAAATTTTCAACCTCCACACAAACGATTAAGTCCTCTCCTGCTGGAGAATAATTTTCAATTTCAACTCTGCCATCACCTGTATAGTCACATACGCGCCAATCCAGCGATTCCAAAACATCAATATATTTAGGGTGAATTTTCATAACTCATTCTCCTTTACTCTGCAATCACCATAGCAAGAACCGGCTCACCAGAACCTTTCAATTGAAGTTCCAGAATATCGCCATCATCCACGATTTCACACTTGTTTAGATAATCCTGAAGAAAGAACATCTGACATTCCTGCCAAAAGATTTCTTTCGGATCTTCATTCTCTCCTACGAACACATTCTTGTGATGAAAAGATTCATTCCAAACCCAGCCTTCACCATCAAAACAAGCGTGAACTTCCCTCAGATCCCACATGATCAGTCCTCCCCAAAAATATGACGCTTGTTAAGGTCATCACGGATAATATCTTCAATTTTATTTTTGGTATTATCATCGAGTTCTCCGTAAGGAGCATTATCAAGATAATAGAAGTAAATTTCATCTCCAAGATCCTTGTACATGACACTCACATAAAATCCAGCTGAAATTCCATTCAGTAAAGCATATCCAATACCGTATACTTCTGAATAATTGTTGCCCATTAAATCCCACATAGTTAATCCCTCCAAAAGTTGAGTTTCTTTTTGATTGTCATCTCAATTTCGTCTTTATCACCGTCAGATAGAATCTTATTATCGTACTCGGAATAGCAAAACATAATGCTACGGCCATTATATTTATACATAACCATTGCTGTTTTTAATTGTTTGTCACGAAAAAAGGTTGCGCACCCAATCCCATATTTTTTAGAATATTCATTTTCAACTAAATCCCACATTTTATCACCTCAAAATCCCCTTGAGCATCTTTACCATACCTTCATAATCTTTATCATCTGCACCCAGCATACGAACCGTCATATCAAAATCAACTGTCTGGCAATCACTGAAATCGTATTGTTCGATATCGTTGCTACAAGTGTCAGGGTAATGTTCTTCGAGCCTGTCTTTCGTACAACAGTCACAGAATGTTCCAGAATAATAATCACTGGCCGACTCACCTGTTTTCATGTACACACGGATACCATCTGTGACAATCACTTTAGCGAACCGCTTCATATCTTCTGGCGTAAAGGTCTTATCCATGACATCATACGAATAGGTCATGTAACAAGTTTTATTAGGCTCATAAATATCCTGTTCCTTATCTGCACCAAACGCTCTAGCGTATCCACCAGCCCATCCACCACAAAACACAAGAATTTCTTTTCCTGCTTCGATAGCTGCCATATATTCCTCTTCAGGAATCGCTACAATTCTTCCGTTAGGAAAAATAAAGCCTTCAAATTCTCTCATATTATTACCTCATTTGCTCTTTTGAAATCTATTATAGAAAGATTTTTCTAGCTCCCAGAGAAATTTTTTCTGCGCCGTAATTTTATCAAGAACTATTTCTTTACAGTTGTTTAATTCAGGTTTCCCACTTGTTATTTTAATGATAGTGTCGATACTATGATTTAACGTGTCTTCCCATTCATCGAAAAAATTCATTATGTTATTGAAAACATTCTCGTCCATATTAAACACCCATTCCTTTATAGCCCATCATATGTAAACCTTTATGCTTCTTACGACGCATATCATAATAGATTGCTACCGTATTTTTCGGCATATTGTTTCTGAAATACTTTTCTTTGTATTCACACAATCTCTTATACTCGTCACTTTCACGATGAGCTTTCAGCTTTTCGCAATGGTCGTGGCAACCAGGATAACGCTCCGGTGCCACACAGTAACGGCAGGGATTAGTCATATTGCAAACTCCTTTTCTCTTGTAAACTTAATCACTAACGCATTCACGTTGGCCGCTTCCATCGTTGACTGCTTTGCATCCTCGTGATTGCCAGCTTTTAGAAAACTAATGCTCTGATCCATCAGCTTGCGCCGATAAGAAGAAAGAGCTGCGAGAACGATATTCTTTTCAGTGTTGGTCATGTTCTTTTTCCTCCTGCTCACGTTCCTTGTGAAATTTTCGCACTTCTTCCCAAAAATCAAACGGATCAGAATTGTGACAAACAAGCTCCATATATTCTTTTCTACTGTTAAGATGGTTTATGTTAGTATCCATTTTCTATCACTCCAATCAAAACTGAACCACTTCATGTTTGACTTTCTTCAGCATCTCTTTCTCTTGTTCTTCAAGACGCTCAACTTCACACAAAACATCACGAATACCAAAGATAATCAAATCCCGATCACGCTCACGTTCTGCTCTATGTGCGGGATTGTTTTTGCAAAATCCTTCGCACAAGTTGTTTTCTCTTGCAATCAAATTGTCAATCGCATATTTTAAAATACGCTTATCTTTTTCGGTCATATTTATCACCTCAATCATTGTAAAATATCTGTTTTATTCAATTGAAACGTAATACCATCCGGTGTATTCATCTGTGCATCCATCCATTTCATCTTCCTTTGGATCGTAATAACCCGTCACTGAAACATTTCTACCAACAAGAAGGTCAATAGCATTAGAAATATCGTTTGCGTAATATTCATCTTTTGTAAAAATGCTTTCTCCATCAGTCCAAATAATCTCATTGTCGAATGAATTATTCACATAATTCGTCAGCCAATTCCAAACACGTTTTGGGTCAAACATATTTTCACCTCAACACCATTTAGCATTCCAGTATGTTGCAATCTTCTTACGGACAACCAATTCGTTTTCATCGTCATCGTAAATAGAACGCAACTCTTTCAAAAGCGGAGTATACTCATCTTCTGTAGCAAGCCGACCTTTAATTGCATAAAGGTAGTCTGCTTCATTGTAGCCTTCGTTCCTACAGTAAGTGAGAACTGTTCCATAAGAGTGCGCCATAGTCGGTAAAATCGCATCAATAAATCCATCAATCTTGCGGAAGATGACCGGAATCTTATTCTTCTTTGCCATATTTTCACCTCATAAAAGCATGATTTTAAACCGTTTTGTAATTCGCACAGTTATTCAAAAACTGTAACACTTCATTTGGTGAAAGATACCCAGCAACATCATCCCATGTGTCGTAGAGCTTATTTGTAACCCATTCGCCGCTTTCATTCCATGCGGCCACTTCTGCTGTATTAGAACTTGCTTCTTTTGAGAAAGAGAAGTCTTTGCTAAAATGATTATCGCAATAATTCCCAGTTCCCCACTGGACGCTTGCAGTAATACCATTTGCAAAAGTCATATTGAACCCTTTATTTAAGGTCGAATTAAACTTCTTCATGTCAAACACTCCTTTTAATATTTTTATGCTTTCGCATTCTGGTAGCGGTTATGTCTGCCCTAGTACCGCTAATCACCTAGCATAATAACGTATTATTTTAATTTTCCTTTCAAATATAACTCCTGCTTATAATGCCTATGTTCTTTCATGATTTTATTTCGTTCTTCTAATGACGGTTTATAATCTTTCCAGTGACTCTTGATGTGATTATCGTTTTTCTTTTTGGATTCTGGATTAACTATAAGCAAAATAGATTTCTTACTCACGTTATATTCTTTCGCCAAATCCATTAAGCTAAATAATCCAGTAGAATATTTTTTTCGGATTTCTTCTTTCATTACAGATGTAATCTTTACTCTTCTATCTTGTTGTTCTGAAAGTTTTATTTTTTCAGATTTATAAGGCATTATGACACCCACTCCTGACTTCTTATATAATCCTTAATAGATGGATTGTATTCATTACGGTCAATGTATTGACACAGGACACGCTGCACATCACGGTTATCACCGTAATCCATCGCTAACGAAATATCTTCACCGTGAGTTCCAACACCCAGGCGTTCATACTTTCTAACTTCAAGATAAAAGTCATGTGCGCTGTAGTGTCTGCCATCCCGGCGATCAAGAATGCTATCAATAATCAAAATATTCACCTCTTAACCAAAAATAAAAATGGCTAACGTTCTTGAAGTCACAGCATAATAAACACCGGTTTCATGACCTCTTAACAACATTCCGTCACAACCATAAACACCGGAAGAATATCCAACTTGAGAAAGAAACCCTTCTTTTTTGATGATTCTTTCATAATCTTCGTTGTTTGCACGAGTAACATCCTCTGCCATTCCAAGGGCAACCATATTCTTCAGTTCTTTCCGAGTGTACTTACGCATTTTCTTCCATCCCCTTTACAGTCTCATCGTCCCAATGGAATCCACGCTTTTCATAAAGCGGAATCCAATGAGCTTCAAAAAAATCGTAGCCACAACCATCAATGCCAAAAATGTAACCGTAATCTTCTTGCTCGTAGATGCGGAATCCGCAATCTGCCATTTCCTGAAGATGATTTTCGAGCCACCAGTTATCACACGGGTCATTAAACTGCCACATCGTTCCCCACATCGGAAGGAAGCCGTCACGCTCGACTTCAAAATCATCTTCTCTAACATCAACTTCCTCGCCAGTGCCATCGAGACAAATTTTGTAAGTGTTGTCATCTTCGTTGTAGCTCTGAATCTCACCATCTTCGCCATAGTGGTCACCGCTAAAGATATAGACACGATCACAACAAGACGGCGGCGTGATTTCAGTAATACCTTCGCCATCCTCTTCCAAATCGACCTTGGCGAGCTTTTCAATAACGCTCTGAGGAATCGCATTAAACTCCTGAACCCATGCGTAAGCTGCATCCTTCTTAGTTTTGTACATAGCCATAGCAGTTGACTCTCCTTTTCTTGCGTATCCTGTGTTATATAGCTATATGGTAAAAATAAAAGCCCTATGACGGACTGCCATTTCTAGCTATAGAATACAGGATACTGCTGATTTTGTCAAGCACTAAAATGTAGATTTTGTTAACGTCACATTTTAATGCGTTGATACGTTTTATTTTTGCGAACATTTTGTGAACATCAATCTACATTCACTTCATCAGGCCGTGCCCACAAAACGTCCTCAATGGTATCGTCATAGATGATTTCTGTTCCATTGCTGTTCATAATCAACGTTACATTCTGATCATCTGCCGGTGTTTCCTCCATGCTTGCGTAAGAATACAGCCATTCCTCGCCATTCTCATCAACCACATGGATTGTCTTGATTCCGTTGCGAAACACCTCAATTTCATCCACACGGCCTGCCAGCACATAACGATCGTTCAGGCCGGTTTTCACAGGTCCTGCTGCATTAGCAGTCATACAGTTTGCTAAAATGGAAACACCAGCCACAATAGTAGCCAGGATAACGGACAGCTTATTCTGAGTAAGTTTCATTTTTTGTACTCTCCTTTTCTTATCAGTGACCCCAACGGCACACAAAAACACCGTTGATCCAGATAGAAACATTCGCACCCTGCCGAAACCATTCGACAGCTTCCCGATGAATGTTGGTGATAACACCGGTTTCATCGTTCATAAAATACTGACCTCTCCGCATAGTTAATTCTCCTTTACACTCTCAAGCATTCATCAAGATAGATTCGTTTACCGAAACACTTGACGTATGCTCTGCCAGACGGTGCATAGACGATCTTCAAGTGATGGTAACTATGATATTTCTCATCTTCACATAGCGCACCAGACATACCATAAATGTAATCGTCAATGCCGTATTCGATATCGCCATGAATCTGAAAGCCGCCACAACGGCCATAGCTGCTATCATAAGCGGTTACAGGATGGCTCTTGCAATATTCTCTTGCGGTCATGTTAAACCCTCCTTAAAACATATCTTTTATTTCTGAATGACCTCAACATCATCAAAGTCGTGCCAATTGTAATCAACAATGGCCTTCGCTTCCTCAAAGTCACGGCTCAACTTGATGATTTTGTTTGCATCCGTAATATAACGATTGTGATTTTCTGCCGTGGTGATATACCACATTCCAAGCGATTCGTACATGACATACTTTTTCATGCTTTTCATTCTCCTTTACCAAAGATTCTCACAAGCAAGGATTCCACCCTTTTCATAGGGTAATCGTCTGACGCAATCCCTGTGAGGGCAATCAAGCTTTTCGCAATACTTGCAATTTGCATTATTGCGCTCCTGCTCTGCAAAGAATTTCTTTGCGGATTTCAGGTCACAAAAATAATGACCCTGATCCCAAGTATAGGAATCCGGGTCAAAATGCCACGCCACAATGTATGGCTGATAGTGATTCTTCTTGTAAAACAGTGCCGTGTAAGCATTGCCCACTTCTAGGATATCAATATCTTCTCTGTTCATTAGTTCAGCCATCCTTTCCATTCTGCCACGCCAAAAGCGATAGCGCACAGAACAAATGCCCACATCATAGGTGCAACGCATTCTGCATGATAAGCAGAGTAGCCAAAGAACATGAGAAGACTTTTCATAACAAACATCCTTTCTCAGAAATCTTTTTCCAGTTCGTTGCGTAAAATCTTTGCAATATACGCAAGGCCAAAGTAAACAGGGCACAGGATCAACGCAATTACTCCAGCAAGAATTTCTCCAGAAACGAAAAGGAAAATTGCGTCAAAAAGTGCCACAATAGCCATGACGAAAAACGCCTTGTGAAGAATCGGGCTGATCTTATACATAATACTTTCAAACATAACAGACATCCTTTCTTATTCAATCCAGCATTTTGCGGTGCTGACGTATTCAACACCGGCTTCTGCCAGGGCTTCCTGATAGATTTTCACAAGCTCTGTGTCACCAAACGTTATGGCAACATCAAGAGCTGATTCAATAGCAATAATTGCCATGGTAGAACTCCTCTTTTATTGTGTTTCCGACTTGCATATTTTGCATATCATTTGAATAAATATTCATTTTAGGGCATAAAAATAACACCCTATGAGTTTTAGGTCATAAGGTGTTTGTTGACGTGAGTATTCGGTTCTGCTAGAATAGAGACATCATAATTTGAAAGGAAGTCCTTGCTATGGGAAGCAAATGTATAGCCATTCACTATCTTGAATCAGAAAAAATTCAATTTATGACGAATGTTTTCGCAAAGGTCGAAGAAGCAAAGTTGAATATTTTTCATGCTTCTCAAAAAAATAATATGGATAATGACTTCAAAATCTGTTTAGATTGCCTCTGTGGTTGTTGGGCATTAGGTCGTACTAAAAAGTATTCACAAGTTTTTCTAAATGCTAATTCTTATGATCTGTCTGACGCATATCACTACATAACAACAGGCTTTCATTTTGATGGGACAAAAGGAACTGTGCCAGATGACATACGAGAGCTTGCTGCTTTTGTTTTAGAATATGGAGATTACTTTGATTTAATTTTAGAAAAAATCAAAAAAGATGACAAAGATTTCTACAATAAAATCATTTCAGAATCTTAGGTTTTCCGTTTTCATCAATGATGAGATTGCCATAAGTGTATGCTTCTGCACAAGCTTTCAAAACGGCGTTTTTCGTCGTTCCATTTAGCTCTGTTTTTGCTGTGAACGCATCAAAGAGGTCAGGTGTAATCTGTACACCAACATTCTTTTTCTTACTCTTATCACGTTCGTATTCCTTGTGATAATCACGCTCTGCCATAATTGCACCGCCTTTTCTTGATGGTACAATTATATCATTCTGACGAATTGCTGTCAAACTCAAAATTATCACCTTGCTTTCTTACCAGACTTCACAGGAAATACGTCATTCAAAGGGCGCATATCTCTGTTATCGAAATCACGGGCACAGCATCCAGTGCCGTCCATGTAGTACGACATTTTTTCATCCATGCGGAAGCTATGATTATTCATCAAGACTTCTTTGCCGTAGATCCAGCCAGAAACTGTGATGTATTCACTAGAGCCAAATACAACACGCTGAGACCGCTTTTTCCGAGCCGGTTTGCCCGCCTCATTATAGCGGTCATCAAGACGTTTCTTGCTCTTATGATAGCGCAAAGAACCCTCTGCATTAGCTTGTGACGCTCTGAGAAAAGTCGTTTCACTCTGCTTCTGTTTGACCTTTTCCATTGCAAGACGCTTTTCTTTCTTGCTCTGCTGATAGGCATTCCAGTCATAAAGGGAAATACTTCTTGCGTGGTATGCTTCTTTAAGGAAGTCAACAATCTTGCAAGGATGGATAGAAGTCCATCCCATAGACGTTTTGACGTACATAGGCATAAAGCCTGTTTTCATTGCGATAAACGGACGACTGACGAACACAACGCCGTCAAATGTGCCGTAAAGATCAAACTCTTTAACTTCTGTGCCGTTGTAGATGATAGAGTGTCCAGAAGTGTTTTGACGCACTTCTCCCATCGTATTCTGATAGGATTTCAAAATACTTCACCTCTTTCTTAGAATCCTGTTTCGGCTCATGCCATCATCAGGGGACGGACTTCTACCGTCCGACAGGGACAGACTTTTACCCGGCCTGTCAGCGGTGACTAACTCAAGCGGCAACTTTATTAGAGTTTGCCTTGAAAGCCTTGTCTGCTTCCTCAAAAGTCTTGCGTGCTTCCTCAAGTTTGATATTCCAAGAGCTGATAGTGTTCTTGATGGTATCAACAACGGCTTTCTTTTCGTCGTAGACGGTCTGAGCGGACAGCATAGCCTTATTATGCTTCTCTTTGGTGGTATCTTTAATAGTATTATCGCTTGCGTCTTTCTCACACTGAGCCTTACACTTGTCAAGCTCTTTCTGAGCATCATCAAGGGCATTCTGAGCGTTGGAGAACTGAGAATTTGCCTTTGCTAAACGTGCCTTGCAACGCTTCTCAGCAAGGTTATAATCCCGCTGATAGTCCTCAAGGTAGACGGTCTGAGCTGCTACCGCCTCAAGCATAGGCTCAAGAGCCTTGACGAACTTGTTGATAGGAAGGTTGCTAGGGTTATAATCGCCGTCCATGTTAGGAAGGTATGCTTCCGCCATAGACAAAATCTTTCCACCCAGATCGGACGCTTCCGCCATCTTGAACGTATCGCCAAAGACGATGGTTGCAAGCTCATTCAGGCACTCATAGAAGTTATCGGTGTAGACCTTAATAATAGCCGCACTTTCTCCCTTGCTCTTGCTCTTGTTAAGATTGCAAGCCGTGTTGTAGACGTACTGGACAGCCTTGCCGTATGCGTTGTACTCTTTTTCGTCCATGAGAAGATACTCAGGCACTTTTTTAGGGTATGTCTTGAGCGTGTTCAGACCGTTCTTGACGGTGTAGGAAATGAGCATCTTGCCATTGCTTGCATAGCCTTTTTTCTCAGAGCTTGCACGGCAAGATTTACGAATGGACAGACAGACGTTAGACAGGTTAGACATAGTATTATCTCCTTTGTTATGTTATAATGTATGTGTGATCGTACTTGCGACAAACTACTGTCTGTCGTTGTGGTACAGTACGCTTTTGATACAAGGTGCATACTGTTGACCATCCTTGCTGATCCTCTTAGGTATAGTTCACCTAGGGACCAATGAAAGACTTTCGTCTAAAACATCTTGTTTGCCAATTTGACGGAATTTCGGCGTTTCACAACGTTCTACTTTAGAGTGTTTTTCAAGGTGCAAATTGTGACTTGTCGCACCGTATCAACAAAGCCCGAAAGTTTTGTTGATATGGTAGACTTCTAATCTTGACTTTTGTTGCATGGTTTTTCTTGTAATTAAACAAGTATTAAACCAAACAGGCTAAAATTAGAAGTCTTGACTTGTCAATGTGCTATTGGGTTTTTGGTTTTGCTTTTGGGCTTTTGCCCTTGAGCTTGACTGTATTGTATCACGCTTTAAGCGTTTTGTCAAGCCCTATTTTTGAACCGCTCAAGCGGGAAAACGTCAAAAATCAGAAATTGGAATTTTCCGGTTTTCCAAAACCATCATGTTTTCCGGTGTTCGGCGTGTTTCGCTTGAACTGGCCTTATTTTAACGCTTTAAGCGTGATTTGTCAATACGCTTTAAGCGAAAATGTTGCACACGCAACAAATGGATTTTTGCTTTATATTGCTTTATATTATAATTCCCTTATAAGGGAAAATTGGATGATTTAGCGTGGTAAAGTGATAAAGCGTTAAAGCAAAATAAATCAATTACTTTGGTAAAGTGCTAAAGTGATAAAGTATTTCAAATTTGAACAATCGAACACGGAAATTCAATCAATCCCGGCAAAAATCAGCACTATAAACATACTGGAAAAATAGGAATATTTCCCGGCCTGGAAAGTGACAAAACAGGTACTTTATTCAACTAAAGCAAAAGCCGCTTTTTGCACAAAGGCGGCTTTTCCCCATGGGGGATACTTTTCATTTTTGGCACTTTCCAGGCAGCAGGCCGAGATCCCAGTACATCTTTCTTGTTCATAATCACCAATTATGAATTTCATCTTCTCTTACTCTCTATACATTCTGCACAACAATTTCTACAAAAATACCATTCTCTTTCAATCACAACAACCTCTATCTATCCTATCAACTCAATCTAACCATTTAACCTGTTCCTACCCGGGTACATTCCCCTGACAAAATCATCCTAAAAATACACCCATATACCCTCTCCTGCACATACTCACAAATCACTCATTTTTCCACTCAAAATACATAAAAATGGCTTAAAATCGCTATTTTTTAATCGGTAGCTCATTCGGTAACTAGCTAGAATTTAACGTATTTTCGTTATATTTTGGCTAGTTTTTCTTTTTATTTGTACCTTTTTACCACTTATTTTGTTCCTTTTTGATCCAATAAAGCCTAAAAAAGCCAGGTTTCATGCGGGTTTTTCCGATATGTACCATAAATGTATCGAAAATGACCATTCTTCGGAGCATAAAGTACCTATTTGTACCCATCTATACTCCCCTATCGCTATAAATAGACTGATCTGGCATCCAAACAACATTCTCAGAGATTTCAAACACCTCATAAGAGCATAATTGTAGCCTCTGGCAGTTTATACTGAACACACAGAGTATCTAAATGTCCTTTATAGAGAACAATACCATCCAAAACATACCTTATTATAATAGGCACTAGAAATACTCGTATCCTGTATTATGTTGCTATTGAACTTTTGGCAATCTCATGGTATAATGAGTGTAGATAGCTATACAATACAGGATACTGTAAAGAAGATAGCAAGAGGATGTTTATAGTAGTCCTCTCGGACAGGGACCGTTACGACGGTGGAGAGGGATCTCGCGTCTGCGGACGCTCGTAGGTTTACTCAAATTGAATCTATGCCGCTTACGCGCCATAGCTTCAAGTCGAGTAAACCATTATTAGATATTTTGTGATAGTTGTACTTGTACTGACGACTATGTATCTTCATACATATATATAATACAGACTCGTCAGTACAACTAAATTAGAACTGGAGGCAATATGGAGCAAAATAATTATAATGTTACGCAGGATATGGTAAACAAATTAAGTGATGGACAAAAGTTCTCAAACTTCTTGGAGTTATCTACTTATCTCAACATCCTTAATAAAAACGGAAAACCGTTGGGTGGGAATAGTAAAAAACACTTCCTTGAAGATTTGAATCGTTTTGTTGAATTTAAAAAGGAAGGAAAGCGCTTTATTATTGTAAAGATTCGTCCAGATAATGAGGTGCTTCCTCCTCTGCCGACAAGAAATAAAGGGAAATTCTCTTTGCGTTTGCAGAACCAGATTGCTTACCACTTACTTAAAGAATGTGACGGCAGTAGTTGGATGGAGTTCTTTTGGACACCAGCTGCAATATTACGAGCATGTGGAATGACTAACAAAAATTTTTATCAATATCCAGAAGATTTACATGGCGATGATACCTTCTGGGCTGAAATAGTTGGTACACCATTAGAAAGTATTGCTTGTGATCAAATGGATGAGTTTAGAGAGAATTTAGCAGCGGATGCTGAGACATTTCAACAATGTACTAAATCTACAATGGTTGGGTACATTGAGTCTGCGCTTAGATCTATGGCGAAAAACAAGGAACTATTTTTTGAAGACTGTCCCGCTGTGTTTATAAACCATAATCCAGAAGAGTACCATATTCCTTCTGAAGACCAAAAGGCCATTTATATGAAGATGTATACGAATGTACTTCATGAGTTCTATACGTCATCTGGTCGAGTGTGCCAGAGTGAACAAGACGTATTTCTGACTGGACGGCTTCATGAGTTCTATGAAGAATTAGATAATAGGTTCAAGGAAATTTTTACATATGACCTAGCACGACCGATGTACCATATTACGATTGAGCCGAACTCGTTGAAGCGATCTGCTGCACGGACAGAATATAAATTGCAACAGCAATGCTTTCACGAGATGAATGATGCGATGTGTGAGAATATCCCAACACTTTCTGCCGTCAGAAGAGGTAGAGCGGTATTGGAGGAAAATCCAGAATATTACAATGATACTTCTCAACCACCATTTCGTTTTGTGCACAGGCAGTTGAGTGATGAGGTTCTTCAGCTCTTTATAGATGGAATGATTCGTGTTCCTGCGAATTCTGGAATCCCTCGTGCTGGATTTAAATGGTATGGTTCTTATAAAAGATAAGGAAGAAGGTTGAGTACAATGAATTTTGATAACCCCTACTGGATTGATTTAAAGGTAACTTATGAGAGTTACCAAGCAGCTGGCCGCTTGCCGGAGTTCCACAAGAAGTATGTTTGCACGAAATGCCGCTATGAGATTCCATGTTTCACAACTTGTGACGAGGTGCGATGCAAGTGCCGAGAGTTCAAGCCAAAGACTGTGCAGAAGGCTGACAAGTATTTACATATCAATGATTTCATGAATGACGTGGCTGTGTTTGAGGCCAGCCGTGTGAATGAGAATTAAATAAGAGTCTGTGTGGCTCTTGTTTGAAATATAAGTTACATATTAAAAGGGAGAGAATAATGAAAATTCAGATTGGAAAGTATGTAATTAAGACATTGGATAACAGAAATCTCGTTATCATTGAGCAGCGACCTGCTGGCAAGAATCCAAAGACTGGTGAGATTGGCACCGGTGTAAAAGAGGTTACGGTTGGCTATTACCCGAACCTCGAATGGGCTTTACATAAGATTAAGGATTTGAATATTTCTGGAAGCGATGCAGATACCGTGGATGTATTGCTGGCAGAGCTTGAACAGATTGGTGAGACGATCCGCCTGGTAGCTGATGAGGTCAAGTGATGGAGAAATATATTAACGCAACACGATTGATTGGCGTCCTCGATAGTGCTATCGCTCGTACTATGGCTAGAGGTAATGCAAAGTCTATTGATGATATGTGGTGCGATATGGCAATGCAATACACAAAGCGCATTCTTGAAGAAGAGATATCTGCTGGCGGTGAGTTCCGTCGAGTAGTTCATGCTCATTGGATTGAGCATTTTGAAGATTTTGGAGAAAATTTCTTTGTTGAATGCTCGGCTTGTCATTCTAGCAAAAATATTGATGAATCAAAGTTTTGTCCTGACTGTGGAGCTGTCATGGACGAGGAGGTTAAGTGATGCGTACTTACGAGGATGTTGATGCGGAAATCAAGCAACTTGTACGTGATATGAATAGTTCCAGTCTGACACGCAGCGAGTACGAGGCTGCCGACGATATGCTGGATGAGCTCTATCAGGAGCGCGAACGACTTTGGCTCAAGGCTATGGAAGATGGCGAGAGTTGCTATCTGTAAAAGCCTGCTTTTATATTTTCTCTTTAGCTATAAAATACAGGATACGTTTAAGAAGAACATGGAGGTGACTGCCGAATGGCAAAGCAGCAAACTTGCCAGAAGTTTGTTTTTAAGATCCATACGAAGCGTCTGGTTGAAGCAAAGTGGGATTTGACTCTACCATTAGATGAGGCTAGACGAAACCACGAGATCATCTCGCTGGCTGATAGCACTGTTTTACGATGGATTGATGAGTTGAATGGTGTTACGGATGCAGAGGCTAAGGCACGGAGCATTAAGCGTAGAATCAAGATGCTGCGGAATGAGCCGTCTTGCTTAGAGAACCGCCGGGAGATTCGGAGACTATACACTGAATTGGACGCAGTTCAATTCAAGCCGGATTATATGTGTCTGGTGGTTGATAAGAAGAATGATTACCGCCGGGCATGTTCTCCAAAGGGGTTTAAAATCAATGGAATCACGTATCGCCGTCTGGTTGGGACTACCGGTGGTGTTAAGAATAGCACGATTGTGTTTGTGAGCGACCGTCTTGTTGGTGAGATCCGCAAGCGAATTAATAATGGCCGTAACAAAGGAATGGAGTTTATTCCGGCAAAGTTGGAAGCATATCGGGCACTCGCCTGCTCTGCCTCAATCCCTGTTACTGATCCAGATGGCATTCTGGTTGTGGATGATTGCTATACTCATTTTAAAGACCATGTGATTATCCTGGATGATGGTGTGTCTGGTGAGCCTACGATGGTCGAAGATCCTGAACATGATTGCGAACTGTGTGCCAGCGATGGTTTTGGCCTTATCAGCTATGACCTTGCCCAACAATGGAGCGAAGATTTGAAGCTACCGTCAACTGCGTCTGGATTCTGTGTGCGTAACGCCTTTTGTAAGGGAATGCTATTCCCCTTCCCTTTCCGTGAGTTCGCCAAGAAGGTTGCAAAGCAGAATATGGTCAAAGACGCTTTTGGCGACTATAAGGACATTAACCGTGTGCAGATGATCCTTACTACGTCGATGCTCAAACTTTATGACAGCTATCATAGTGCAGATGATTGTTTCGAGAATTGTCAGGAAAACCACTACCACTTTTCTGTAACGAAGACCTGTGAGCTGGAGCTTGATGAAGAGCGTAATCTGAACTATCAATTTATCCAGAGTTATAATTTAACGAACGATGAGATTCGAGAGTTGGTGAAGCCTACACTGGATGAAATCAAAGGTGCCATGGGTGGTGATTGGCGTGATGTACTGCTTTATTTGCGTGGCAACGGAATGCGTGATGACCCGAATTACATAAACAGCTTAGAGAATGATTATATCAAGGCCTTAATGATTGAGCCAGAAATGATCAACGACCCATACGTTCAGAACCGCATTCGATTCTTTATTAAAAAACGAATTTCTCAGGCGAAAACAGGTGTAGTAAAGGTTAGAGGTAACTTTCAAGTTCTTTGTGGGGACCCGTATGCGCTTTGCCAATCTATGTTTAGAATGCCTGTCACTGGTCTTTTAAAATCTGGTGAGGCTTATAGTCGATTCTGGAACGACCGTGATGTGAAGCGAGTAGCCTGTTTTAGAGCGCCAATGAGCCAGATGGCAAATATTCGATGCATGGACATAAACTCAAGTGATGAGTGCAAAAATTGGTATCGCTATATGAAGACCGTATTTATTCTGAACGTGTGGGATAATACGGACGCTGCACTTAATGGGGCCGATAACGACGGAGATCTCTGTTTTAGTACAGACAATCATATCCTGATTGATAAATGGGTGGATGAGCCTACAGTTCTCTGTGTGCAAAAGAAGGGCGAGAAGAAAATCCCCACTGAAGAGGACTTTATTAGCTCTAATATCAATGGATTCGGTGACGATATTGGAAAAATCACAAATCGTATCACCACAATGTTTGATGTGCGAAGTAAATTTGAGCCAGGAAGCCGCGAGTACGAAGAATTAACATATCGCATTAAATGCGGCCAGCTATATCAGCAGGCGTCGATTGATCGCATAAAGGGTATTTCCACTACTCCGATGCCTCAATACTGGTACGACAATAAGGCTTGTGTTGTTAAAGAGGATGATAACCCAGATGTTGTTGAGGACAAGAAGTTCTGGGCACGTATTTGTGCTTGGCGCAAACCTTATTTTATGAGCTACATTTACCCCTCTCAGATGAAGGACTATAAAAAGTATGTGGCTGCAGCTCGTAAGAGAATTAAATGGGAAGGTTTTGATGGCCTTGACGAGATGATGAAAAAGGAAGTCAAGAATGATGTTGATGAAGTTGTTATCCAATATTACCTTTACCGTATGCCCGTCGGTGTTAATTCCTGCACTATGAATCGTCTGTGCTGGATTATTGAAGATGAACTTGAAGAGTTTGAAGATGATTTGAAAAAGAAGCGTAAATTTGATTACGATTCTCTCAAGTCTGGTGACGAATATAAAAATTCTCAGTATTACGGTATTCGCCCTATCTTTAAAGAATATCTTCGATACGCACGAACAAACTCTGTTATCGACAATTCAAATACCAAGAACAAGGAAACCGGCGCAGATCGAATTGAGAAGTTGAATTTTTACAACGAAAATATGTTGCGTACCATGCATCAAAAATGTTCTGATGATAATATCCTTTGTGATATTTTGTTGGACCTCTGTAAGAAAAACGCCTCAAGTGTCTCGATTGTATGGGCTCTATTTCCTGATATTATTATTAAGCGTCTCTTTGATAAGGCTGGCAACAAGGCCCATGTTCTTGTTAAGGACGATAATGGTGATGTTGAATATTGTAGTGAGCGTTATAAAGACGTGTTAGTCGATATGAACAAAATTGATGAGGAGGATGCGAATGGTAGTATTGAATGAACGTGAGTATGCAGAAGAACTGCTTCAAAAAGATGTGACTTGCAGAACCGCCGGGCACGCTTTACATTATATTGCAAAGCTTTATTTCTCTCAGGGGTACTCTAAGGAAGAAGTCAAGAAGAAGCTTGATGATTTTCTTGTGGCTCATATGTTTGGATATAATAGAGTTTTAGATGAGAACTTTATCGTGCAAGCGATTGCGTCCGCCAAAGGAAAACAATTGGTTGAACTTGATGGAGTAAGTGTTACAAAGTCTGAAACCCAGAAAATTCTTGCCTTGGATGGGAAACCGATGCAACGGCTCATGTTCACAATGCTTTGTTTGGCTAAGTTTCATATGGCTGTAAACAACAAGTGTAATTATTGGATTACGGAAGATACACGAGATATTTTCCGTATGGCTGGTGTTTCTGTAAATGTAGATAAGCAGAATGAAATGATTCGAGAACTGCGCAATCTTGGTTTTATTGGTTTTGCCAGCTTAAAGAAGATTGACAACTTGAACATTCATGTGTTAATCGCAGACGAAGAACCGCCTATCGCAGTTACAGTATCAAATTTCGAGACTGCTGGGATTCAGTGGAATCAGTTTTGCGGAAAGCCATACATCAGGTGTGAATGTTGCGGTCGTACCGTTGCTCGGACTGGGCGCAGACAAAAATATTGTCGTAAGTGCGCCAAAAGCATCAATATTGAGAAAACATCTCAAAATAGAAAAATGTTTGATTTATAAATCGTGCATTTTTGTATTATTTTAACACAGATACGTTGTATTTTTACATATTTATATAAAATCATTACGGGATAGTTATGGTAGGGAGAGAGCGAGGACGCTTGTTTTCTTCCTACCTATTTTATTTTGAAGGGATGTAATGACCTAAATGATCGAAATCACCAAAGCAGAAGCCAAGGAAATCCGTAAGGTTTATCCGCATGTCTTTATTGCAAAGACTCGTCACAAGCGTTTTATTGAGGAGTCTGTCCGCTATCTGGAGTTGATTCCGTTTAATATTGAAGCTCGTGAAATTGTTGAGCGTGCCAAGCGTGGCATTCGAGACTAATTTATGAAAGAACGAGGTACAGACTTTGGATTTTGAAATTCAGCTGCCCGAGGAGATCACTAACCTGATGAATGGTGGCGGTCTCCCCTCTCCTGAGATGATGAACTTCTATGTTGACGAGAAGGATCGCATCTTCTTTATTGACTTTGAGATTGACCAGTCTCTGATTGAGATTGAGCGTAAGATTCTGCAGTACAACCGTATCGACAAGGATGTCCCTGTTGAGCAGCGCAAGCCTATTAAGCTGTTTATTTACAGCTATGGTGGCGAGCTGGACGCCATGTTCAGCTTTATTGATGTTGTTGCACTGAGCAGGACTCCTGTTTGGACGATTAACGCAGGTATTGCAATGAGCGCTGCTCTTGTGATGCTGTTGTCTGGTCAGAAGCGCTTTGCCCTGCCTCATTCTACTGCACTGATTCACAGTGGCTCTGGCGGTACTCAGGGTACTTTTGAGCAGTCTAAGATGGCTATGGACTACTATGAGAAGCAGGTTGTAAAGATGCGTGAGTATATTATGGCTCACTCTACCATTGATAAGAAGACTATGACCAAGAATAAAGCGAAGGATTGGTATCTGGACGCTAATGAGCAGGTCAACTTTGGTATTGTAGATAAGATTTGCGATGATGTGGATGAATTCAATTAAGGGAGAGTTGTAATATATGGCTTCTGATAAGACTGAAATGCGCAAGAAGAAGGATGTCCCGCAGAGCTTGGATGAATATCCTACTTTTTATGGAATGACGCTCGATCCAGAACAGAAAATCTTTAGGGACGCAATCTGGAATCCTGATATTGATGTTGTGTTTTGTAATGCCCGCGCCGGTACTGGTAAAACTACGATTGCTGTCGGTGTGGCGAATTTGTTAGTTCAGTATGGACTATATAATGGTATCGCATATATTGTTTCTCCTACACAGGAAGAGAAGCAAGGCTATCTTCCCGGCACGCAGGAACAGAAGAGTGCTCCGTATATGGAACCACTTTATCAGGCACTTGAGACTATTGGCGTTAATCCAAATGTTGCGATGATTGTTGATGATAATCCTGAAAGTCAGAAATATGGTGCGTATATTCAGTGTGCAACTCACACATATATGCGCGGCATCACCTTTGACAAAAAAGTAATCTTGCTCGATGAAACGCAGAATTTCTATCTAAGTGATCTTTTGAAGGTTATTACCCGGTTGAAGGATTCATGTAAACTTGTCGTAATCGGTCATACAGGCCAGTGTGACTTGTACAAAAATCCGCAAAACAGTGGTTTCCTTCCATATCTTGAACACTTTAGAGGTCATGATAGAACTGCGATTTGTGAACTTCACACAAATCATCGTGGATGGATTAGTACATGGGCGGATATGATTCAGTTTAATCGCTAAATCATTTCAAAATTGAAATAAAATATAAGGGAGAATAGAATTATGGTTGCTAAGAAGAGTGTTGTTTTTAAGAACGCTATTATTGATACTGCCGAGGGTACTATCACCGAGATTACCAAGGATGGCGAGAATGTCTTCAATCTGAATGAAGCTCTGGCAAAGTGGGATGGTATTGAGGGTGTCACCATCAATATTTCCACTTCTGATGAGCTGCTGGGCGACCCGGCTTGATGCCAATGGGTTGCTATAATAAACGGCCAGAAGAAACGAGCGATGACTTCTTTGTAAGAATCGGGAATGCTGTTCTGGCTAGAGAGTTGACTTGGGATGGCGCATCCAAGGTGCTCAATGATGAGTTGGGTAAGAATTTTGGTGAGTGCGCATATCGCAAGCGTTTTAAGGCATTCCGTGCGGGTATGCAGTATCAGGAGTCCTTATCCAATAGAGATGTGGGAACCTGTATTCTGTCTATTTCCGACCTACATATTCCATTCCAGAAGCCCATTGAGACTTTTAGTGAGTATGCTGGAAAGATTGATATCCTTCAGATAAACGGGGATCTGGTAGATGCGCAGGCCATTTCTCGTTTCAATAAGGTGTATCGTAAGAGTCCAATGGAGGAAATTCTGATTGCACGTCAGTATATGATTGACCTGATTGAGATACTTCAGCCTAAGAAGGTTGTTGTAAATTATGGTAATCATGACTTACGTTTCCAGAATTATCTTGCTAAGAATCTGGACACCGACTTGCTTGAATTGATGCCAAAGACATCTTTGGAGCTTATTTTTGTTGATGGCTTTAACCATTACAACAAGGAGCTTCATACAAAGGTTCATTACGACCCTCTGACTGATGTTTTTAAGGATAGTGGTATCGAGATTGTTTATAACGATACTTGGTTTAGTTTCGTTGGTGAAACAATTTTTGTGCATCCACTTGCTTATTCTAGCGGTATGTTGAAAACGGCAGAAAAGGCATATCGGTATTTCAAGGATAATGATTATTTCTTTGATACTATCGTGATGGCACACACTCATAAAACAGGTCATTATGATATCGGTAATTCTGTAATTTATGAGCAGGGCTGTTGTTGTGAGACATCAAAAATGGATTACGCAGATGGAAAATTAACACCATCTCAGCGAGAAGGATTTATTCTGGTTTATCAGGATAAATTCGGAAGGCTGAATGAAGATAAGACGCACATTGTACGTCTAAATTAAAAAGCGGTGAGCCCCTACCACTAAACGGGGACTTAAAAAAGAAGTACGACCGCAAGGTCTGCTTGGGACATCATTTGTTGTCTCCTTTTCTATGTGCTGGGGCGATTGCTCCAGCTCATTGTGCCGCCTTAATTTAATGGTAGAATGGGAAATTTGTAATTTTCACATACGGGTTCGATTCCTGTAGGTGGCATGGCAAAAGCGGTCATTGGTTGCAACCGTGTATAAGCTGTAAAGTCAGACGCAGAGTAGCTTTGAGGAGCAAAATGCCAAGCCAATCGTGTTTCGCTACGTTAATGCGAAGCTTTAAAAGTCTAAAACAAGCGTTTTATCAACACGAGAACAATTCAACTAGCTCGGGTGGCTTGATGGATGCTTGTTTTTATTGTGCGGTTTTACTCAAGTGGTTGAAGAGAACGGTCTTGAACACCGTTAGGTCGGTAAATCCGATGCCAGAGTTCGAATCTCTGAGACCGCGCCAGTCCTTCTCCCGGAGGGCCTATATTATACCGGTTCCCTACCACCGGCTAAAAGGTAGGTTTTATTGTGAGCTTGTAATGCGAAGAGGTTGAACGTAGCGGATGGTAGCAAACATCTGCACGAAGCGAGATTGCTTATTCGTGGATACAGCGCAGGTTCGAATCCTGTCAAGCTCGAAGAAAATGGCTATATGAGCGCGACATATAGCAAGTCCGAAGTCTGGGTTTTAGAAACATGATGTACACATGTCTTTCTACTTCTTGAGACACTTAGGCACCATATGACGCAGCGTTGCCCAGTCAGGTCTACGGCACCGGCCTCATAAGCCGTGTATTCGTTGGTTCAAATCCAACCGCTGCACCCACTTGTATGCTGGTATATTTATGCGCCCGTAGCTTAATTGGTAAAGCAGTGGTCTCTAAAACCATTTGTTCTCTGTCCGAATCGGAGTGGGCGTGCCAGCATTCTCCCCTTTCGCAAGCCTGAGTTATGGCTTTACTACTCCCTCCATAACTCAGGTTTTTTGATTGATTATTACGCCACTTCGGTGGCAGGGTTCGGTACGTCACTGACGTAGCAAACCCATATAGATGATAAAGACTCCGTCGCGCCTCTCGCAGAAGCGTACCATGGTAGAGCCGCCTGAGCCCACTAAGCCTCTCAACGATGCGTATCATGGTGGGTCTTTTGTGAATGAAACACCCTTGGCCTCTGCTACGCAAGCACATTAGAGGGTGTCTTTTGTTTGCCGTGGAATGTGCGCACGTTCTACGGCTTTTATTTTTGATTTTGATTGGAGGTGTTTGTTTGCCTAGAAAGAAAAAGGTTGTTGAAGATGGCGTTATTCTTGAGGGAACCGAAAACAAAAAGACATTCAAATGCCTGCGTTGTGGTAAAGAATATGATGTCGCTATGGGGCATTTTTACCGAATAACATATTCTCCATTGTTCAAGGCAAATGACGGATATGCTCCCATCTGTAAAGAATGCGTTAATGAAATGTTTGATGATTTTTCAAGACGCTTTGGAAGCGATAGAACTGCTTGTATGCTAATGTGTCATGTTCTGGACGTTCCTTTTTATAATAGCCTTTATGATTCCGTTGTGAGCAATTCTGGAACATGTAGGCCAGGAACTTATAACCGTCTCGTGGTGAACATGAAGAACTTCCAGTTCCAGACGTTTACCAACACTCTTGTGAACGGTGAACTCAATAAAAACGCTCTCGATTTACAGGAAGAGAAGGAACAGAAGTGGTCGAAGGCAGAGATTCAAGCAAAGGATGACTGTATTTCTGTTATTGGGTATGACCCGTTTGATGGTTATAACGAGGGCGACCGCCGCTATTTGTTTAGTGAACTCATCAAGTATTTTGAGGATGGTATTGAAGACGACCCGTTCAAACTATCCCAGATTGTTCAGGTCGTGAACAATAATAATCAGATTCGACAAATCGACTTGCAGATTGCCCGCTTAAACCCGATGAACTCGGCTGAGGCAATCAAGAGTCTGAATGACATTAAGGTCAAGCTAGTTTCAAACAATGATAAAATTGCCAAGGAAAACGAAATCTCTGTCAAGAACCGTTCTAATAAGGATGCCGGACGTAATACTCTCACCTTCTTGATGAAAGATATGCGAGAGAAAAATATTGCAGGGGCAGAAGCAAACTTCTATGACCAGTTGCGTTCTCCTGGCACTCAATGGGCGGCAGATATGAGTCTTAAAGCAATCAAGGAAAATGCGTTCTTTGATGAGAATGACCAGCAAGAAATTTTTGATACCCAGCGAGAGTTGATTGATAAATATCAAAAAGATAGTGACGATGCGAAGGAAAAATATCGTTTGTCTCTGATTGAAAATCAGCGGCTTAAAGAAATGCTTGAGGATGCTGGAATAGACCCGAATGGTAATGAAGATACGGATGGTGATGCCGTATGAGAATGAAACAAAGAGCACCTATTATCACTGCGGTAAAACGTAAGATTTATGAGTGTGATGCGGCAACGATTGCGTTCTATCGGCGTAATCCTGTTATTGCGGCCAGAGATTTATTGGGTATCCAACTATTTGACGCTCAGGCATATATGCTGGAACAAAGCTGGAATGCAAGTCATGTTCTTTGGGCATGTAGTCGAAACTTTGGTAAGTCTTTTGTAGGTTCTGTTTTCATTCTACTAAAGGCTATCCTATATGAGAATCAAGCTATTTACATCGTAAGTAGCGTTGGTGATCAGAGTAAGGAAACTTTTAATAAAATCGAAGAAATTGTCACTCGTGTTGGTAAAACAGCTGCGTCTATCCGTAGTCTGCAAGATATTGCAGAAAAAGAAACAAAAAAGTCTGCAACCAATAAGAGTGGCTTTAGTCATAATCCCGCCGGGTATGTTGTTGAGTTTTACAACGGTAGTTCCATTAACACGCTAAACTCCAACCCGGATTCCAACCGATCCCGTCGTGCAACTCTTGTGTTTTTTGACGAGGCTGCGTTTTGCTCTGACGAACTGATTGTTGTCTGTGAAGCTTTTGCCACTCAGAATACTGACTTTGTGACTGATACGGATGATTCTTATAACCCTGAAACTCAGCCTCGCAAGGTTCCTACACAACTTGTGTATGCTTCGAGTCAGGATACGATGGATAAACTATTCTATCGTTATTATAAAAACTTTGCAAAGCGTATGATTGCCGGTGACCGTGATTATTTTGTTTGCGACATGATTTGCGATGTTGCAATTCAGGTCTATATGAATGGTAAACCATACAAGGCTTTGTTGACAAGAGACAAAGTGGAAGCCGCTCTAAAGTCAAATAAAATGAAGGCGTTGCGCGAATATTATAATCGCCCAAGCCGTGATGGTGGCGTAAACCAGATTATCAAATGGGGTACAGTTCGTCGCAATGAGCGAAAGTATATCCCACAGCTTTATTGGGATAAGAACTATCAGTATATTCTTGCGTTTGATCCTGCCCGCACAATGGATAATTCTATTGTTGGTGTTATGCGTATTTATAACGATCCAGAAAACGGCATGTGTGGAGATATTATCAATTGTGTGAACATGGTTGATATTGCAAATGAGAAAAAATTCAAGCTCGATTCTAATCGTCAGCTTGAGCAGTTACATGAGTTGATTCTACATTACAATGGTCAAAATCCTGATTACGAGTACATTGATAGATTGATGATTGACCAAGGCGCTGGCGGCGGTGGTACTTCCACATATGCGGACGGTTTGCTTAATAATTGGACCGATAAAACAGGTGCGGAACATCGTGGTTTTATCGACGCAAATCATGAATTATATGAAGGATATGATGCCCGTTACCCAGATGCTGTTGACAAGCTACGTCTAATTAGTCCACGTAAATTCCGTACTGCCATGGTTGAGGAATTTATTGAGTTGATGAATCTTGGCGTCATTCATTTCCCTCTTGAATATAACGGAGGAGATTACGTTCAGGTAGTAGATGGTGTTGACAAATCAACTGGTCAAGAAATTTTGAAGACGCATGAACTTTCCTTGGAGGAACAGACTGCGTGGGTTAATATCGACTTAATGAAGAACGAGATTACAAGCATTCAGAAAACGACAAACTCTGAAAACACGACCGTAACATATGCTTTGGCACCCGATGTTGCCAATAAAATTCACGATGATAGGTTCTATGTTGCTATTTTGCTTGCTCATCGTCTATACGAATTACGTCGTAAGGATAAAGTGCGCCAGTCTGCGGTGGAGACAATAATTACTCCGCCGATTTGTATCTCTAACATTGACTTCTAAGCAGAGGAGGTGAAAATGTGGCAAGAAAGAAAAAGGAAGATTTTGATGTCGTGACTGCTTCACAGACAGATGATGGTACTGTTGTGCTTACATCTGTAAACGAGCTTTCAGAAGAAAGAATGGACAATGTTATCCGCCATGCTATCGCATCCTATGATCCTGAAAATAAGCAATATAGTACATACCTGAAAATTTCAGCCTCCTCTGAAACGCTGACGGTTGACCGAATTGATGAACTTGCACGAGGGTTACAGTCGAGTCTGACGAATGTGCAGACGGTCAATGGAATCATCCGTAATTACATCAATAAAGATGACCTAATTGGTATTACCTATGATGCGATTGAGGCGAATGTTAATACGGAGTTTAAATGCAGTTTTGCGCAGTTCCCTGAACAGCGTAATAAGACAAAACAGGTAAATTACGCCCGTGAAGTGATTGATGATTTCAACGCACAAATCAATGTGCGAAGTCTGTTACGTGCTGCCATTCCGATGACTTACGCAGAGGGCACTTATATTACATATCTGCGTCAGAAAGATGAGAACTACATTGTAGACTACTACCCTCTTGGTATCGCTGAGATAAGTGATTACCTATCAAATGGACAACCTGTTGTGCTTATCAACATGTCTAAGCTGAAATCCGCTTTGAGCAAATCTATGCTGAAGGATAAGAAGAATAAAGCACTGTTCTTTGAAAATCAGGAGACTGAGATTCAGAACAACTATCCAGATGAGGTGTATCAGGCATTTAAGAATGGTGATACATACGCAAAATTGGATGTTGACCACTGTGGTGTGATTCGCATTGGCAATATGGGGCAGAAATATGGTGTCTCTCCCCTATTCCGCGCCTTGCGTCCGGCATTGATGCTTGAAACTTTTGATACTTCAGACCGTGTAAATGCTAAGGCAAAGGCAAAGAAAATCATCTGGCAACAGCTTGACCCTGAGTTGATGGGACCAAACAAAGATAAAAAGGGCTTCTCTGAACAAGTGACGGCGCACGATAACCTACTGCGTGCATGGAAGCAAAATACCGTGCTTGTGACGACTGCTCCATATGTCAAGGATATCAAATATGTTGAGCCGAAGGTTGAGATGACGAATATCGAGACTGTCAAACAGTATCGTAACCGAGAAATGGCAGCTTTGGGTATCAGTTTCTTAAACACTGATGGTCAACAGACTGTTTCAACTGCAAAGGTGTCTCTTGACCAGCTGATGAAAAATATCGGTAAGATTGCGGAACAGATTGAGGATGTATTAAAGCGATGGTATCGCATTCGCCTTGAAGATGCAGGTGTGGACACTATGTACTGCCCTGATGTAAAGGTCTCTACTACTGAAATGATGGGTATGGAGATGAAGAAGGCGATTGCTCAGTTCCTGTTTACCACTTTGAATTGTTCTTACAAGACTGCTTACGAGTACATGGGGCTTCATGCTGAAGACGAACTCCGTAAACGTCAGGCCGAAACTGAGGAAGGTTATGATGATGTGTTTGTGGCTCGACAGACCTCTTATACATCAACAGGTAACTCCAGTGGTGGCGGCGACAGCGATAAAAAGACGGGTCGTCCAAAGGGTGAGGAAACTGAAAAGCAGATTTATGACCAGCAAAGAAATGAAGATAGTAAGTGAGGTGATGAACAATGAGTAAGGAATATTTCTATAGTAGAAATATCTGCTGCTCTGAGATTACGGAGCATCCAGACCACTATCTTGCCAAGTTTGTCATCTGTGATTTCTCAGTAAATGGGAATCAGGTTGCTTTGAACCGTGACACCATTGAAAGTTGGATGAGCACACTGGTTGGCAACCCGCTTGTTGGTAAGTTGGTCGTAGCTCCAAAGGGTGAACTGGATTTTTCCGGTCACAATATGAAAGTCGTCACCAGAAAAGACGATGATGGCAATGAATACAAGACTGCCGAATTTGACACTGATGCATTCGGTAGTTTCCAGTCGGTCGGTATCGAGAAAATTGACGATACCGACTTTATTGTTGCCTCTTGTAAAATCTGGAAGCGATATCCAAAGGCTTGTGCGACGATTTTGCGCCGTATTGAGAGTGGTACATTAAATACCAGTTGGGAAATTGATGTGCTGAAAGCTCATAAGGGAATCGTGGGTGGCCGCATGGCAAAAATTATTGACGATGGCGTGTTTACTGCACATTGTCTGCTTGGTGCAAATGTTGAACCGGCATATAAGTGCTCTAAACTGCTTGAAGTCGCTGAAACCGATTTTGGTCTTGAATTGGCAAATGCCTATATCGAGGACACAAAAGAGATTTCAAATATAGAATCTAATGAAAAGGAGGCAAAAAATTTGGAACTGAATAAGGATAAGGAGACTCAGACCGCACAGGTTGAGAATCCCACCGAGATTGAGCAGACCGCTACTGAGTCTACCACTGAGCCCACCACTCCGGCAGAGCCTGATATTCAGACTTCCGAGGAAGGTGGTGAAACTCCTCCCCCGACTGAGCCTGAAACTGGCACTGAACCTACCGGTGAGCCTGAACCTGCTCCAGAGACTTCCAGTCTGACTGGTCATGACCTGTACGAGAAGCTGAATGAGGCTGTTGTGAAGTTTAATTCAGATATGTATCTAGCAGAAGTGTTCCCCGAAGATCACACTATCTGGTGTAAGAAATTCGGTCGTTGTATGAACGATTTGGATTACATCATGTTCTCTTACACCGTTGAGGGTAATGAGGTTTCTCTTGGCGAGCCGCAGCATATTACTCTGACTGTTTCTATTTCTGATGTTAATACCAAGATTGCGGAGCTGAATAGCACTATTGCAAGCCTGAATACTGAGTTGCAGAGTGTAAAGGAAGAGGTTGCTTCTCTTACTCCGTACAAGGATCAGGCAGAGAAGGCAGAGGCAGAAAAAGCGGCTGCAGAACTTGCACAGAAGAAGGAGGATCTGCGTCAGTACGCACTCTCCAGCAAGATGATTACTGAAGCTGAAGTTTCTGAGGGTGGTAACTACGCAAGTCTGATTGAGAATCTGGACGAGACCGGCATCAAGAGTGTGATTGCCGAGCGTTGCGTTGAAGCCGCTAAGAAGGCTCCTGCCGAAAAGAAGATTGAGACATCTGAGGTACATAAGCCTGAGAGTATCAAGCTGAATTTGAATGAAACCAAGTATAACACCACTAGCGCTAACAAGCGTGACGCATGGCGGGAATATTTGGGTAAGGAATAACATTTGAGAGAAAGGAAAAATATTATGATTCGTGAACTGATGGTGAACGGCGCGAAGAATATTCCCGCTAACTATGCCGCAAAGGTCGCTATGGTCACCGGTATGGGTGTTCAGGTTGACCACAAGGCTGGTCAGGTTAAGTTCCCTGACGCAGCTACCGCCGAGGGCATCGAGATGGTTGCCCATGAGTTTATCCCGGAGGGCATTTATGCAAGCCAGACTAATTTTGATGACTATGATAAGATGGTCACAAAGATTGAGGCAGGTGCGCTGGTGAAGCGCGTTCCTCTGTATGCTGGCGAGCTGTACGGCACTGACCAGTATAAGGCAGATGATGCACAGGATGCCAATATCGGCAAGCTGCTGGAGGTTAACACTGATGGCAAGTGGCAGGTTGCTACTACTGGTACTTCTCGTTTTGAGTTTGCTGGTGTGATGGATGATAACGGCCACAAGCTGATTATGATTAGTGTACTGCCCGAGGCAAAGACTGTTGCTTGATTGAGAGGAAAATCTTGAATATGATACGTGAAATCTAAGGCTATCGTCTTTTGACGGTAGCTCTTTTATTTTGCGCGAAGAGAAAGGAAATGAATTATGGCACTGAATATTGAAGTGGCCGAGCTGATGAAGCAGCCTGGTCGTGTTTATGAAGTTGCTGAGAAGACTCAGTACAATCGCGCTATGGATGCCGAGGACAAGGAGATTGCTGAGGTTGTTGGCGCTCATGTTGAGGAACTGATTGATAAGGGCGACCCCAACAAGGAGATTGCTCAGTTTGTTAACCGCACCGTGACTGATGAGCTGTATGGTGCACCTGATGAGCTGCTGGACTCCATGTTTGAGCGTGGTAATGTTGGTGAGTTTGATGATTATGAGGCAGGTCGTACTGTTAAGAACACCCTGAAGGCTTATGATGCAGCCAAGGGCGGCAACGTGCCGAAGTCTTACCTGCACTACGAGACCATTAAGCCCGTCTGGCGTAATAAGCAGATCGAGGCTGATCTTAGCTTTGTGGAAGTAAGACGTAATGCTTGGAAGAGTGTGGCAACTCTGACCACCTTTATGACTGAGGCTCTGAAGAACCAGATGTTCTATGACATCTTTAGCATGGTTGATGACGCTATCACTGGTGGCGAGCAGAAGATTGATGCACAGGGCAAGGAGCCCACTATGCAGGATATGGACGCTCTGGCTCTGTATCTGAATGAGTATGCCGATGGTGGTAATCCATTCACTGTCAGCCTGATGAAGTATTGTGCTAAGATGCGTCGTATGACCGGTTATGCTGAGTATCTGTCTGACGCAGCTAAGGACGAGTTCAACCGTTATGGTCTGGTGAAGACTTATGACGGCGTGGCTATCACTGGTATTAGCTCTGCTAAGAAGCTGGGTGATGGTTCTCTGCTGATCCCGGATTAAATTTATGTAAATTTACGTAATATAGTCCAGTCGTGATGTAAGTCACGATAACAAATACACATTGAATTGCTGGAAAACCCTAAAACTACAATTACCAAAACAGAAGGATGAAATATACCTAGATGGATGGTTGCGAAAGTAGAAAGAAAATTGTAGATGATGCATGGTTAAAACCTAAACATTAAATAATGGGCAATCAGCAGCCAAGTTCCGAAAAGGAAAAGGTTCAACGACTATCCGCGTGGGAGCGGTTAGGATGCAAGTGTTTGGCATCCGAAGTGGTGTGCCCCAGTGTTTTTACTGGGTGAAGATATAGTCTTCACTCGTATGAGAGTACGAGGTTGCTAGATGCAACAAGAACGGAGTAGCGTCCGATATAATGTTTATCTAATATTTAATTTGACCAGATGTTGTGTAGAATGTCTGGCTTTTATTTTGCAAGAAAGGAGGTAGCATGGATGACACCAATGAGAACGACAGAAGACTTCAAAAAAGAAGTGTTTGATGCAAACCCAAATTTTGAAATTTTATCCGAATATAATGGTCTTCGAAAAAAGATTACCAGGAAATGTAAAGTATGCGGTGATGTACGTGAAGTACAGGCAAGAATGTTGCTTGATAATCGTGGGTGTCAAGCATGTGTTGCCTCTAAGCGTGGAGCAGAAAAAAGAAAGTCGCCAATACAATTTTCCACGGAGCTGTTTGAAGTAAATCCTAATATTGAGTTGTTATCTGAATACACAACAAACAATGCGAGAGTGCATTGTCGTTGTAAACTTGATGGGCATGAGTGGAATGGCATACCTCATACATTGCTTGATGGACATGGGTGTCCAGAATGTTATCGACGGATTGCAAACAGACGAACGGAAGATGAATTCTTAAAAGAAATGCGTGAACGATTTCCTACTATTCATGTTCTTTCAAAATATGTCCGTGTTGCTGTGAAAGTGGATTTTGCATGTGATGTTTGCGGTTACCATTGGACCGCAATTCCTGATACGATACTTAATAATAAAAATTCTGGTTGTCCAATATGTGCTGGGAGAGCACATATTTTAGAGTCTGAAATGATAGAACGACTAAGAACGGTTTCTCCAAGTGTTGAGTATTTGAGCGGATATAAAAATATATTATCTCATGCAAATTTTAAATGTAAGAAATGTGGTTACAAATGGTCAACAGCTGTCAATTCAGTTCTTTGCGGGCATGGATGTCCAAAGTGTTGTTCTTCTCATGGTGAAGAAAAAGTATGCAATTATCTCGATAGTCATGGCATTGATTACATACGAGAATACCGTTTTAAAGATTGTAAAAATGAACGGCAGCTTCCTTTTGATTTTTATATACCATCAAAAAATACTTGCATTGAATACGACGGGCAACAACATTTTATGCCTGTTAGGTTTAGCAAGAGTGTAACCGAATCCGACTCTATTAGTACATATAAAAGTCAGCAAAAGAAAGATTCTTTAAAAACAGAATATTGTAATCGTAATGGAATCAAACTTATCAGAATTCCCTACACAGATTTTGATAATGTAGAAAATATTTTAGATAAACATTTTTCTTAAAAATTTTGGAAACGTATTTATGGTATTGCGGGCAAGATCGGAAGACTTGACATGAAGGGCGAGACCCATACTTATGAGGATCACGACAACAACAACGAAAAGATTCATCTGATGGTCAAGGACTTTACCTTTGGCTATAGCATTGATCATATCGAGCGCGTTGCTAAGATTGTTCTGCAGTAATTTTTACCAAAGGCAAATTTGAGCGGGGACTTTGCCGTCTCCGCTTTTATAGAAAAGGAGACAAATTATGAGTTCCGTGATGGAAAAGAAGTTTATTGACGTTCTGAACTGCGACGATAACGTGGTTACCATTTCGTCACTGAACGGTAAGGGTTATACTTTCGAGCCCGGTAATGTGGAAGATCCTTGTGTGATTCCTATTCCGCCGGAGGAGATTATGTATATGAACAGCACTTGTTCTGCGTTCAAGAATGGTGTTCTGCGTTTTCGCCCTGAAGAGCAGAATGAAATCTTTAAGGCTATTGGCATTAAGGGCGACGATGTTCTATTCATTGAAGATATCGATAATGCGATTCTGAATCCCACTGTCGAGAATCTTCAGCGTATGATTGACATTAAGGATGGTGCTCAGTTTGAGCGTATTCGTGGTCGCTTTTATCGTATGACCAATGCCGGTGAAGACCTGTCTACCAAGGTCAAGCGCCTGATTGACGAGCGTTATAAGGAGCTCCGTGCTGGCAAGCGTAACAGTGAGCTGTCTGTCGTACCTGCTACTAAGTCTGCTGATAATGTTCAGGCCGAACTTGAAACTGCAAAGAACCAGATGGCTGAAATGCAGAAGCAGATGCAGGCTATGATGGCACAGATGCAGGCTATGATGGCAGGCGCACAGACTGTTGCACAGGATAATTCTGTAGAAAAGACTACTGTCAAGCGTGGCCGTAAGAAGGCAGAGGCAGAAAAGGCGGAGGTTGTTCCCGCCGAGTAAGATTGGAGGGATAATGTGACCGCATTTTCGGAAATATACGATAAGTTCTACGAGCTGGTCGAAACTGATAGTAATTTCTTTCAGTATTTTGACCTGAGCGAGAATGAAGTGCGAGATCTTGTACATGACCGTGCAAAAAGTTATTTGATGGAGTCACTTTCTGTGATTACTAGAAACATTGAACCGGAAGAGGATTTTAGTTTCGATGATTACGATTCAGAACTAGAAGAGTTTAATTCAGATCTCACATTCGATGAGATTGATATGTTAGCGCATTTGATGTTGGAGCAACATTTTAAGCGTGAGTTTGGGAAGTTGAAAGCATTTAGCGCACAGGACCTTCCTACGAGTTTACAAGTATTCTCCCCTGCTAATGAGCGCACGAGTATTCGTGCTCTTGTAAAAGACATTCACGAGGAGAATATGACGATGTTAGACAACTATATGGCAAAAGACCGCTCGACCCGTAAGCGTAAGACCATCGACTATGATACATACGCTTCCTACTCTGAGTAAGGAGGTGTACCGATGGACTTTTATACAAGGGCACGAGCTGTTGGTGGTGCCGCAAAAATGTCTAACAAAAAGGATGTCAAAATTGCTTTTGCAAAGCGAGATTTTGCTGCACATTTTAAAGATAGCGTTGATTACGAGGATAATGCTCTTGTGAATGGTTTACCTCAGAAGCTGGTTGTTAGTCGCAGTAATAGTATTGCTAAGGAAAAGAAAATCTGGGCTTATCCTGGTGATTCTTTGAATCTTGGCGACATTGTTGACTGCTACAATTGTAAATAGCTGGTAACTGAGATTGAGCCAAACGATGAAATTTTTCTTCGCGGAAAAATGGAGCTGTGCAACCGTCAAATCCAATGGCAAAATCCGATTACTGGTGAGATAGTCTCTCGTTGGGCAACACTGAGTAAGCCTTATTACGCAAATAATAAGGAGATTATTATGACTTCATTGAGTCAACGTGAATATAAAGTACAGATGCCTTTTGATGACGAGACCGCACTGATTGACCTTGATAAGCGCTTTATGTTGGAAATTATCAATGGCGAGCCGAAAACGTATGTTACGACTTCTGTTGACCAAAGTACAGAGCGTTACGAACTGCATGGTAAGACACAGGGGTTCCTTGTGTTGAACATCCGGCAGGATCAGTATAACAGTAAGACGGATAATGCTGAGAAGATGATTTGTGATTATTTTGAGCCAAACAAAATCGACGAATCAGAGATAGATTCTCGTGTGACTGCTACTATAAAGTATGTAGGAAAACCAGAGGTCCGTATTGGTGGTTCTTGGAAAAAATTCTCTCCTATGTTCACAAGTGTTGCTGGCGAGGAAATTACTGAAATTGCTAAGTGGAAGTTCGTTTGCCTTGAGGAATTCAAGGAATTTGTAGAAACGCAGAGTACCATAGATGGTGTTTTTAAAATTCGTATTTTAAATAATAGTATCATGGACGGCGCAACTGTAAGAATTTCTTTGACGAATGCAGATGGTACAGCAAATGCATCCATTGAATGTAAGGTGGTGAGTTTGCTGTGACAACGAGTGAATTGATTACTGATTATAAAAACAAATTGGCCTTGAAGCTGGTTAATACTGATGGGCTTGTTGAAGCGATGGGCAATGATGACATTGAAGAGCCTGACGAGGCGATTTATACATACATCTTCCCATACTTCCATATTCCTGACACGATTGAGGCAGCGCACAGCTATATTTGTTTTAAGGTAAATATGACTGACCGAAGCAACGTCAACGACTGGTATGAAAACTTCACACTTACTGTGTGGGTTATTGTAAACCAGGCGCTGATGAAAATGAAGGGCCATGGTGGTGCAACACGAGTTGACTATCTGAGTGGTCTTGTGGAAAAAGAACTACACGGCAGTACAATTTTTGGAATCAAACAGCTTAAAATCACATCCAATATCGAGGACAATATGGATTTACACCATCGTGTGCGAATTATGACGTTCAAGACGCAGGATTTGGATGACCTTGTGGGGTGTGGCTGATGGAGCTTCGGGAAATGTATGAGCCAAGCTTGATGCGCGGAAGAGACTTTAAAATCAACGACAAAATTACGATTCACATGCCTTCGGTCGGTGACATCATCGATTATGGAGAGCAAAAGTATTTTCAGTTGGTTTATTTATTCTGTTCTACATCGAGCGATTACAAGGCACAGCTTGACTCTGTTGGAATTGATTGGCAGAAGATTTCGGACTTTGAAATGTTCCGGCAACTTTTTATAGGCAATAAAGATCAAGATATGTCTATTTTGCTTGGCGATATGGACACTTCTGGGTTTATGATGGCGAAAGATAACATAAGTGGGGAGATCGTATTACACAACAGGCTTACGGACACTCGTATTGACCATGTGGTGTATGAAACTATTTCTCAGTACCTATGTGCTGCGAATGGAATTGAAAAGCATTCCGAGTTTGCTGCTGACGAACCGACAAGAATTGCAATGATAGAGGAAGCCAGAGACAACTTGGAGTATCAAAAAATTAAGCGTTATGAACCACACCTTGCGGAGCTTGTGCTCTCGATGGCGTGTTCGTCTGGCTTTAAAGCGGATTACTTCAAGGCTATGGATTACCCTATGAGTGTATTCATGAATCATGTAAGAAAGATTCAGCAAATAAAAAGTTACGACAATACGATGCATGGCGTTTACGCTGGCACCGTGGAATTTGGAAAGATTCCAAAAGCACAACTAGATTGGACGAGCAAGGTTGATTGACCTTGCTCTTTTATTTTATCCAAATAAATTGAAAGGAAGAATATTATGAGCGATTTTAATTTTAATGAGGTCGTTATTGACCGCGTTCATCGCATTCACGAGTATGATTTGAACGGCAAGCGTCTGTGGACCATGAATCAGGTTAAGGATTTCAAGCTGACTCTGGGCGGCGAGACCGTTTACGCTCAGGATGCACAGGGCGTTAACATCATGGCATTCGATAAGAGCAAGACTGCAGAGGCAGATTGGTCTAATGCTCTGATGCATCTGGGTGCTCTGGCAGAGCAGATGGGCTCCAAGAAGGAGGTTGCTTCCTCTGATGCAAAGCAGGTCTTCACTACTGTTGAGTACCTGACTTCTGCTGACGGCAAGAAGCTGACTCTGACCCATACCCCCAAGACTGCTGTTGCAAATGCCCCCTTTAAGTACATCGATCTGGTCGATGGTCAGGGTAATGCACTGAAGACCTTTGAGCTGGGTGAGACCGCAGAGTCTCAGTTCTCTGTTACTGGTACTGAGGTCACTCTGCCCACTGGTGCAAATCTGAAGGCTGGCGACCGCTTTGTTGTGAAGTATCAGTACGAGAGCGAGGAGGGTATTGCTATCAATGATAGCGCCGATAAGTTCTCTACCGAGGGCGAGTTCGTAATTGAGGCATTCTGCTACAATCCCTGCGATAAGGCAAACAAGAAGCTGATGCGTATCATCTTCCCGAATGCCAAGATGGATAATGCTATCGATATGACTTTCACTAATGAGCTGGCTCATCCGGTCAAGATTAGCGCTACTCAGGAATACTGCTCTGAAGACAAGCGCCTGTTCCGTATTGAGACTGCTGCTGCCTAATGGCAAATCTGAATTGGTGCCGTACTTGCGGAAAAGAATATCCGGTTTGCCCGCATTGCGAGCAGGATGCGCGTCTTAATCCTTGGCGAATGATTTGCGACACTGAGCCGCACTTTCTTGTGTGGACTGCCGTAAACCAGTATCGTCAGGGAATTATTTCAAAAGAGACGGCAAAAGCAGATCTGACTACTCTTTTGATGCGCAAGTACAAGAATGTTACGGAAGCCGAGGTAGAAACTTTTATCCCAGCTGTTCGTGATGTTTTCCATGAGATCATGGATGAGCCTGCAAAGGCTGAGAATGAGTCATCTAGTGATGTAAAGGATGAGACGCCCGTGAAGCCGGTAGTTAAGAGAACATCAAATCGTAAGGGGCGGGCATAACCGCCCCTTTGTTTTTCGTGGTGGTTTTATGGAGAAAAAGAACAGGACAAAGTTTAATGTCAGTAAGAATCCAGCAGATAGAACATACGATGGCGTAGTTTATGATAGTAAGGCAGAAATGTTGTTTTATCGAGATATTGTATTGCCAAGGCTGGCAAGCGGCGAAATTGTAGAGTGTCGTAAGCAAGTCCCCTTCCTTCTGCAGGAAGCGTTCCGCCGGGTCGATAAGGACGGAAAGGACGTAGCGGTGCGGAAGATTGATTATGTGGCGGACTATGAAATTACATATCGAGATGGCAGCAGACAAGTGATTGATACGAAAGGATTCGCTGATAGTGTTGCGCTGATGAAGCGCAAGATGTTCTGGTTCAAGTACCCTGATGTAGATTACCGCTGGATTACATACTCCAAAATTGATGGAGGTTGGGTCGATTACGACGACCTAAAAAAAGCTCGAAAAGAGCGAAAGAAATTAAAGCAAGCACAGACGAAAGGGAGATAAAATGAAAGTTTTAAATTTTCAGGAGCGAAATGAGTTTCTTGACGAAGTAATTAAGGCATGTACTATTGACGGTGATTATCAGCCCGCACTGCTTGATGTGGTGTTTCGGCTGACCGTTCTAAAGTATTTTGCGGATTATGATTATCGTAGCGAGCCGCAGAGTGAGTGGCCGCGTATTGCTTACGAGTCTTTTAACTTCAAGGTTAACAAGGCTGGTTGTGATACTTCTGCATTCTGGGATCAGTACGATTCTCTGGAGAAGGCTGTCCACGAGCAGATTGACCGTTCTCATAAGGAATGGATTGTTCTTGGTCTCTGTGGCAAGCTCAACGAGATTATTGAGAAGCCTGACCCTATTTCTGATTTCGTTGACTTTATGGAGAACTATTTGAATGATGTGAAGGGCAACTTGAATGACTTTGATGTTGAGAAGTTTTCTGAAGTGACTTCTGCCCTGCTGGACAATAAGCAGGAGATCTCTGCTGTGCTGGCAAAAGATAAAAAGGAATAAACACTTTTAGAGGTGGGTTGGAGGGAATTTTAATATGGCTACAAGAAGTAAACCGCTGAAGTTATGGGATGCTGAGAAGTTCAAAAACGTAAACCCAGTGTCTTTGAAATATTGGGATAGATATGAGACTGATATGGGCATCCGTGATCTCAGCCCGTCTACTGTTTACAATTATGAATCGGATTTCAAGCAGTGGATGATTTATGTTCTGGACAATCAGGGTAATGCTCCTGTGACGGAACTTGAGGAAGAGGATATTGAGGAATTTCTGTTCTATTGTAAGAAGCATGGAAATAACTCTGCTCGTATGAAGCGACGTATGAGTACGATTTCTGCGCTGTACCGGTATCTTCGCAAGAAGAAAATCATCAAAGAAAATCCGATGGAGTTCATTGACCGACCGACCAAGGATGTGGCTGTTGTGAAGCAGACATACCTTACGCCTGATGAGGTTAAGTTGATGCGAGAGAAGCTGAACGCTCTGGTTGAATCTGCGACCACCGTTCACATGAAGGATAATGCGATGACGCTGCGTCTGTATGCACTGTTCTCGCTATCAACGATGGCTCGTGTCAATGCTGTGCGGAATACGCTTTGGAAGTCTATCGACTATGAGAACCGCATGGTGCATGACGTTCTGGAAAAAGAAGGTAAAATCGTAGATTTGATGTTTAGTAAGGAAGTTTCTGAGCTTTTGAAAGAACTGAAAGAGTATCGCACTGAGCATGATATTGAGGATGGTGGCTATGTGTTCGTTGGTACGAAAATCAATGGCGCATGGATGCCGATTACCTCAAGCACTGCCGGTGATTGGTGTAAGAAGATTGGCGAGATGATTGATGAGCCAACGCTGCATCCGCATGATTTCCGGCACAGTGGTGCTACTCTGTTGAAGAATGCCGGTATGAGTCTGGAGGACGTATCTTCCCTGCTTAACCATGCTGGTACGGATGTGACCAACAAGTATTACATCAAAAAGGATACGACCAAGATTCAGTCCGCAAAGGATCGGTTTGAGATTTGAGGTGGAGTGAATGAAACAGTCATACACAAACTTCGATGATCTATTGAGTGATGTGGCAGATGGTGTGGAGCAGATTATGCAGGACGTAGCTCCGCAAATTGAATCCGTTTTACAGACAAGTGCAAGGAGAAATATTAAATCACAGTCCGCTCGCTCTGCTGGAATCGAAGATGCAAGTAATATTGTAAGTAGTGTGACTCGTGATGGGAATACTGTTACGATGATTGTAAAAGATATTGCAAAACCGCAACCGTCTTATTTTCTTGGTGGGAAAAAGCTCGATTCTCAACGTGTAGCAGATACTTTACTGTACAGAGAATATCATTTTGGTGACTCACCGATTGTTTGGAACGAATATGGTGGAGCAAATATTCTATTTGATGAGCGTGAGAACGCGGCTGTTGGTGGAACTATGTTTGCGAACTGGATTGAAAATGGTCTTTGGATGGATCTGAGTTATTATCTTCGGTCTGGTGGGCAGAAAGAATATCGCCCTGCACGTCCGTTTATTGCTCCTGCGCAAGTCGAGGCGGCAATGATTGTTAAGACGGCTTTACATGGATTGTAAAAGCCATCTTTTATGAAAATTTATTTGGAATAAAATTTGAATGAGAGGAGGCTGGCTTGAAGAAGCTGGCCGCTTCTCTTTTTTATTTTGAAAGGAATTGTTGAAAATGGAAAAGAGAGGTGACCAACAGTATGGATGAAAAAGAAAATACTGGCACAGAGTCTTCTGCCGTAACAGCCATTAAGGTCAAGGTTGTTATTGACACAAATAAAGCAGAGTTAGATAAGCAATTTAATTCTGTTAAGGAGTATTATAAAGAAAAACCAGTAAAAATTGCTTTTGGAGTGAATCAAAACGATACAATTCGCAATATAAATGATGCACTTGACAAGGTGGTCAAGAGTGGAAAATTAAGAACTCCAAAGGTTACACTTGATGTTAAGATCGACCAGAGTAAAGTAACCGCACAGCTTAAAAGAGCTATGCAATCTGCGGCAAAGCAGACAGTTAAGGTTGATACTGGGAAGTCTGGTTCTACAAAAACACAAGATACTTCAAAAAGTGATATTTCTCGCCTTTTCAGCCTTGCAAATCGTCAAGCAAAGTTAAAAGCGGATGAAGCATCGTTAATTGCTAATGGAAATAAATCATCTGAGTTGAAAGCGGTACAGACTAGATTGAGCGCAATTAACAATGAGATGGATAAACTCAAGACAAAAACAAAAGATGTAATTACGGAATCTCAGAAGTCAAAGCTTGAGGATATCGAAAAAACCGGAAAATTCAATGCTGACAGGAATACTGCAAAAGGTGCTGATTCGGCTGCAAAAGAACTAAAAAAACAAAATCAAGAAATTGCAGATGATTTAAAAAAGACTCTCACATCTCAAGAATCCGAGTATGAAAAATATCAAAAAAAGATTCAGTCTCTTGAAAACTATTCTAAGAATAACTCCAACTATAAAAATGATAATATCAAAAAATATTTATATGGAGAAGATGGAACTGGAAAAACTTCTGGAAAGTTAAAAGAGTTGCGAGATCAGCTTGCTTCTATTGAGAACACTACACCAGGGAAAGCAATTCAAGACTTTGATAAAAAATGCAAGACTCTTGATACAACTATTGATTCTACAAGTCAACATTTAAAAGAACTTGGATTTGATTTTAGAGATATAAATCAAGCCAATGTTGACATGACGAAGTTTAAGAGTGTTTATGAACGTGCAACGAAGTTAGAAGACTCTATCGCAAATAAAAGTAAATATTCTTGGCTAATTGATAGTTTAAACGGAATAAAAGCTTCTGCTGCTGGCTGTGAAGGCGATGTTACTGATCTTAGTGCAAGACTATCAAACCTTGAGGTTGAGGCCAGCAGATGTGGGGCCACTACAGAAACTCTTGGCCAAAAACTGTCTCGTCTGTTTAAGGAGCATTTCCAGACCGCCATCGCTATGGCTGGCGTGGCTATGGTTAAACAAGGTCTGCGAGAAGTTTATAATAATGTTCTGGAACTGGACACGGCTGTAACAGAGCTTAAAAAGGTCAGTAAAATGACTGGCGACGAGATGAATGAATATCTCGATAGAACTGCAATAAACGCTCGTGAGCTTGGTGCTAATATTTCTGACCTTGTAAATAGCACTGCTGATTGGAAACGACTTGGATATACGGATAAAGACTCTGAAGAGCTTGCTCGTGTGTCTGCACTTATGGCGAATGTTGGAGACCAAATCGATAACGCAACGACTGCTTCCTCTTACCTGATTTCTGCAATGCAAGGTTTTGGGCTGGTTGCTGATGATGCAGAGCGTCTTCTGGACTGCATGAATCAAATCGCTAATACCGAACCGGTCAGCATGAACGACCTTGGAATTATAATGCAGAAAAGTTCCGCTGCGATGTCTGCCGCCGGAAATACATATCAGGAGACGCTTAGTTTGGCGGCTGCTGTAAATGGTGTGCTTCAGGACGCCGATACGAGTGGCACTTATCTAAAAACTTTGAGTATGTACCTTCGTGCTTCAAAAACAGATGCGGAAAATGCCGGTATCGCAACAGATGGGATGGCAGATTCTGTATCCGAACTTCGATCTGAGTTGAAGCAACTTGCTGGTGTTGATATTATGAAGGATGATAATACCTTCAAATCAACCTATCAGATTATGAAGGAACTTTCTGAGGTTTGGAAAGATCTGTCAGACACAACACAGGCAAATATTACTGAGTTGATCTCTGGAAAGAGAGGAGGTCAGAGTACATCTACCCTGCTGAATAATTTTAGCGTTGCTGAAGATGCTATGAAGCAGGCGCTTAATTCTAGCGGCAGCGCAATGCGTGAGAACCAGACGTACATGGATTCCTTGCAGGCGAAGCTTAATCAGCTTGATTCTGCATTCCAGAAGTTTAGTACGGACTTGATGAAGTCAGATATTCCGAAGTTCTTTGTAAGCCTTGCCACAGTTTTTGTTGACGGTGCAGATAGTGCTGTAAAATTTGCAGGTGCATTACCCACTTTGACGGCTGCCATCTCTGGCGTGTTGTCCGTAATGCAGATGAGCGGAAAGCTCAAAAATGGTGCGGGTAAAGTTAATATGCCCTCTTATGTTTGTTGCGTATAAAAATATAGGATGCGGCACCATGTAAAAATAAAATAGCCCCTAGAGTGCTGGGAAACCCTAAGAGCCATATCGCCTATTGTTATATTTATATAATGTAGGAATCGAAAGATAGAAACAAGGATATGGATGCTATATGCTGAGATAAAAGCTCGGTTTTATCGTATTGTCAAAATATGGTAATAATTGAGTGCTAAGTAGCGTTTACAATGGGCGGTCAGCAGCCGACTTCTAATATGAAAGTTTGATATAATACATTTTTCTGTGCAAAACCACACAAAAACTAAGCCGTAGAATGTGCCATGAACACACCCTACGGCCCTCACTTAACGCATTAAGTACGCAATGACGTACAGAGCATAGCCCAACGTCGTAACGAACTCTGCCACGCTAAGGATGGTAGCCCGAATCGTTGCCATGTCCATGACCTCCTTCCTAACAATAAGCTTTGCAGATCTTTTGGACGGCGCGAGGTCACGTCAGCCAGCTACCATTGGCAAGTCCGCGTACCGTTAGGCTCAATATTGTTGGAGGAGCAGATTCGCAATTAAGAGTTTACTCTTGTTGGAATAATCTGTCAAGTGAGTTTTGCTCAGAAAAATGTATTATATATATCCTATTATAATAGAAGAGGTTCATCGACTAAAAAGGGTCAGTGAGCAACCACTGGAAGGATAGTCAGTTCTGGACGAAAGTTCAGAAGTCCACCTCAGACGTAATCAGACGACTTGAAGAAGTAGGTGGAAATGAGGAGACGCGCTTCTCTGGCGCGATATAAATAGGAGAAAAATGATTGAATAATTGAATAAAAAGAAAAAGTACACTGTTGTTCGTTGACAGCGTACTCTAAAAAGTGTATAATAAAAGCAACCAAGAGTTCCAATAGACGGTTCCCTCGGTTAGCATCAAACAAATGGAATCAAGATCTAGTCAATCTCAATCCCGCATGAAGAGCTGCCTACTGGACATAGGCGGCTCTTTTACTTATCACGGCTTTCGCTGTGACGATGTAGCATTTCTCGAATCTCAAGAACTGTCTTTACAAAGCCTGCAAACCCGAAGATCAGCATAGCTGCATAGTAGACAGTTGTCATCTCTAAATCCATGGCAACATCCTCCTTCCGACAATATTGCCGGAAGGCAGTTAAAGAAATACACGCTCCTACTTGCCTTCCGGCCGCTGGGAGGGTGACCGCCTATTTTTACATCTATGAATGGCGAAGTTCGAAGTAGAACCCCTGATTGCCTACTTATTATACACGCATCGACACAAACGTGTCAATACTTTATAATGTAATTTATAATACATAGAGAAAGAGGTTGCTTTTCTGAAATTTTCTGGCTATAATAAAAGTACAATCGCGTATCAAAAATATACGGAGGTATTATATTATGCCAAGACCCAAAGGAAGCAAGAATAAAGCAAAGGTTCTCGATGGCATCGATTACGCAGCACAGATCGCTGAGAAAAATACTGCCGCAGAATCTCTCGCTGAAGAAATCGCAGCACTCGGCACGAATATTGCCGCGCTGAATGCTGAAAGAAAAGCAAAAGAAGCAGAGTTGAAAAAACTCAACAAAGAGATTGTAAAGCTCGAAAAGAAAAAGGCTGATGCCGATGAAAAGATTGCCGCAGAGCTGAATCGCAAAAAGGCAGAAGATATTGTTGCCAATGCACTGGCCAGCGGTATGACTGCTGAAGAAATCGCTGAACTTCTGAAATAACTGATGTGCAGCCATCATAATGAACAAGCCCGACTTCCCTATTACTGGGAGGCCGGGCGTTTTGCATTGCTTTTTACGACAGTCTATGATACACTCTTGTAAAAGGAGTGTTGAATCATGGAAAAGAAAAATCATATTCCCGAGACCTCGACCTATAATCCCGTCCTGCCTAAAAAACAGCCACCGCAGAACACATATACATATTCCGGTCACGGGTCTGAACAGGCGCAGAATAGTCCATATTTCAAAAACAGAGATAGAATGAATGGAGGGTCAAATGACGGAGGTAATAAAACTAATAAATAATGTCGAAACGCTTTTCAATGTCTTTGTCCCAGGTGCCTTATGTGTTTGGTTCTATACAAAGCTTTCATTAAAGAAAATTGAGTACCAAGGATTTTTAGCACTTAGTATTGCACTTGGTTTTACAATAAAGTATTGTGTTGATTACATAGATTATTTACTTGGAAATTTTGTAATCGTCGGATTTCCAATTGTAGTTGTTTATGTTATCGTTGGCATTCTATGTGCCGCAATATTTTTCAAAGCCAAGAATTCGGTCAAGGTGCGGGAATGGTTTGGTTTAAAACTAGGCTATGAAACAGGCGACAATGTTTGGAGCCGACATATTGACTTCAAAGAAGGCACTTATCTTATGCTTCACATGAATGACGGAACTTTTATTTATGGCAAGCTTGAGAATGCCGATGACGATTATGTCGTTTTAACGGAACACGCAATCGGCAAAGACCGCATGGGTGATAGTATGACAGCTGCCGCAAGCAATCCGAACCGTGATACTGCGCTCTGTATTCCTATGTCTAGCGTTAAGCGCTTTGAATTCATGTACTGTAATACAGAATCGAAAATTGCAAGTTATGTTTTGCGATAAGAACAAAATATAACTTATCAGCCCCCTGCTAGATGGATGTCTATCTAACAGGGGCTTTATTTATGTTCAAAATTCATAATCACAGTTGTTGCAGTGATATGTTTTCTTTGGCTTGCCAGCGGCAAATCCCCAAAAAGCAACATCCAGAACCTTTGAGGTTGCACTGATCTTGCGTAAGTCTGGTGAACCGCAGACGGGACATTTGGGAATATAAACAGTTTTCTCCGGTTCTGGCTCAGGTTTTTTCACAGGTTCGGTTGGTGCTGGAGGCATAGTATATTCTTTACGGAATTTAGCATCAAACTCGTCCTGTTCTTCTCTCCATGTAATTCTTTTATGAGGGCCTTTGCCATCATTCTCAAGTTTTTTCTTCATTTCCTCTCTTTGCTCTTCTGTGAGTGTATTCCAGAAGGTCAGCGAAAGTAATGGCCGCTGACACGACATACATTTGTCGAACATGACGGAGTATTTGTCACAGAAAGGGCAGTAATCTACATTTTCTATGTTTACATTCATATCTTTCTCTCTCCTCAAAATCGATATTAACTTTATTTGAAACTGGAACTGAAAAGATTACAAAAAGAGATGGAACTGAGCAAGTTCGAAATGTTATTAAGTTCACAGACTCTTATAAAAAGTTAAAGGATGCCATTTCTGGTGTAATTGACAAATACAAGATTTTTAAAGCATCTCTTGGAGACACCAATTTTGCTTTAATTAAGTATATATCAAATATTCTTAAAAGTAAAGTTGGAACTGAAGAGTTTGGCAAGTCTCTTGCATCTCTATTCAACAACAAGAAGTTCTTAGGTTTCTTTACCTCTCTAGCGAATGCAGTTGTTGCATTTGGCGTGGCACTCGGAGCATCTGCTATTATTAAGCATATTCAAGAGCAAAAAGAATTGATTAACACAACTGCTGAGAATGCTCGGACTGCAGCAAATGAAGTTCAAAGTGCAACAGAGAGTTTGAAGAATCTTACTTCTGAGTATGAAAATCTTGGAGATAGAGGTTCTTGGGACTCCGATGATTACGCACAGGCTCGTGATATTCAAGAAGAAATTATAGACCTCTTGAAACAACAGGCTGGCTTTGACGAATCAAAGCTGAACAATATTGATCTTCAAAACGGTAAATATGAAGACCAAAAGAAGGTTCTTGAAGACATTACGGCAGAGCAACTTCGTGCAAGTAAGTATGCTCTTGTTGAGAATGTAACCGCACAAGGCAACAAGTTAAAAGAAACCGCAAAGAAAGCAAAAAGCACTACCCTGTTGACCGACCCAACCGATGAAGCAATCGGCGTGCTCGGAAAAGCTGGATATGGTAGCTTTAACGGCGATACAAATCAGTTCTCTTTTGGAAGCTATAATCCGAAAGACATCAATAGCATTCTCGATTATTACGATCGTCTTGATGCTGCTTCAAAGCTACTCATTGATAATATGGGTAGTGAGAAAGTCGCAAGTTCTGGATTGTATCAGTGGATCATAAAGACTCGTGATTGTCTCAAGGATGAGGTGGATGCTTATCGTGAATCTACGGATGCCGTTGAAGACAATGAACTCGCACAACGCAAGCTTGAAACTGCAAGAGCTCTAACTAGCACGAATGCTCGTGCTTTGAACGGTGCTCTCGCAACTTTACAGAGCACCATTGATGGGTTCGACGCATCTAAGCTTGTTGATTTGTTGAACGGTATCAATGTAGAACTCCTTACTCCTGACCAGCAAGCTGCGCTTGATAAGATTCGTGAATTCATGACCGTAAAAGGATTTACAACCGAGCAGATTCAGGCGTTTGTTGATGTCTTAGTCGAAATCGGTCGTGTTTCTCCCTCTGCCGCAGAAGCTGCTCAGGCCGCAGCAGAGGCTTTCGATGATGCTAACAAGCGGATTGATAATCTGCAGAATGCTTATCAAACCATGTCCACATGTGTTGATGAGTATAATAAAAATGGCTGGGTAACGGTCGATAACCTGCAGGCTCTTAGCCAGCTGGAACCGCAGTATCTTGCTTGTCTTGTAAAACGTGACGGTCAGATGTCTATTAACACAGAATCTGTGCAAAAACTAGCAGAGGCCGAGATTGACCTTTATCGTGTTAGTCTTTTGAATAATACGATTCAAGGAATTCTTGCTACCACAAGTGTTGAGAAAGCAAATCAGATTCTTGGTCAAGCCAAGAGCGACATGTCTCAATCCAAGCAGATGCTTCGTGACGCAAAGAAACAGGCACTACAAGAAGCATATGAAAAGTATGGTAGTGGCGATGAGTTCTACGCCATCCGAAAAGCTATCAATCAACAAATTGACAGTTGGGAGAACCTGGATGAGTTGTGGCTTGACCTGAAGGACAAAGACCCTAGCACATATTTGGATAAAACTTCGAGCGCGTCAAAGAGCACCAGCAAATCTGTATCCGATGCAGCATCCGCTTTCGATACTCTTGTCAGCGCAATGAAAGAATATAACCAGTATGGCTATGTTAGTGCTAATACTGCGAAATCTTTAGCTGGACTTGAAGATAAGTATACTGCTTGTCTGACAAAACAAAACGGCAAGTTGGTTTTGAATACTGCGAAGTTCAAGGATTATATTAAACAGCAAATTGTTGCCGCTAATACAGCTGATGACGATGGAAAGTCGGCTTATGAGTTAGCCAAGATTCTCAGTTACCTAAATGATAGCGTTGACTCCGAAACCATCTCTTTCGAGCAACTGACTGATGCCATCAAGGGCTACGGAACCGCGATGGACGAAGCCAAAGAAAAGACGGACGCTATAAAATCCGCATTTTCTGACCTTTACGATGTTGGCACACAGAAAAAGGATAACGACTTTGGCTTTTTGGATATGGATGCCATTGAGAAGCAGTATCAGGCTGTTCGTAATCTGTATGAAAACACAGACCTATTTACAAATTCAAAATATGCTAGTGCTCTGAATTCCGAAACCGGAGAAGTTGACTACAACAGCGATGCATTTAAACAGATGTTTGCAGATCATTTGAAAGAACTTGCGGCATCTGCCCGTGAGACCGGTGGTGCTGCTGGAGCATATCTTGCACAAGGTTTTGAAGATGCTGCCGCCAAGATTGCAAACAACGTGATGAGCATTCGTGAGTGCATTGATGGAATTGGTTCTTCTTTGAATTATGCAACCGACAGGATTGATCATTTCCAAAGCGGTTTCTCCGATATCTCTGATATTGTCACTCAATACAACACTTATGGTGGCCTAAGTATCGACAATTATCAGAAGCTGATGAGTCTCGATGATGATTACATTAAGTGTTTGAGTCTTGAAGGTAATCAGCTGAAGTTCAATACAGAAGCATATAAGGAACTTTTCATTGCAAAACTGAACGCAATGATTGATGAGTATGATGCCGCAGACGAAACAAAAGCACTTGCTCAACGTCTTCGTGAATTGAGGGATGCCGTAATTGCATCCGGTGATGGCTTTACAAGCGCAGAAGATAAGGCTAAAAACTTCGAGACAACACTCGGAAATATTAAGAGCCTCCTGAGTGACCTAATTGGTGTATTTGAAAAATTCAACGAGAATAAATCGAATGACCTAAAGATTCAGGGTGATGCTTGGATTGATGTCATCGATAAACGAATTGATGCCCTTAACGAAGAGAACGATGCACAGGAACGAGCAATCGAACTGGCAAAACTTCAGGATGAATACGAGCGTGCAAAGGCCAATAAGACTGTCCATGTATATGGCGGCAGAGGTCAGGGCTTCGTATGGAAAGCAGATGAAAATGCCGTTCGTGAAGCTGGTCAAAACCTGTCTGACAAGCAACGCGAGTATAAGAAGAAAGATGAAATTGACAGGTTAAACAAGCTCAAAGATAAAGTTCAGGAAGCAAATAGCCTTATCGGCACCAGTTGGGATGATTATCAGAAGAAGCTAAAATACACTGCCGAGTTCGAGGCCATGACCTTTGAGCAGATGGAAGGTCACTATGATGGCTTTAAGAATAGTATCCTAGACAATATGCGTGACATTCAGTCTGCTACTAATGTCAGTGATGCTATTACAAATCTCGAAAAACTAATCAATACTCTTAAAACGCTTAACGACGTTATAACATTCTTTACTTCTGGCGGTGTAAGCACTGATGGCGGTGGAATCTTTGGACTTTTCAACCAGATCAAGAACATATTCACTGGCGAAAGCGGTAACTTTGATCTTGGTGGCGGTTTCAAGAAGATGTTCGATGGAGCAGCTAAGGCTGTTTCTGACGGCTGGAACTGGATTACTGGTAAGAACAGAAAAAGTTTCAATGATCTTATTTCTTGGAATAATGCGAAATTAAAAATCATCGGTCGTGATGTATCTGTTGGTACACGTAGTATTGAAGGAACATCTAGTAACTTCTTTGATCGTCTTTTAAGTGCAACTAATGGAAATCTATGGGATATAAGCGGGATTTTCAATAGTGTAAGTGATGCCATTTCTGGTAAAACAGGCAACTTGTTTACTGATATTATTGGGTTCTTTACGAACGGATTCTCAACAGCAAATAATGTCGCTAATGGTGGTTTGTTAAATATTGTTGATACCATCGGAAGTATGTTTGGCCCAATTGCGGCTGGCGCACAGTCCATTGGTAGTGCTATCTCGTCTGGCGTTGTGAGCTTCTTCCCTTCTATCTTTGCTGGACTTGGTACTCTGGTGACAAGCGTTGGCGGTGCTATGGCCGCTATGATGCAGGCAATTGCCGCCGCTCTGGCCTCCATTCCTGTCGCTGGTTGGATCGCAGCAGCCGCAGCAGTTGCAGGTGCAGTTGCTTTGATTGCTACGATTGCTTCAATTGCAAGTAATGTTTCCAGTACACAGGTTGATGAACCTACTCCTGCATTCCAAGCAAAGAAATATGCAAAGGGTACTCGTGGCGTTAAGAAGGGCCAGATTGCAAACGTTGACGAAAAGGGCGAAGAGCTGATTGTTCGTAACCCCGACCAGGGACGCATGACATATCTTGAAAAGGGCGACGGTGTTATCCCTGCAAAGGAAACTGACAACCTGATGGCGATTGGTGCTAACCCCGAGGGCTGGCTGGCAAAGGGCTTGGCCGAAATGACCGGTAGTGCCGCTGCCGGTGCCGGTATGAGTGCCAAAGGTCCGAATGCTCAATTGAGTGGTGCCGCAGCTGCCGCAGCCGCTGGCGTTGGCTCGGTTTTCAAGGACGAGTATGATGAGATCCTTGGCGATACAAATGAGTTCATGTCTGGACTCTCTGATATCTTCAAGAAGAGCGATAATCCGATCATCGCTGCCATTCAAAGCATGTTTTATTTTGTCAATAAGACTGCGTATCGTATGTCTACGGTTGGCAAGATCAACTCCTCTAAGACGGTGACTGAATCCACCAGCAACACAAAGAAAGCGGCTCAGAGTCAAATTTCGTCTATGACGAGCAACTTTGAGTCAAGCTGGAAGTCTGTGGCTGGCGAGCTCGGTCTGGATACAAAGGATATTGAAGCAACCAGCAAAAAGATGTCTGAAAAGATGAATGAGCTGGTGAACAATACCTTTGATGCACTGAATGAGAATACTGGTCTGAGCGCTGAACAGGTTGAAGATGTCACCAACACGATGTTTGATTCGTTGCAAAAGATTTATACCAGCGGATGGAACAGTCTTGCTTCTACTTCTGGCGATATGTCCGAGGAGATTGCTAAAAAGCTGAATGCGTCTTATAAGTCTTCTGTTGACAGTACAAATAAGGCCATGAACGAGATCTCCAAGGCGTTCGGTCATAGCTGGAACAAGGTTGGCGGCGGTGTTAAGACCTTGAGCACCAATGTTCAAAAGACAATGGAGCAGGCATGGGCTGACACCAGCAAAGACACCCAGAAGCTAATGTATGATATGCGTGCGTGCTTTGACAATAGTTGGAGCATGAACGAGGCTGGCGTAACTAATCTGGCAGACATGACTCAAGGAGTTGTGAAAGATGGTTATGCCGAGATTGATTCTTCGAGCTCTGATACATTTGGTGAGAATGGTCAGTTGAAAACGGATGCAGACAATTCGTGGAAGAATGTAGAACCTGGCGCTACGAATTTAGCAAACAATATGCAGTGGGTGATGGATCAGTCTTATAACGCTATCAAAGCCGGATGTGAAGCTGCCGTTACATCGATCAAAAACGATTTGGCAACCACAGGCGATGCATTTGAAGCTGTCGCTACAAAGGCAGAGAAGGCAAAGCAAGAGACACAAACAACCACAACTCCAAAAACAGAAACAAAGAAGGAGACCGACTGGAGTGGTACTGCAGCTGGCGCTGTAATTGGATCTGCGTTTGGTCCATTTGGCTCTCTTATTGGTGCTGGAATTGGATATCTTATCCATCATGCGTCTGGCGTTAAATCTGCTAAGTTCCCGCATATGGCTAATGTCGATGAGCAGGGTCCTGAGATGCTGGTTCGTAAGCCGGATTCTGGTCGCTACACTTACCTCGAAACTGGTGATGGTGTGGTGCCTGCTGACATTACATCGAAATTGTTTGAGATGGGTGGCAACCCGGATGCATGGTTCCAGAAGCAGATGGCAAAGTACGGTTCTCAGCCGATTGTTCAGGGTGGCGGTGGAGATGTTACAACTTCGATTGGCGATATTATTATCACGAATCCTGTTGGCAGCTCTGACGCTCTGGCGAATGAAATCAAACAGAAGTTACCGACTAAGGTTGCTCAAATGCAAAGCAAGCGGTAAGTAATAGCTTTTACAGCCGATACCACTAGGATAGCCTAGCGGGTCGGCTTTTATTTTTGATTAGGAGGAAAAGAAATGGCAGATAAATCAGCTATTGATGTGCTGGCCGAGGTGGTGACTTCTGCCGCTGAACGCGCTGTAAAGAATGCAAAATTTGACGTGTCCGCCTATGGAGTGATTACAGAAAAAGAAGACCAGCACTATAAAATCGCTGTATTCGGTGGTGAGTACGGCATTGTAACAAACCATGACTATATTGTAGGCCAGAAGGTTGTTGTGACTGCACTACAAGGCAACTTCCGCAATCTGATCGTATCAGAGAGTAATACCAGCGTTGAAATTCTGACTGTGAAATCTCTGGTGTCCGGTGTCGATAGCCTGAATGCCGAGTTTGAGTCTATGAAAGACAAAACCCAACAGACAGAAGACACCATTCAAGGTCAGCTGACAAATACCATCAATACTTGGTATAGAAACGGTCATCCGCATACATATAACTACCCTGCTTCAAACTGGAAGACAGACGAAGAAAAAAAAGAGCACATCAACGATATCTATTATGATAAACGGACTGGTATTTGCTATCGCTGGGTATATGACCAGGATAAACAACAGTATTTTTGGATGGAAATCGTGGATGCCGGTGTTATCAATGCACTTTCGATGGCAACGTCCGCACGAGATCTTGCAACTGAAAAAGTCCGTGTTTTTACTGACACGCCAACTGTTCCATACGATGTGAATGATTTGTGGATCTATGGTGGTATTGGCGGCGCATTGTATATCTGTACTACTGCGAGAGGCGAAACAGAAAAATGGGCATTCAGTGACTGGGCTGTTGCGACAAAGTATACGGATGATACAACTGCAAATGCGGCAGTTGAACGGGTAGGCGCTCTTGAAACAAAAGAAGCCAATGATGTTGCCGACCTATGGCGCTCAATGAATGGCTTTAACGATAATATTGGCGGGTTTACAAATAGGGATTATATCGCTACCAAAAAGCAGGTGGGCGACAATACAAGTAATATTGAGCAAAATACTTCTGATATCTCTTTGTTAAGGACAGACCTCGATAAGGCAAAAACAGCTGAATCTAATCATTATCAGGATGTGACACGTAAGATTTCGGCTGCGAACTCAAATATCTCGACCTTAAAAACGAACGTATCAGATATCAATAAAACGATTTCAGAAATCACTGTTGATAATTTTCTGGCCGCATTGAATCTGGCCGTAAATACCAATGGTGAGCTTTGCTATATATCGAAGGAATAATTCGGAGGTGATAACTTGAAACCAATTCTATCTAAAATCGGCGCATTTGATGCCACAAAGGATCACACATTTCAGTTTGCCGCATACGCAGACATTGATATCATTGCTCTTATCGTCTTCGATACTCCGACGGGCAGTATTTTACAGGGTGATACACTTTCAAAAGGTGTGTATAAGTTTGGCACATTCCCTGCCGGTGGCACTGGTCTAGCACGATATTTTACGATTCCGGCAGGCACGTTTGAAAACCGCAAAGATCCGTACTATATGATTATTCGCTGCCGACTGAAAGGCACAAATCTGTTTTCAGAATACTCGGACAAGCTGCTGTTTTATTGCCATGAGGAACCGACAATCAAACTGAATGACCTGAGTTCTTCCGGCGTGACTACTATCCCATATCCTTCTTATTCCTTTGAGTTCTCTTACAAGTATAAGGTATCGGAGGGTGAATCTGTAAATCGTTATGAATTTTGGCTTTATGATGCGAATCGCGAGCTGCTGAAAAAGTCGGTGAGTTACTATTATCGCGACTCATTGAAGGGTTTCCAGATCGATGGACTGGACAACCATACCCTGTACTATCTGAGAGCGACGGCAGAGTCTGTTGGCGGCTATCAGCTGGACACTGGATTGCAGGCGTTCCGAACTGACTATCCAGAGTATGTGGATGACGTAGAATTCACCGTGCAGAATAATTATCGTATGGCTAATATCAGTATGCACGCACAGTATTTCCTGACACGGAGCAGCGGTGCAAATGCCCTGCGAATCAAGCGGCGCAAGAAAGGTGCGGCAATCTGGACTTCGCTTTATCAGGAAGAGATCGATCTGAACCATGTCATTATGAAGATGGGCTGGTCGAACCTCCACATCAATAAAACGACTGGTCAACCGATGGGTAACTATAAGGCAGTGACTTCTGGTTATATCGACAAGGATCGAGTTCTTTCTTTCCAGTTCAAATCTGAAGACAAGACGTTTTGTTTGATTGCATATACCGCTGACCGCAAGTTCATCAAGGCATCAAGTGATTTTACATCGACCGACGAATTCAGGAGTTCCAGCGAGTACAAAGAGTGGTTCTCTGAGACCTTCCTGAACAACATGAAATACTATCGTGTTGAGGTATCGGCAACAAAGAATCAGGATTTGGAGCCAAAAGACTTCAATGATTTTTATATGTACAGCGCTGACGATGGTTATGTGATGATTGATTACACCGACCTGTACGCCATTGGCCGCAAGACCGACTATGAGTACGCCGTAGCTCCCGTTGCAAATGGCATTGAGCTTGGTTATGCAAAGGCCAGTGTTGTAAGTGACTTTGATGGTGCGGTGATCACTGACGGCAATAAGACCTATCATATTTTCCTTGAGCCGAAAGTCGACAGTGTTGAGAAGGTACGTTCTGCTACAGTTGTCGAGACGATGGGAAGCAAGTACCCGTATCTGTTTGCTGGCAGTGAAGCCAATTATTACAGCGGCCACTTCTCTGGTGTTGGCATCCGTTTTGATAACACAATGAAAGATTTTGATATCAATGGCGGCAATGCGTTCCGTGATGAACTGAGCGAATGGCTGACCAACGGTAGTGCGAAGCTGTTGAAGATGTTTGATGGCCGCAGATGGCTAATGGGTGTCAATGGCAATGTGTCGATCTCCTGCTCTGATCACTACGACAAGGGCGTATTGGAGTTCGACTTTGTGGAGCTTGGTGACGCAGAGAGTGAGAGCGACATGTATAACAATGGGCTGAGTGATTATCAGCCGGGAGGCAGCGTATGACATATCTTCCGACTGACGCAGACCTGGCGCTATTGAACAATCATTCGTCTAATATTTACTGCCGCATTGATATGCTGAACAAAGATTTTATTACAATTGATAGTTTGGAAGGTCTTGTGATCGATGGCTCTATTTCTATCGACTCAGAATCTGACGTGCGGCGAACCTTTAATGTGACCCTGTATTTGGGTAAGAAGAGCGGCATTTCCAGCCTGACGGAAGAGGATTGGATCAGTAAAAATGTGCGTGTATTCATCGGTCTGTCAGGAAGAGGAATGTCGAGAATCAGTGCTTCAAAGAGTATTGACGAGATGATTAGGGAAAATGCGGATTATCAGCTCACTGCGAAGAATTATGATGATTTGATTCAGGACATCACAAACAGAGGCTATGCAAAATACGGCAATATCGACAACCTGAATCGAGATGTGCTGGTGTGGACACGAGCCAATATCTCAAAGTATCATACGTTCTTTGACTAGATCAATGACGGCACGCCACCGGATGACCCAGCTGAAGCAGAGGAGTGGTACACCAAACTTGGTGATTACTCTACAGTTTTGGGAAGTGACGACCCAATTTGTCAAGATGGACCTTATATCGCATTTACACCGATGCTGCAGACCAAAGACGGACTTGTACCGCTTGTGAAGGATGATATCTGGGCTTATCTGGATGCTGTGGCAACAAAAGCGAAGTCAATGAGCGGCGGTCTCTCCCCTGCCAATATCCTTGAGGTAGATAAATCAGGCATCGATAGTTTCGTGTATGGTAACAAAATGCATGTTCATGGAATGATTGCCGCTGTTGAAAGTATGGTTCTGAACGGAGTTACGCTTGGTAAGGTGGATGTTTCTGCTATTGCCGGTTAGAGTGAGGATGAATTAAAAGCGACCTATGGAAAAACCAGTGTGTTTGCAGGGCATTCCATGCACGATATTCAGGCGGAAGTGATCGATACAAAGACCGCGCTGAATGAGCTGTATAACGACCTGTTCCTTAGCTATTCCAATTCAGCTGACAGTTCTTATGTTAATGGTGTGAAAATCTATTGGTACAACGAGGGGTGCTATACATTTACATCCAATGGCTTTACATATAGCGCAACAGAAAACACTGTGCAGGCAAGCTGTGTTGACTTGGTTTCTCGTATCAACGGAGACTTGGGTGGACAGCTGGTTGGCGGCACACATCGTATTGAGAAAAACACTCGTATCGGTGACGCAATCTGGGCGGTATTAAGAGACGAGACGGAGTTTAAGAAATATTCCATCGACTATTGGAGCCGCACTGTTCCACATGACCTGGATTATGATACCGGCTCGACTGTTTGGGATATTCTTTCAGAGCTGCGTGATCTATATTATCCGTTTGAGATGTATTTTGACGATGATGTGTTCGTATGTAAGGAAATTCCAAGTGGATTTGATGACCCACCTGTGCTTGACCCAGAAGTATTCGAGAAGCTTGTAACCAACGATGGTGAGTCTGCTACAGTGGATTATGCCACTGTCCGAAACTGCGTTGAAGTGTTTGGTGCAACGATTGAAGCAGACGGAGCAGCAACTGTAAAAGGATGGTCTGGTACAAATAAGACTCTCAATCTTGTGCTGGATGCGACCAAAACAACATTGACGAGCAAAACGAAAGTATCTTTTGTGGCTCCTGCAAATGTTGAGGCCGCTAAAACAGACAAAAACGGTAATGTTGTAAGCGGCGCAATGACGGTAGTGTTGACATTTACATAGAAGGAACCTAAAGACAAAGACGGCAATGAACAGGTTCACTCTGAGACAAAAACCAGTACGCTGTATCGTTCTTTGACTGATGCTAACGGTTCGGATATTATTCAAGACCCCGGTTGTATTAAGGCAACGAAGTATTATGTACTTCAGTGGAATCCGAATACTGGCCGCATTTACTTTTTGGGTCAACAGCAGAGCCACGCTATGGCAAAACTGGTGGATGAGATCCCGTCTGCAAAAGAGATCGAAGCTCAAAAGGCAGAAGATAACTGCGACAACATGGCTTTTATCTGTGTGAATGACCCGAACAATATTGATGATCTATACAATGCAAGGTTATCCATTGAAAAGATCGGTCGTAGAACTGAGATTTTATCGGGTGGAGACTATGAGAATTACACTACGGATGACGCAGCTATGGAAGTTTGTCAATACGAACTGTGGAAGCGTGCCCGCCTGACCGATGGCCTGAGTGTAACCATACGACTGGTTCCGTGGCTAGACGTGAATGAAAAGATCCAGTATGCCGCCAAATATCTGGGCGGTAAGACACCAGTGGATTGGATCATCAAGAGTATATCTATGAATCTGGGTGAAGGCACAATGTCACTTTCTATGAGCCGCTATTACCCTTATTACACTTATATCGTAAACAACAAATATACGTTCTATCAGGACAATTTGTTTGATAAATATTTCCCCGAATTAACTGCCACTACGGCAGATGAACAATAAGAGAGGAGTGAGCAAATGGCACTATCTTTTGGAGAATCTAAGCGGTTGGCTGCGAAAAAAGCTGCAAGCCCCGCAAATGTTTCTGTTGATGATATAGATGTCGCAACTCTGGAATTAAATGACGAAGACCAAATTGCCGTGTATGATGATAACGGAGAAGAGACATTTGAGCGTAGTGGCAATTACACCTGGTTTGCTGATTACTCTGATGACCAGTGGTCTTACATCGACAAAAACAAAGATATTCAGCTGGATGCAAATCAGATCAATATTACACAGGAATCCAACTCGCAGGTTATTCCGTTTGAAATGCCACGTTACTACGATGGTATTGACCTGCTTCAGATGACGATTCAGATCCACTACCTGAACGCAGACAGAGAGGAAAACTACGCCTCCCCTATCAACGTGAGCTATAGCAACACCAAGATCCGCTTCTACTGGCTGGTGGCAAATGACGCTACTGCAAAAGAGGGCGAGCTGCAGTTCGAGATCATGGCATCGGGCGCTGTGAATGTCCCGAATACAAGCACTACAAAAAGCTATCTGTGGCGCACCCGCCCGAATGGCCGACTGAATGTGCTGAAATCGCTGACCGGCAAGCAGATGGTTGATCCGTCCGGCAATGACTGGTACACCCAGTTTTTGGCAACAATGAGTCAGAAGGTTGGCGAGGCACAAGTTGCTGCATCCGCTGCCGAGAAGAGCGCACAGGACGCAAAGAATGCAGTTGCAAGCGTGGATGAAAAGCTGGCGCAGTTCTATAAGAAGGACGAGGTTGACGGCTTTGTTACGATGCTGCGTGGTGAGATTGCTGCCGTGGATGGTCTGGCAAACTTCAATGTGCAGTATGACAACGATACCCGCACTCTGACGTTCCTGAATGGCGCTGAAGAAATCACAAAGATCAAGCTGAATACCGACCCTTCTGCTGAGTGGGTAAGCATGTATAACGGCATTGTGGACAATAAGATCAGCACTGCTGTGACCCCTGTTCAGACTGAGCTGACTGAATACAAGACCGCAAATGATGCCGCCGTGCAGGAGTTGAAGAATAGTGTTGGCGACCTGCCGGAGACTTTGAAGTCCTCCTATTATAATAAGGAAGCCACCGACGCACTGCTCGATAAGAAGGCAGACAAGACGACCGTTGACGTGCTCTCCAGCGACGTGAGCGGCCTGAAGAATACGGTTGGCGGCATTCAGACCTCTGTTGACCTGGCAAATGCGGATATCGCCAAGATTCAGGAAACCTTGAAAGACTTTAAGCCCGATGAGAATTCTGGCCGCGAGTACGATATCACTTACGAAGATTCCAAGCTGAACCTGTTGGAGAACGGCACAGTCAAGACCACTGTCATTATTGAAGGTGGCGGTGGCGGCGGTGGCAGCACCTCTACGATCACTATTGAGCGTATTGGCGAATCTTCTATCGCTGTTGTCAAGGGCGACACCGCAACTGTCGAGTTCAACTTTACTTCTGTGGATAATTCCGGCGAAGACACTGGCGATGCAACCGGCGTGTGGTACGTTGGCAACACAAAGGTCGCTACTACGACTGTTTATCAGGGCAAGAATAGCTTTGACATCACCCAATATCTGCACAATGGTGATAATAAGATCAAATTGCAGGTCACTGACTCCGTTGGCAGCATGGGCTCAAAGACTTGGAATATCAATATCGTTGAGTTTTATCTGGAGAGTATTTTCGATGATTCTCTGGTTTATAGTGGTGAAGTTACTTTCCGCTTTACTCCATACGGAAATATCAATAAGGACGTTTCCTTTACTTTGGATGGCAAAAAGCTTGGTAGCGTTACAACTGCGGTTACCGGCAGACAGATGACCTATGCGATCCCGGCACAGAGACATGGCGCTCACCTGCTGGAAGTGACCATGACTGCAATTATCAATGGCAAAGCTGTGACCAGCAACACCATTTACAAAGATATCATGTGGGCAGAGGAAGGCAACAACACACCGATCATCAGCTGTGCCACAAAGGAGTTCACCGCAAAGCAGTACAGTACCACCGGCATTGTTTACACTGTCTATAACCCAGCTTCTTCTACTGCAAGCATTACGCTCGAAGTTGACGGTATTAAGACTTCTACGCTGACTGTTGGACGTACTGCTCAGACTTGGAGCTTTAAATCTTCTGATATTGGCACCCACACTCTGACCATTACTTGCGGCGCTACCATCAAGAGCATCACCGCAAAGATTGAAGACCTGGGCATTACCATTGAGCCCGTTAAGACTGGCCTGATGCTGGACTTTAACCCCGCTGGCCGCAGCAATGCAGATGTGAACCGTCTGTGGAGTTCCGGCAGCAACAAGATGACTGTCAGCGACAACTTTGACTGGGTGAACGGTGGCTACCAGATTGACGAAGATGGCGACACCTACTTCTGTGTCAAGGCTGGTACGACTGCTACCATCAGCTATAAGCTTTTCGCAGACGATGCAAAGAAGAGCGGTAAGAATTTCAAGCTGGTGTTTAAGACCACGAACGTCCGCAACTATGATGCTACTGCTGTAACCTGTTTGAATGGCGGTGTTGGTCTGAACATTCAGGCTCAGAAAGTTACGCTGACCAGCCACCAGAACAGTATTGATCTACCCATCTGTGAGGACGATTTCATTGAGCTCGAGTTCAATATTTTGCCGGACAAGCAGTTCCGCGAGATGGTTCTGTGGTGTGATGGTATCCCCTGCCGTGTTGAACTGTATGACACCAGCGACAGCTTTACTCAGGCTGCTCCCGTTGGTATTACCATTGGTTCTGACGATTGTGACGTTATCGTGTACCGCATGAAGAGCTACGGTATGAACCTGACGGATGATGAGATTCTGGACAACTTTATTGCTGATGCGAAGAATGCCGAAGAGATGGTTTCTCGCTACATGCGCAACGACATTACAGACGCAAGCGGCGAACTGACCCCTGACTTGCTGGCTGAAAAGTGCCCTGACCTGCGTATCATCAAGATCTCCGCACCTACTTTCACAACCGGCAAGAAGAACGAGGTCGCCAACACTACGATCCAGCAGATCTATAAGAATGGTCGTGCCAAGGAAGACAACTGGACTGCTACTGGCTCCCACAAAGGTCAAGGCACCAGCTCCGACCACTATGGCGCATCTGCCCGAAACATTGACATTAACTGCAAGGGCGGCTTTACGTTTGGTGACAACACTACCGGCGACACCTATGCATTGACCGAAAACAGCGTTCCTGAGAAGTATTTTAACATCAAAGTCAATGTTGCTTCCTCTGAGAATGCAAATAACGCCCTGCTGGCAGACGAGTTTAATGAGTTCAACCCCTATGTGCGTCAGGCTAAGAAGGATAATCCAAAAGTGCGTGATACCATGGCGTTCTATCCCTGTGTCGTGTTCCTTCAGGAGACTGACACCACAAATGCGACCGTATTTAACGATGGTCAGTGGCACTTCTATGCCTGCGGCGACATTGGCAACTCTAAGAAGAACAGCAATACGATGGGTATGGACCCTGAGAACCACAAGGAATTTATCGTTGAGATCGACAACAACGCCGATGAGCAGACCCGCTTCCTGAGCGGCGATTTCTCACAGGAAACTTGGGACGGTGACCACTCCTTTGAGTTCCGTTACAGCAACCCTGCCTGTACTGAGGAAGAGATCGAGGCTGGCAAACAGGCGTGGATCACAGTTCAGAACTGGGTGGTGAATGCAGATGATGAGGAATTCAAGGCACATTTCAAGGATCACTTCGATCTGGATTCTGCTATTTTCCATTATTTGTTTACTGAGCGTCACACTATGGTCGATAACCGTGCAAAGAACGTGTTTCCGCACACCAGCGATCTGGTTCACTGGGACTTCTGCTTTGACTACGATAACGATACCGCCATGGGCAATGATAATGAGGGTGGTCTGACTCTGACTTATGGCTACGAGGATACTGATACCATCGGCACAAAGAATGTGTTTAACGCTGCTGACTCAAAGCTGTGGTGCAAGCTGCGTGACCTGTTCCCCGATGAGATGGCAGCAATGTTCCGCAACCGCGAGAATGCGCTGGCATGGAGTGCGACCCGTATCTTGAAAAAGTTCGAGGAATATCAGGATGTGAAGCCCGAAAAGCTTTGGATCATGGATATGCGGCGCAAATACTTCCGTACCTACGAAGATCCCACCATCAATACCACCAGCTATCTGCCCATGATGCACGGCAACAAGCGCCACCAGCGTCGGCAGTTCCAGCGCTATCAGGAAAAGTACATGGCATCAAAGTATTCCGGTTCTGCCGCAACCAGTGATGATATGACCATTCGTGGCTATACTCCCACCAACTGGACTGGCGTGAAACCGGACGGCACATTCCATATCACACCTTACGCTGATACTTATGTCTCTGTTCTGTATGGCTCTAACCCTGTAAAGGTGCGTGGCAAGCGCGGACAGACCTACACGATTGAATGCCCCATCACCGCAATGAACGATACTGAAGTTTACATCTATAACGCTTCTATCATTCAGAGCATTGGTGATATCTCTGGCTTCTATCCCGGCTATGTTGACTTCAGCCACGGTGTTAAGCTGACTGAGCTGAAAGTTGGTTCCGGTGTGAGCGGCTATAAGAATACGAACATGACTGACTTCGCTGTCGGTAACAATACTCTGCTGGAACATTTGAACCTGCAGAACGTGCCGAACCTGAAGAAATCTATTGGTCTGACCGGATGCACCAGCCTGACCGAGTTCTATGCTGACGGCTCTGGTGTTACCGGTGTCTCCTTTGCAAGCGGCGGCAAGATCAAAATCGCCCACCTGCCTGCAATCGCCAGTTTGACCGCAAAGAACCTGAACTACTTAACTGATCTGACCATTGAGGATTACACCAACATCACAACCCTGACCGTTGAGAAGTGTGCAACCATCGATCTGAAAGATATGCTGGGCAAGTGCACCAACCTGAACCGTGTGCGCATCACCGGCATTGATTGGGAACTGGCTGATACTTCTCTGCTGAATCGCCTGTACGCAATGAGCGGTCTGGATGAAAATGGCTACAACACTGACCATTCTGTCGTGGAAGGCAAAGTGCATGTGCCCATTATCCGTGAGCGTGAGAAGCTGTTGTACACTGAGCGCTGGCCTGACTTGGAGATTACTTACAATACCATGATCAACCAGTATGCCTGGAAGTTCGTGAATAAGGATGGCGCTGTTCTGGATATCCAGTATATCGACAAGGGTGAGCGTGCAGTTGACCCTGTGACTCGTTCTGAAAATCCGATCCCGACACCTACCTTCCCGAGTACCATCAGTACAGTGTTTACATTCAGCGGCTGGGACACCGAGTTCACTCCTGTTTTTGAGAATCAGACTGTTACTGCTGTGTACGATGAATCTGTGCGTCAGTATCGTGTGCGCTATATGAATCGTGGCGCTGTGTTACAGCAGACGACCGCCCCGTATGGCTCTATGGTTCTGTATGATGGCGACACACCGACCTATACCAGCGAAGAGACTGCTTATAAGTATTATCTGTTCAGCGGTTGGGACAAGGGCGGCTATGTCAATGGCGACAAGGATATCAACGCTGTTTACGATATATGCGAATACGTTAGCGGCTACTTCAGAGACAAGCAGCTGAGTGACCTGCGCCCCGTTGAGATCTATGCCATGACCAAGGTGAATCTGGAACAGAGCGTTGTTTCTGACAAAGACGCTATCACCATCAAGATGGGCAACGACTTCACATTTAGCGACGTGGAAGAGAAAGTTCTGTTCAACGAGCCGAAGATTTTTACTGGCAAGAATTATGTCGATACCGGCGTATCTCTGTTGTCTGAGGACCGCAGCTGGGTTATGGCGCTGGACTATCGAATCGACGAAGATTCTGCCGCAAACTCTGTGATTGCTCAGTGCTTCCAGACCAACGGCATGAACGGCTTCCGCTTCTGGGTCAGCAATGGCTCTAAGGTTGCCTGGGGTACTGAATCCACCACCGGCGCACATCTTGGTTCTCGTGATATGATCGTTCTGCGCCATACTAAGGGCGAAAATGGCATCCATGTTTATGCGGCAAATACCACTGCTGCTGAGATTGGCTATATTCAGCTGAACCGCACTCGCACCACACAGACGAACGCCACTCTGGTATTTGGTTGTGCTAAAGCAGACGACGGTGCTTATGAGCGTTACGCAAAGGGTACGATCTACTGGGGCAAGCTCTGGTATACCGACCTGGGTGATGCTGCCTGCCGGAAGTTGGCCGCATGGACACATGAGGACTTCACCTTCGAGGCTTGTGGCTTCAAACAGTATTACCTGAGCGACAATTCCAACAAGCGTTGTTCTATCAGCTTTATTCAGGCTGGACTGCTTGGACAGAAGATGGCTCTGAATACTGGCTCCACCAACACTGGCGGCTGGGCAAGTGCGAATATCCGTACATTCCTTGACGGTCGTATTCTGAATGCTCTTCCGATTGGTTGGCAACAAATCATCAAACAGGTCAAGGTTGGCAGTACCATTGGCGATAAGAGCAGCGAGGTTGTGACTGCGGATAGTTATTTCTATCTGCCCTCTGTGGCCGAGCTGTTCCCCTCTCAGAATGTCGAGCCTTATATTTACGAAGGTACGGCAATCAGCTTTATGACTGACAATAAAAGCCGCATCTGCAATGACGAGAATGGCAATCCCGCTGCATATTGGACACGAAGCCCGAATGCTCAGTATGGCAGTTATTTCTGGTCTGTGACTGTGACTGGCGAATATTACGGATTTACCCCTGCAAATAATGAACAGGGTATCCGCCTGATGTTCAGCGTTTAAGGAGGTGTTGAGAGTGTACTACAAGGTATTGAAAAATGGCCGGGTGATCGATGCTCTTGACCACCTGCGCTTTGTAAAGTATCAGCCCAAGCACGACATTATGGTGAACTGCACAGAGGATGATGCACAGGGAATTATCAGCAGTGACGGCAATCATATCTGGCATGTGGATGGGTATTATCTCATCCCCTGCCCTGAGTACGATACCGTGGAACTGCAGGAAATTGACCTGTATGAATATGAGCAGCTGAAAGCCTTGGGTGGTAAAACGCCTGAGGCTATTATTGATGCTTACACTTTGAGTTTGATTCAAGGAGGGCTGCTATGAGTGACGAGAGGAAGTATAGCGAGTTCGTTGAGAGTATGCATCGGCTGTATAATGGCGGAATGATTCAGGATAAACTTCTGGACAATCTGTTTGCCGGACACAAAATCTCAAAGGACGAGTATCTGTATATCATCAGGAAGGAGGTGTGATATGTATACCTTTTTGATCAATGAGGATAATACACTGACCGTAAGCAAGCGGGAACGCATTATGGAGCGCAGTAAGCAGGTAGATACTCTCCATTTTCTGGCTGACACTACATATAAAGGCGTTGACATGAGTGAATTCACCGTGATGCTTGAATACGTTCTGCCCATCAGCAAGCGATATAAGACAGAGATTCTGAAGAAATCAGAAGAGCTTTATAAGAACAAGTTGGAGTATAAGCTGCCTATCGACACCAACCTGACCAATGAGCCGGGCGATATCCAGATCCAGCTGACATTCGTTGATGTAACAATGGACACAGATGGCGCAACTGTTCAGCATGTGCGCAAGGTTGGTCCCGGCGTGATCACTGTTGTTCCTATCCAGAATTGGAGTGACATTGTTCCTGATGAGGCTCTGGGAGCACTTGACCAGCGTATTATCGCTCTGAATGCACAGATTAAGGCACTGAGTGATCGTAACAACGCTATTCTGGATGGTAAGGCTGACGACCTGAGCTACAATGACGACCATACCCTGCAGCTGCTGGCTAATGGTAAGCCGATCGGCAGTGCGGTCAAGATTACTCAGGAGAGCGTCGAAACTGAAGACGGTAGTTTGCGGGTGGTTCCGTTCTAAGCCATCCGCTTCTTTTATAAGGAGGCAAAGATGGCACAGGCTAAATATTCCAAGCTTGGATATGGTAACGCCGAAGATGTTGAAGCTGCGATTGCGCTGGGAATGTTGGACGGCAGGGATATGATCATCACAAAGGATTCCTCGGAGTTTATGTATGTGCGTGACGACCTATCCGTTCAGAAGATTCGTCCCCGTAATCGTTGTTTTGCAAGCGTTACTGAAGCAAACGAGCAATTAAATGAGACGGAAGACACTTATGCAGGTCAAACCGTTATGGTGAAAGACGAAAATGGTAAATATGCTCCGTGGATCGTTCAACAAAGCGAAGCCACGGGGCTTTTTTCTATTGAGCCTTTTTACGTTGAGCCAACAAATTTTGTTTGGCAAGAGTTTTAAGAAAGAGAGGCAAAGATGGCTAATGTAAATTTTGGCTACGGTACAAAAGCGAATTATGATAAGCTAACTACCAAAGATGCCAACACATTGTATTTTATTACAGACACACGCCAGATTTTCAAGGGTACAGATGAGTACACCAAGAGCTGCAAGCTGGTGAGCGCTCTGCCTGCAAGCGGCCAGATCCAGGGCCTGCTGTATATCCGTATGACTGATTATACCTTCCATATCTGGAATGGCACTGAATTTGTACAGCTGAATCGCCCCGTTGTAACTGAGATTCCGAATGCAAACGCAAGTGACGACAATCTGCCCACCACCAAGGCTGTGGCAGACTATGTGAATGCAAAAATCGCCGCAACCGAGGGTAAGGAAGGTCTGTTCGTTACGGATGTCACCTACTCCCCTGCTACTGGCACTCTGAGTGTTGCAAAGAACGGTGCTCCTGTTCCCACCGTGATGAGCGGTCTGACCCATGATCCCACCTATGATGCTGAGACCCGTACCATCAAGCTGCCTGTGTTTGGCGGCGATGAGCTGGTGATCAATCTGGGCAAGGATCTGGTTGTGAAGACAGGTACTTACAACACAAAGACCAACGAGATTGAATTGACTATCACCACTGGTGAGGTCGTGAAGATCCCTGTTGGCGCTCTGATCGATATTTATGTTGGTGTAGTCACTCCTACTGCTGAGGTCACTGTTTCTGATGACAATAAGATCTCTGTCAATGTGCGTGTGTCTACAAAGGGCAATAACAGTATCACCGTTGAGGAAGATGGTCTGTATGTTGCGGTGCCGGACGCTTACACCAAGGCTGAAGCAGACGCAAAAGTCAAGGTCGTTAATGACAAGCTGGACGAGCATATTAAGGATGCTGTAAAGCATATCACTGCCGACGAGCGCGCCGCTTGGAATGCAAAGCCCACTCAGGACGAACTGGCCGCTGCTAAGAATGAGGCGATTTCTACTGCCGCTGCTGATGCAACCACTAAGGCTGATGCTGCTCTGGCTAGTGCAAAGACTTATGCAGACGGTCTGAATACCACCATGGATGGCCGTGTACAGGTGCTGGAAGGCGCTATCACTTGGAAATCTCTTGATGGCTAATTGATTTGTTTCACCACATGGCAATGACGCTGTGTGGTGAATCTTATTAAGCAAAGGAGTTGAGTATGGCAAATTTATCATTACGCGAGGTCGCACAGTCTCAGCTGGATCAAGCTCCTGTGATTGACGGCCAACTGATCGTATGTACTGATACTGGAAGCACTTATCGAGATATCGGCACAAGACGAATTCAAATCAGCAAAGACTTGGAGATCGTAAGCTCGCTTCCGCTGGCTCCTTTGTCTAATAAGATTTACTACTTGCGTCCAGACAGCTTGTACGTTTATAGTGGCGATGACTGGATTCTTTTGAACCCGTCAAAATTCACACTGGAAGCCGACAAAAATGCAGTCAATGGCGAAGTTAATATCAATCTAATCCTGAATGGTACGGCACAGGATAAAATTAAAATCGCTGGCGGTGGTGTGACCACAGTGACAACTGGTAAGACGGGCGATATCACGATTGATACCCCGCACCCGGATGAACTGCTGGCTGCATTGACGAATGACGAGATCGATGCGATTACTGGCGGCATGGTCGATGATAGCGGCAATCCCCTGCCTACACCGCAGGTTGTGGTGGATGCAACACTGACTGTATCTGGACGTGCTGCTGATGCAAAGGTGACCGGCACAAGGATCTCTGAGGCGCTAAGTATTGCAAAATCGGCTGATGCCGGACTGACCAACGTGCGTACCGAGCTGGACAAGTTGAAGCTGGATTCTGTTGCGGTGGACAAGACCCTGACAAAAGAGAATTTCGCCGCCGATGCCAAAGCTGTTTGTGATGCACTGGCGGAAAAAGCAAACGAGAAACACGATCACAATGACACGTATTTTACAAAGGACGAAATCAATACAAAATTGATTGACAAAAGCGATACAGACCATACCCATGACGAGCGCTATTACACAGAGACTGAGATGGACGAGAAGTTGACCGGTAAGGCCGATGTGGTCGTTCCTCATATGTTTACGATTCCTATTACGAACTGGAAGACAGATAACACAGTTCCCGGGTTCTCCAACTATGTGGATATTGCCTGCTCTGGTATGACTGCGAATGATATCGTGAATGTAAATGTGGCTCCTATCAGTACAAGTGTAGCTGCGAAAGCTCAGTTTACGAATACAGAGAGCTTTGATGGGTATTTGCGTCTGCGGGCGAAGAATATCCCGTCTGCGGCAATCACAGCACAGTGGTATATCGTGCGATAAGGAGGTCAATATGGCACTGGGTTCATTTATTTTAGGGGGTTAGAAGCCTACCCTATTGGCTCGATTTATATGAGTTTTAATTCTACAGATTCAAGCGTTTTGTTTGGAGGTACATAGGAAAGAATCAAAGATAGATTTATTTTAGCGGCTGGAGATAGCTACGCGGCTGGATCGACGGGTGGCGAGACAACACATGAACATAATTGGGGTTTGCGATATAACTTGTTTTATGGTGGATTCATGGGCGAAGATAATGTAGTTCTAAGAGGCTTAAAGTATAATGGAGCTAATATCGTAGGAACTATCGAAGGTGCAAATATAGGAGAGTCTAAGGAGATGGTTTCAAATACAGGTGTCGGCGATGCTTACACAACAAACACTCGTAATTCTGCTGGATATAATTTGATTTCAAATACCAGTTCAGCATCTTCCATGCCGCCCTACTTGGTCGTTTATATGTGGTATCGCACCGCATGATTGCGGCAATTTTCACTGCTAAAATATTCGTTTTATAAGGAGGCAAAATATGGCGCTAGGAGAAATGAATAGCGGGAACGAAAAGCTCCCTGAATGGAGTGAAGTGCAGAATAAACCGTCTGAATTTAACCCTGCCACTCACATACACAATGACCTTTACCCTGAAGGAGACAATCGGAATGATAACACTTCTCCGTCTGATTATTATGGTGTTGATGGCGGCTATAATGGTCGGCTGATTTTTCGTGGTTTGAAGCTTAGTAGCAAAATTGGGCTGTCAAGTGGTCATGCATGTGCGTTTTTAATTGGTTTATCTTCTTGGTACGACAATTCAGGCGGTGGCTCCTTTGAATTCGCCTTTAGCAATGGTAACATTTACTATCGTCAAGGCACGACTTCATGGGGCGACTGGAAGAAAATTGCTACAGCTTAAAGGAGGTACGAATTATGGCTTTAGGAAATATGAATATTGGTGTTGATAGTGAGTTCATCCCGTCCAACCTCAATACGGTTCTTACCCCCCCCCATAGATTCTGACGAAGTTGTGATGAATACGAGTGCCGCCGGGTATCACCGCAAGCCACTAAGTGCATTGTGGAGCTGGATTAAGAGCAAGATGGATGATGAAATTATCACTATCACAAAGAGCATTACTATAACAACAGACTGGCAAGATACAGGAATTAAAGGGAATGATATTCCTGGATTTGGTACATACGCGGTACAGTTTCATGGTGGAAATCCAACGATAAGTATCTGGGGAGATTATTTTTCAGGTATTATGACATGGTACAACTCTGAGACAAACAACGATGATGCAGACGAAATATCGCTTCATTGTGCTGGTCATGCTCGAAATGGTAAATTGTTTTATCTTAGAACATTGCGTCATGGTCGAGGCGGTGATGATTTGACATTGCAAATTAAAGGAAGTTCTGCTGCGTCGAGTGCCGATATTTTTACATTCAAATTCCGCAAACTGATATAAACAACGCATTGCAAATAAAACGTTTTATAAGGAGGCGATCACATATCGATGAGTGACGAAAAGAAAAGTTGGCTAGACAGAGCGGGTGCGGTTCACCTCTGGAAAACGATCGAGGCTATGCTCGGTACAAAGGTAGATAAAATCGAAGGATTCGGCCTGTCCAGCAACGACTATACAACAGAAGAAAAAAAGAAGCTTGCTAGTTTAAGCGATCCTAATGTAGCTACTACTGAAAACAATGGTTTGATGAGCTCGGCTGATAAAGCAAAGCTGGATGGTATTGAAGCGGGTGCTAACAATTATACTCACCCGGTATACGAAGCAAAACAGGCTGGACTATATCGCATCAGTGTTGATAATACAGGTCATGTGGCGACAGCAGATAAAATGACGAGTGAAGAGTTGGCCGCAGAGGGTGTCTCCCCTGCCGATCATACGCATGACTTGGGCGAATTGGTAGATACACTGGAGACGAGTGCTGACGCTGTTGAGGATGCTGACACTGTTATGGTTGGCGCTACAGTTACGAGTGATGATGGTAGTGCAACTACGAAGTATACCCGCAGACCGCTGGCTGCTTTATGGAACTGGATCAAGAGTATGACAGATACGTTATATGCTGCTACTGGACATACACACAATTACGCTGGTTCTCCTGAACCGGGTGGCGATGCGCTGAATGCAATGAAGTTGAAAGGTTACGATGTCAGTTCGAGAAGTACAGGCTATTAGAATGTAATTCCTGCAGTTGGTGATGATGGTGTTATAGAAGTCGGTAAATATGTTGATTTTCATGCAGAAGATATTGGTGCCAATTATAAAGATTATAATATTCGTATGGTTGCTTATGACGATGGTACATTAGATGTCATTAAAGCGGAAGGACAACCTGCTACAATTACAGCAAATCTAAATGGCACTGCAAATTTTGCAACTGAAACACTGTTTGATAAAGCACAGTGGGTAAATTTAACGAGCCTTGACCAAAACACATGGTATCCGGTTGTTAGTATGAATACCATTCCATATGGTGGACTACGCCATATCAAATGCAACGTCCAACTAAATAGCGGCTCAAAACCATCTTGGAGTACCCACAGCGCTGGATTTACTGTAAATCTTGACTTGTTAGTCACTGCATTTGGTTAGGGAACAACATATGCGAATAGTATTTGTTTGAATAACGATAGTAGTTGGGTAACATCTGGCGCAAATCCAGCAGGATATAGTCAAATGGGGAATGGCTCTGTTGCAGTATTCTGGCTTCGTGGTGGTGGTCAATATAGACTTTATGCAGATTGGGATGCTGACTGGACTGTTAAAACCAGCACATACACCAACAATGAGCAAAGCGTTTCCCCTACAACGTCTTATCCAGGTGTAAGTATAAATCGTTCTACTATTACAGCGCATATAGACGGGGGGGTTATTGATTACAATGATGGAAACAGAGCAATTCGAATCGGTTTCGCTGGCGATGGTCTTACAACTTCAAATTTAAACTATATTGCAGGCTACACAGACAATGGCACGAAGATCAAGGACGTTAATAAGGATATTTTGAAAAGTTGGTTAGGAAATGGCGTCTCCGCCTCTGGCTAGAACTACGTTCGTTTTGATGACGGCACCCAGATATGCTGGGGTTCATGCGGCAATAACTCATTTTCTAGTTTTGGCGCAGCTTTTGCCAATACAGATTATCGCATTGGTATGAGTGAATGGAAAAGTAGCAGCTGGGAAAACTATGCAATTGGTGGTAAATCAACCACTGGTGTTACCCTGCGAAGTGAAAATAATACAATGGAATATATTGCAATTGGACGATGGAAGTAAGAGGTGATGTACATGGATGAAATGAAAGAAATCGAAAAGAATGAGGAGACAGGAACACCAAGTGAAACCCCTAGCAAGCCAGTTGAAGAACCACCTATTCTTCCCTCTATTGAAGATGTTGTAATTGGCTATCAAGTAAAGAAACCCGTTGAAACACAAACAGAATGTGACGTGTATAGTGTTGTTGTTGTCGCCGTGACAAAACATAACGAGACTGCGGTGTCTGGTGATTACTACTGGATGATTGCTGATTTAGACGACTGTTATGAAGTACAACGACACGAACCAGTTCCTTCAGAGGATATGAAGCTTGAATCTCTCAAAACAAGTAAAATATCCCAGTCAAAAATTGCTCTTTCTACCTTCCTGTCTCTGCATCCAATTCAATGGTCTGATGGCAAGTATTACAGTGTCACCAGCGAGAAGCAATCTCTTCTTACAAGCAACCTTGCCCTATATCAGATCTCTACAGCCGCCGGGCAGCCTTTTAAACTGACATGGAACTCTACCGGTGACGAGTGTGTAGAGTGGACTTATGACGATCTGGCCGCACTGGCACTTGCGATTGGCACGTATGTTAAACCGTTCGTGTCTCATCAGCAGGAATTAGAAATCGACATTAAGGCTTGCACGACCACTGCAGAAGTAGACGCTATTGAAATAAGTTATGACGCTGTATTGGCAGAATATCTTAATCTTTACGCAGACAAGGATGTGGCAGAATGAGCAACAAACTTCGTGAACAAATCAAATGTGCGCTTCTCTTTTTAATTGGAGGGGCGCTTTATTATTGCATTGAAATCCTGTGGCGTGGGCATTCTCATTGGACGATGGCCGTAGTAGGCGGCATCTGCTATGTGGTTATTGGAGGCTTGAACAATTATATTCCTTGGGAAATGCCGCTCTGGAAACAGGCTGGTGTTGGAGCGCTCTTTGTGACTGCTATGGAGCTTGTGGTGGGTATCCCGCTGAATTTGATGCTTGGCTTACATATCTGGGACTACTCTTCCCTGCCGTTCAATCTGTTGGGCCAAATTTGCCTGCCGTTTACAGTGCTATGGTTCTTCCTTGCGCTGCTGTGCATTTTTGTTGATGACTGGCTGCGTTACGTTCTATTCAATGAAGAGCGCCCGCATTATCATTGGCGTACTGTATGTGATGGCGGAAAACGCACATAAAGAGAAAGAGCCCCTGTGACGATGGCTACATCACAGAGACTCTAACTCACGCAACAACTCATAAAAATGAGGTTGTACTAGCCCGATGGAGGGTTTGTACTGCTCTCACTATATCACGTTGATAGGAATTTGTCAATTGAAAGGAGGAATTATGGCGCAGGAAATCTTAAAGCCCATGTTATTAGACGAGACAGGCAAAGAAATCGTGACAGCACTGAACGCTATTGTTACACAGCTGACCGAGATCAATGAAACACTGAAAGCCAAAAACACAGACAGTGGTATGAATGGTGGTGAAAAGACATGATAGGAAGTTTGAACGCCGCACCTCACGTCTATTCTTTTACCATACAGCAGCTGTAGACCATGTTGCTGAGTATCTGTGGTGGTATCACTGCTATTTCAGCCGCTATCGCTGTTATCATCAAAGCAATCAATCATGCGAAAGCCCCGGACGACAAGCAGAACGAGCGACTAAATGCCCATGATGCAGAGTTTGAGAAAGTCAATAGAAAGCTGAGTGCAGATAAAGACAGGCTCGACCTGTTTCAATCCAAGCTGGTCTCATTAGAAGAGCACCAGAAAGAAAACAGCATCACGTTGGAAGTACATGACCGCAAGATCCTCGAAGCAGAACAACGCATCGGCCACAGTGAGCAGGGCAACAATGTCACCATGAAGGCTCTGCTTGCACTCCTCAGTCACGGTATCGACGGCAATGCAATCGAGCCAATGAAGGAGGCCAAGGCTGCACTTGAGAACTATCTGATCGATGGTCAGAACAACACAAAGAATATTACGAACTAACCCGAGACTGCGTGTCCCGGGCTTTTTTATTTTGGAGGTTTATTATG